ATATTATGTGCTAAATTAGGTTTAACACCTACTAGCTCAGAATTTCTTTTATTATAAAACTCTAACAAATTAGTTCTATTCTTATGCCAAGCATCAATTGTTGCCACTTCTTCAACCTTAACATTATTCCAAGTAGAATTTGCCCCACCTCTGAAAGTTTCTATACCAGATTCTGCTGAAATACCAGCTCCAGTAAAAATTACTATTTTTTTCATAATTTATCGTATTTTAAAATACCCTTTAATGTGTCAGCAAATCTTTCATCATGTATTGACTCAGCCATTGATTTCATTTCACCACCATACCTATACATTGAGATTGTATTTTCTAAACGCTTAACTAACCTTCTATGCTTGAAAATTGGTTTAACTAAGGTCCAATCAGTATCACCATCAAACCCAGCTTTATCATCAAACAATACATTCATATAAGGTTTAGTGTCGTAACAACCATAACCATTAGCTTGTGTCTTAACCTCTGGGTTAACATTAACATATTCAAAGTTAATACCATAACTTTTAAATAATTTAACATATTCTTCGATTTCATGTGGGTGTGAACATGTATACATGATTAAACATATATCATCCATATCACTAATCATCTTTAATACTTCCCTTGCGTCTGGGTAAAATTCTTTAGGTATATTACCCGCTTGGTAATTAGGTTTAATTACTGTTGAATGTAAGTCTACAAGGTAGAATATTTTATCCCAAACTCTATCTTCCATCGCAGTAAAACCGTTATGTATTGCTCTTGCTATCATATTTATTTTTTTATATAATTTTTATAATCAATTCTTTTCATGGAGTAAAATGTACCTTCGTGTTCAAAAAACATAACATCACCAATATAGGAAATTTTATCCATTTTCCAAGTTAATATTTCCTTAACTTCAATATTTATTTCCCCAGAGTTAGCAATCCCTAACCTTAATGTTTTTTTATTCATTATATTAATTTACTATGTCCAAATTATTTCAACACCACATTCTTTCAACATTATTATAGATTCAACCCAAGATTCACCCCACTTTTTATGGTTGAAATCAGGCTTAGGTGCGTATATTTTTTTAACACCAACTTGTATTAACCCTCTAGTACAATCTATACAAGGAAAGTATGTGACAAAAGCATTACTACCCTTTAAACTAATACCATTTCTAGCGGCATTGTATATTGCATTCCTTTCCGAATGCTCCGTCCACATATATTTGCTCGGTTTTTCATACCTTCTCTGGTCAGTATCATCGTCGGCACCTCTAGGGAACCCATTATATCCCCTAGATAATACATCATTTTCATCATTAGTTATAACACAACCAACTTTAGTACCCTTATCTTTTGACCACTCAGCAATATACTTAGCGTCGTCAACGAACCTTTGTTCCCATTTATTTAATTTCTTTTTCTCCATTAACTTTTTGTATTTTTATTGGTATTACCGTCCAAGTTTCATCTGGATATTTAACTTGGAACGAAAACTTTATCTTATCTAGGTCATGCTGTGTTAAATAAATTATTAACCACAATAATTTACTATATAATTTAGCTTGCCATTTATTTTTAAAACTAACCATATAATTAACTTGTCGTTAATGATTTACCAAAAGTAATTAGAAAAATACCCACAACAATTGCAATAATATCCTTAAAAACCATAAACATAATATCAATTACTAACTCTTTAGGTGTAATGGTTTCAAAGTTAACAATAACGTCATATATTTGAAACCCTAATATAAAGATACCCCCTAATACTGCTATCAAAATACCAAGTATCATTAGTACAAATCCTAATACATTTTTCATAATTTATTTATTTTAATAGTTATTTTTATCTTTATTTGGGGCATATTTCTCTAATAACTCCAATCTTTTATTAAGAACCTTCTCACTAGCTGGGTAAAAATTATCACCTCTATTTAAACTCTTAGGCATAAGACTCATTTGCTTATTCTTTCTATCCCTTATTGTTAAGAAGTCATCGTCTTGACCTTCACCGAATGGTTTATAAATGTTAGTACCATCAAAGAATGAAACCATAGCATCTTCACCATCTTCATAATCAAAAACAATTGTTGTTTTATTCTTAATAGCTTCTTCAGAACGTAACAATTTAAATGGTCCTGGTAATGTTGTTTTACCTAAAGTTTCTGAAAATTTAACAACACCAACATCTTCTGAACCCATAGCACATAAGGCATACTTACCTGATAAGTTATCTCTCTTAAGGTTGTTTCTTCCTCCACCACCTTGTCCGAATAATCCCCAAGCATATGGTGCGTAACCCTTTTCAATCATGGCCATCATAATGTCCCACATGTTTTGGTGTGTCATACCATCACCCTCTATAAATCTAAGGGTTGTACCAAAATACCATGTCTTACCATTAATTACTTCACTAGTACAAAGCCCATTCTTTATAGCTAATTCTATTGTCCAAATAACCTGTTCCAATGCATCCCCAGAATCTGGTCTTGCCACTACAATTTTACCGTTATTTAACTCAACACTTTTTTGTGCTAAAGGAAGTAACATATTTTCTACAGCATAAAAGTAATCGTTACAGTCGGCTACCATAGAAATAAAAGAATTATCAGTACAAGAATTGTATATAGCTTGGTAACAGTCATTTTCAAATTCAAAACCTTGTACGTTTCTATGTGCTAAAGCATTTACTGAATTACCAACTGGGGTTTCACCAGAATTTTTCCAAGCTTGGTATGCACCAGAGCATGTGTCAGTTCCAGGGAATGTGTATAATTGTGCCTTACCCATTATTTCAGATTCTCTAGCACAAATACCAGCTCTATCACCAAAGTCAGTTAACATAATTGAGGCTAGGAAAGTTGTTTCCTCATCACTTAAATTTGGATTAACCATGTTAACCATACTTTTTAATTTAAGTAACCAGTGCTCATTTTGAGTTATCTTTTCTGATACCGCCCAAGTTTGTAATAATTTAGATTCAAACCAAGCTGCTAATATACCCATTCCATCAACATCACAAACTATTTGCATGTAAGGTTCATTTGGATACACAACAGAACCTTCTGGTAATGCTTTAATCTTAATTGGTGGACGACCATTAAATTCATCTACCACTCTTCTCCATATATTTTCTGGGAATTCATACTCAGATAAGCCATTTGGACCTACTTTAAAGGTGGATAAGAATCTTTTGGTATCATCAATCTCTTGGTGAGTAATCGGCTCATAGAACAGTTCTTCTAGGATATCACCTAGACCACCAAAAATGATTCTATTATCACCCTCAGTGTAAATTGCAGAATCGATTGTGATTAATTGTTTTCTAAATACACAGTAATATGTTGACTTATTTTTAACTAATTCACTCTCAAATTTATTTGAACCAACTGTATATGCATCAGCAGTTAACAATCTAGGTGTCTTATAAATTTTCTTATTAGGTAAAATAACTTCTCTTTTGATTTCCTTTACTTCTATACTCATTTAATATCTTTTTTTGTTAATACAAATATACATCTTTTATTTCAATTTTACAAATTAAATAGGGTAGTATTTAACTATTTCCTTTAATATATTTTCTTCAACCATTGTATCACCTATAATTTCTTTATAATCTATTTTAAAGTCAGACAATAAACCTCTAACATTATCATCTACAATTTTTGCTTCATCATTTGTTTGAGTTCTACCCTTTGGGTTGTAAGGTTTATCTCTTATTATGAAAAAATTTAAAGTATTAACATCATCTCTGTGATGTTCAGCACACGCTAATTGCTTTAGTATTGGTGATGTCTTAGTCCAATCACAATACACCATACCCATTACTGGTGGTGAGTCAGTTATTATAATATCAACCTTACCCTTAAGTCTAAATATCCTATTATGCTGTTCACCATATATGTGAATTTGATTATCTAAAGTTTTAAGATTCTCACCCCAAACTAAATCTTTAGCATATTCTTGAACATATTCACAATTTACACCCCTCTTTTTTAGTTTATTAAATAAACCAGATGCTGTTGTTGATTTACCACTCCCTGGTCCACCAAACAAATTAATTACAATTGTTTTATCCATATTACTTTTTATTAAAAAAAGGTTCTTTAAAGTATATATTATTTTTAATTATCTTTAATAGTGGTATGTGTTCTTCCATAATGGTATCTTCACTTAACATATCGAAATCGAATAGTTTACATTCAACTATATCATCTGAAGCCTCAAGTTTTTTAATATCCCATATTTCACCACAAAATAATGATGTCATGATAGTATCACGTTCTCCACGATATCTCCAATCATCAATTTTTGTTGACCCTAAGAAAGTTAAAGATTTTAAATCACACTTAGTCTCTTCTTTGAATTCCCTAAGAGCAGCATCTTCTAATGAATCATCTGTTGTGTCAACATAACCACCTATAAATCTAAACTTAGGTTCGTTTTGTTTTCTACCCATTAGTATTTTACCTTCCCTAGTCCAACCTATAACATCAACAGTTGGATTAGGTTTAGCATATCTACCAAAATTAGCCTTAATTACACCTTCACGACCACTTAATGAAGTGATTCTAGTCTTAGAAGTTTCTAATCTAATTTCAGTTGCAGAGATGGCTTTGGTACGGGTACCAGATAATTCTATGGTTTCATACTTACCCTCATAGTATGGTATGAATGAATCTCTACCACCATATAAAACAGCTGATGAATTACCAAAAGCGTTAGATATTTGAGTATCTAATTTATTAGACCAAATATCATCGTATCGTTCATCAAGTTGTGGTAATATTACGATATTATCGTTACAGTAATGCTGTTCTATCATAATTTTCCTAGTTAAAAAATCCAATGGATTTTTTTCTGTTTGAGTAACTCTAGAGACCCCTAAGAAAATTATAACACTATTATGTTTAGAAATAACATATTCTATTAGTTCTCTGTGTTTTTCGTGTAGGTAAGGTGTTTGAAAACGTCCTACAATGACACCTACATCTATGTTTGAAGTATCAATTGAACCGTCAATTGGTTTTAGTTTATATATCTCCATATTTATATCTTATTAAAGTTTACACAAAGATACTAAAAAAAAATGACTAAAGCAAAAACTTTAGTCACTAAATAATAATGAAATTAATAAAAATATTATACCTAACCATTTTAGTTTAAGGTAAAAACATATCATAGATATGGTAAATATTGGGGCTATAAAAACCCCAAATATCGCTAGTATTATAAATAACCCCAACATATTAATTGTCGAACTTTTCTCTAAGTGCTTTTAATTGTGGTAAATCACCCAATGCGTAAGTTGCACTAGCATCACTCTTCTTTAGGTGTTTATTGATAACATTTTGAACTTCAACATTTTGTATATTTTCACCCCTCTTATAAAATTCTTTTTTGTTAATGTTTTTCAATAACCAAGAAACATGTTTGTCACCAAGCAATACTTTAGTGATAATCCATTCATGTAGTGCTCTATAAGTATTTATAGATAAAAACGTATCAGTCTTACTTCCTTGAACTGCTAAACTTCTATCACCAACTAGTTTAGCCATAGGTGACTCAACATTTGAATTTTCATCAAACATAGTGTGTAAGTGTTTAAAGAAGTTTTCTTTAAATTCTTCACTTTGTATTCCATCAAGTATATCCCCAACTGAAATTAAAGATTCATTAGTTATGGCACACTTGAATTTACCCTTTGGTTTCATGAAAACCTTATCCATTTTTTTCTCAGGAAAATAAGACCTGATTAAGTGGTTTAAGAACCCCTTACTCTTTTCATTAGATAATAATTCATCTAATTTTTTAAAGATGTTTTCTTTAATCATATTTAATTTATATATTTAGTTTTGTAATAATTTTCTAACTAATGTTGATGCAAGTTTACCATCATATTGACCAGGAAATTCTTCCTTCAAAAATGTCATCAACACACCCATACTTTTCATACCTTCAATATTATTATCTCTAATGTAGTTTGATAAGTAAGATGTTAAGTCTTCTTCTGACATTTGACTTGGTACGTACCTATTTAATATTTCCATTTCAGTTTCTGTTAGACAAGAAACTCCATCCTTATCTAATGATTTCTTAACCATAGACTTTAATTTAGCTACAACATCAGCATCATCTGGTGTTTTATTATCCCTAGTAACTTCTGATTTTAAAAAGCCTAAATAATCTTTTTCTTCCATTCTCTTAGCTTTATAAGCTAACATGAAATCTTTACTAATTTTGTCAATAATTTTCATTTATTTAATTTTAAGATAAAAATGATAACCAATATCATTTTCTGTTGAATAATATACCCATTTAACTTCACCTCTTTGAACTTTATCACCCATATCTTTAAACTTACTAGGTTTAGACCTTTCACTAACTTTAACATAATCAGCTGGATTATGACTCCTTTTAGAATACTTGTTCATGGTTTTAACTTCCGATTTAACCAATGAAGCATCTTTAGGTGGTGCTGACTTATTTAAGTTTCTCTTACGAGTTGTAGGTTTTTTAATAACCTTTTTACTTACAACTTCTTTAGGTTTCTTATTAGTAGTTTTTTTAGTTACGGTGCTAGTTTTTTTCTTAGTAGGTGCTTTCTTAGTAGTGGGTTTAACTACTTTTTTACTTGCCGTTTTCTTTACAACTTTTTTTGCCATATATTATAACTATTTGTAATATCTTATAGTCAAATATACGCATTAATTTAAATAAAATAAAGTATTTAACTTATTTTATTCTTGATAATTTAATACCTTCTAATCATTACTTTGTCTATTTTAAAAAAATCCTTAATCTTTGTAAATAAAAGAAAAATCTTAACTTTTATTTTACTCTTTAATGGAATCTCTTTAAGTGTCTTCTCTAGTGTTTTATTTCTCATCTTTTAATATGTAATCTTTATTAAACATCCCAAAAATAAACCCTCGAACCCATTCGTGACTTTGTTTTTTAATAAATACATCATTTATTTTGTTTACTAAATCTAAATATTTTTCGGAACCTACTAAATACTCAATGGTGTAATTTCCATCTCTCTTTTCTGTGTATATTAACACATCTTTATAGTTGTAACATACTACAATATCTGATGCTTTGTTTTTCTTATTTAACATATAAATTTATCACATAATTCATCTAAAGTGTTCTCTATTTCACTAATTTTACCTTTTAAATAACCCATATCGAAACCCCCATGATATGTGTATTTAGTTTCATTACCGTTATGTTTTGATTCTAGTAATTTTTTTTGCACAATTAATCTATTCAATCGCCTTTTAAGCTTCTCTGTGTTAATGGTTTTATCCTTCATAAGTTGTATTTTTATCAGTTAATTTTTTGTATTCGTATTCCATTGATTCTAAACTACCAGTATCTATGGTGATATTATATTTAAAAATCCACCAAGTAACTTCTTTTGTTAGATAAAATAAACCATTATCATACATTTTTATATTATAAACCATATAATATTATTTAAATTGTTCTAAGACTTCCTTACCAATTTCACTAATGAAATAAGTAGGGTGCCAGGCATCCATATAATCAGTAACTAAATTGTATTTAGCTAATTCATAAATTAACTCTAATGTTCCACGATGATTTCTACTTAAAAACCATTCTTCAGTTCTACCATGTTCTAAATGTATGTCAGACTTTAAAAACTCTTCTAAAGTTTCATATCGATTATCCCTATACTCAGCATAAGTTATTGTGTTTAACTCTTTCAACAAGTCTAATGCCGCTTCTGATAATTTAATTGTAATACTAACCATAATTTAATCTTTTGTTTTATCGTAAATAAAGATTATACTAATTACTGTTAAAATAAAACCACTCCAAAATGTTCCAACAGCTTCAACCTTCACCATGATTAATTCATTAAGACACCACCATCTCCAATATGCTATATTAGCAAATAAAATTATAAAACAAATTGTGTAATTTAAATATTCTTTAGTATCCATAATCTTTATATTTTTAACAAATATATGAATAATTATGGATACTCACAAGTTTAATACTACTTTTTTTTGATATTTTTAAAACAAATTGATAAACCTATAACACAAGAGAATAAAAATATGTAAAGGCCAGTAATATAACCACCACTAGGTTGGTTCAAAGTAATATGTAAATCATATATACCATGTAATACTGATGCGACTATAAGTCCAGTTGTGTATAGTAAAACTTTTCTAATTTTTTTAAATTTATTTAAGAATGCACCAGATATGGAATTATTAACCAATTTAGTTATATCACTCTTAGCTATAAAGTAACCCATATAAAGACCAAATATTAAGTGTGCAACATTCGCAGTAAATGAACGCCAAAATATCATTTGAAATGGTGTAGTTGTACTTAACGCATAAAAAACATTCTCAACACCAGCAAATCCTAGTGCGACAATACCACAATAAACCATTGTTGCCGTTGGTGAATTTACTATAGGGTTTTTAAGTGATTTTAGGTAGTAGGTTATTGAAGTGAATGTGACTAACTTACAAAATTCTTCGCCAACACCCACTTCTATGAAATACTTAACATGTTGGTATGAGAAATTATCGATGAATCTATTTGTTAATGTGTTAGCTAGATTACCCCAAAATGGTAATAAATCATCTAAGGTTAATAATAGACCAACCGATAAGGTTCCAAATATAAAATATATTAATAATTTCTTTATTGTAACCACATTATAAGGTAAATTAAAATAAAAATATAAGCAATAGATTATTGCTGGTAAAAACGAACATAAAAAAATAACTACTTCCATACTTATAAATACGTTTTTAAACCAAAAAAATATTAATTTTTAAATTTATATTTTTTCTTAGTACCATCAGCCTTACTATAAGTAATACTGATAGGTTTTAATTCAATAACCTCATCATCAGTTAAGTCTCTAACGTAAGATTCACCCTTACCAGCCTTAACATATGCTATCGTTGCGTGTGCATGATACTCGTCGTAATCACTAGTATAAGGTAATGTCTTTAACAAATCATTCATCTTAGTTAAAGATTCATCAACAATGTTAAATTTAACAACATCAAAACCTTTATCTTTATTGTCAAATATATCTATCTTATTTAACTTAATTGTAGGTTGTGTTATCTTATCAATTATTTTTTCAACATCTGAATCTGGTACATCTGAATGTATACCATATAATAATGTTATATGTGGTTCATCTTCCCTTCCATAACCTGGGTCTTCTTTAGTACCCTTATATAATTCATCCTCACTTATTTCACCTTGAATGTTATCATAATCCGTCTTAGATAGTTTTAAATCAAGCATAACACACCCATAGCTATAAGTGTTCCCCTTAACTTCATTTAAAATACCATTAAAAATATCACCTATCTTCATACAAACCCTAAGTTTATTAATAAATCTTTTATTTCACTTGGCTCATCAACATTACCTATTGTATTCTTAGCTAACTTTATCAAACTACTTATTGAGTCTTCTAAGTTTTTATCCGTTATATCCACATTAGATAAATAGAACAAACCATTATCAGGTGTTATACTAACCTTATGAAACCTTTTACCGTTAATTCTTTTTTCTACTCTGAAGTTCAAATCAACTTTAACAGTTAAAGTAACCCCACCGTATTTTATTTCCTTAATCATTCCTATATTATTTTATAAAATTATCTTGTAAATACTTAATACACATCTCTGCGGACTTTTTAGAGTCGAAATAACCCTTTTCTTCACCATATTGTATCAAAGTGCCAATTGCATTGCAAACAGTCGTCATATCGTCTAATATTACTTTTTTTTCTGAACTCTCATTGTTTATTTCATCAACCATGTCTTCTGGTTTTGTAATGAATAGTGGGGTGTCCCTTTCAGTATCTAAATCTATTATAATTATATTCTTCATAAAACAAATATACTACTTTTTTATTGTAAAATCAATTTAATATAAAAAAAAATAGCACTTAAGTGCTATTTTAATGTGTTAAATGTTTTAGTATAACTTTCTAACTTACCATTCTCTTTAAATGATACTATTAATATGTGCTTACCAGGTTTTACTGTTGTTATTACCCTTAAACCAGAACTATACTTACAAGAACCTTCTTGTTTGAAATTATGTTTATATTTTTTATCCTTTGTTTTTTTAAAAGTTTTATATATTTTTTCTTCCCATAATTCAACCTTAACATATTCCTTCAACTTAGGACCATTTAATTTGATATAATTAACATCTAAAACTTCTAATACAAAACCCTTTAAATTGATTTTATCTTGTGATTGTACACTAGTTAATGTTATTAGTAATAGCAATAAAATATTTGGGGATACTTTCATGATTTTTAGTTTAGATTAATAATACTCAAATATACAATTTTTTTATTAATTATGAAAGTTTTTTTAACAATTTATTTACATTAATTTAATCACAAGCTCCATCAAGACTAAATCCTGTTCTACCAACTGGTGAGTAAACAGATAAATTAGCATCTTGACCCTTAGTGTCAATTTTTAAATCAGTATCACCTATATTATAGAAAACAAAAGATTTCTGACCAGAATCCCATAAACTTTTTAATTTCTTAATACCAGATTTAACTTCACCTCTTCTATCTTTTAATGCATCGTGACTTTTATCCTTAAGCATTGCACTAACTAACTCTTCAAATGAATTAAATGTATGTGTTTGTTTTTCAACAGCCTTACCTTGCATAGCTGGTAAATCTGGATAATTAACCAAATTTTGAGTTAATTCAGCAATATATTGTGGTACATATGTCCATTCACCATATTTGTGGTTTGCAGATGCAAAATACCCAGTATCCATTAATGTTTGACCATCTGAACTAACTACTTGAAATCTATCAGGAATTGAACCTGGATTAGCATTTAGTGAACCAGTACCATTAACTGGTTGTTGGTGACTTATGAAACCTTTTGAAGCTTCCGCTTGTTCACCATCTTTATCAACATCAATATCACAAAATGATTCACCTTGTGCAAATACTTCAATCTTAACGAATTGGTCCTTTGAATATTTTTCAGCATCCTTATCTTCACCATCCCAAGGTTCATCACCTATCTTAACGTCCATATCAACCTCTATCTCATCACCTAATACACTCTTAATTATTGATTGTAATGTCTCACCTCTTTTTAATGCTAAAGAACCTCTTTTTTTAAATGGTGCTTGGTTAGGAACTTGAGATTCTGATGCAGTAACCTTAACTTTATAATTAGAAGTACCATTATTATCCATAAAGGTTTTTAGTTCTTTTAGAACTGATTCATAATTACCTTGTAATTCATAACTACCACTACTAAAATTATCAGATAAATTTCTAGTGAATTTAGAATCTGGATTAGCTTTAATCTTACCACCACCACCACCAGAAGTGTCTTTCATAATTTGAGTTAATTCTTGCTTAACATCATTAGGTGCACTTTGAATAGCACTACTAAAGGCAGTGTTAGCCATTAAACTAGTTAACACTGCTGCCGTTAAGAGACCCTTTTTACTAGACTTAAGTAATTTACTAAATCTATCTAGTATACCACTACCATCAGCTTCGTTTAATTCATCACCAATTACAAAGTCAATAACTTTTTTATCAGTATTTGTTAAATTATTTGAATTGTGGTTCTCTATAAGACCTTCCCTAAGTAACTTTTTTATTGTTGATTTCATTTACTATCTTTTTATAATAAATATCTAAGTTTTTAATAAACTTAAATAATTTTTATTTTAACTTTTTATAAAGGGTTTCATATATTGGTTCGTCACAATCAATCCAAATATCCCTACCTTCTGGGTAATATCCACCAACCCATTCACCTCTATCATTTTTAGTTTCAGGTATCATTTGAATAGTTTCATCAGTCCCTAAGTATTTCCAAGTTTTACCATTATCTTTACTAACCCAATTAGTTCCTAAACCAAACCAAACTATTTTACCATCAGTCTGAACCACTCTCTCAATCCAATAACATTCTTCTCGATAATTCTCCGCTTTCTTAGGTTCACCTATTGGTTTATCTAATTCAAACCACTCATTTTTACTTTTACTAATCATCATTTTATGTTTAATGTTTTTAAATTAAAAGTGATAGTTTCTTCAATTACTTCATCATTAAATAAAATGTCATAAGTTTTAATTTCATCTTCCTGTGATAAACCATGTAAGGTAAATATATTAAAATAATCAAACCTAATATTTCTAGTTTCAAAATTTGTCACAAATCTTGTATTTATTTCATCTCTTAATACATTCTTTGTTAATATAATTGGGATATCAATACTTCTATTGAAGTCAATTAAATACTCAACATACTTCCTTGGATTATAAAATGTATCATCCTTGTCTAATGTAGGTAAAAAATCTATTAATACAACATCAATTTTTTTTAACTCAACATACCTATTAATTGAATCTCTGATTTCATTTAAGTTATCACTAAATGATACATTTTTAACGGTTATGTCACCAATATTTTCATTATCTTCAATATAATTTTTAACCTTATCTCTATCAATATCCCAAGACCCACTAATTACTCTAGCAATTTGTTTTTGCAATGCAAATGCAGTCATTTCTTGGGATAAAAATAATACATTCTTACCTTCAACACTTAAGTTTAATGTAATATTTAATAATGACATAGTTTTTCCACCCGCAGTAGGACCTTGAATTATAGTTATTTTTTCTTTAGTTAAACCATTAACTAAACTATTATCGATAGCCTTTATTCCAGTTTCTATTATTCCCATTTTATTTATTATTTAATTCTTCAAGTAGTTTAACAATTTTACCATTTAATTCAACATTCTTAGATAGAAGTTCAATATCCTTTGGTGTTTCAACTTCGGTGTTATCAATGTCTTCAGCCTTTTTCTTTAATTTATTCATAAATTTAACAACAATAAATAAAATAAAACCAATAACTAAAAATGTAGCAGATGACTCAATCAATTCACCGTAACCAATAGATATTTCCTTTATATCCCCATCAGCTTTTTTTAATATATAAACCTTATCCTTTAAGTTTATACCATTAGTTAAATAATCTAATGGTGGCATTATAATTCGTTTAACTAATACGTTCACAACAGTTTTAAATGATGCACCTATGATAATACCAATTGCCATATCAATCATATTACCCTTAACCGCAAAGTCCTTAAACTCTTTAATTATTTTCATAACCTTTCTTTAATATTAGTTAAAAGTCCAATCTCATTTGTGAATAATTGTTTTTTAAGTTCTTGCCTATCTTTATCAATAGCCTTCTTTATTCGTTTTTTTAATGAATCAGTAAATGTGCTGGTTAGATTCTTCTTATAAAGGAACTTATGATTTGAAATGGTGATTGAATCGTTACTAACACATATGTATAATTCATCTTCCTCATCTATTAATAGGTATTCATCTGAAATAGGTGCGATTAACCTCTTAATGTCCTTATCTAAAGATTTATTTACAATATCTTTAATTAATACCTCATCTTCAGTTAAGTTATTTTTATAAGAATTTTTAAACTTAATTAACCAAAGTTTAAAACCCCTAAAAATATTTATTTTATCATCCATAATAACTTTATTTTAATTATTTATGTAAAATATCTTGAAATACTTCTTAATTTCCAAGTATAGTTCAGAATCATTCTTTAATTGTATCTCTTCTCCATTATCAAAGAATGTATCCCATTCTTCAATAGATTTATTTTCACAACCTATGTTTAAACTACCATTTTCCATTTTATTAAATTGCCAAATACCTAAACCTAAAAAACCATTTTGCACAAAGCCATTTAACGATGTAATTTGATTACCCCTTAAAGTTAAAGTACCATTCTGCACGAAACCATCTAAGGATGTGATTTGATTGTCACTTAAAGATAAAATACCATTCTGTACAAAGCCTTTTAAAGATGTAATTTGATTGTTATCTAAAAATAAATCACCATTTTGAGTGAAGCCATCTAATGATGTAATTTGATTGTTATCTAAACCTAAAAAACCATTCTGCACGAAACCATCTAAGGATGTAATTTGATTGTTATCTAAATTTAAAGTATCATTTTGAGTGAAGCCATCTAAGGATGTAATCAAATTGTTATCTAATTTTAAATATCCATTCTGTACGAAACCTTTTAAGGATGTAATTTGATTGTTTCTTAAATATAAATCACCATTTTGAACGAAACCTTTTAAAGATGTAATTTGATTACCACTTAACCATAAACCACCATTCTGTACAAAGCCATCTAAGGATGTAATCAAATTACCACTTAAATCTAAATCACCATTCTGTACGAATCCATCTAAGGATGTGATTTGGTTTTTACTTAAATCTAAAATACCATTTTGTACGAATCCATCTAAGGTTGTAATATGATTGTTATCTAACCATAAAGTATCATTTTGTACGAAACCATCTAAGGATGTGATTTGGTTTTTACTTAAATATAATTCTTCAACTTGATGCATCTTACCACCAACCATTTTAAATGGTAAATCATTTTCTCTAATGTAATCACAAATATTCATAATACTATCTTTTTAATTATTTATGTAAAATATCTTGAAATACTTCTTAATTTCCAAGTATAGTTCAGAATCATTCTTTAATTGTATCTCATCACCATTATCGAAAAATTTATCCCATTCCTCAATAGATTTATTTTCACAACCTATGTTTAAACTACCATTTTCCATTTTTTCAAAGTGCCAAATACCTAAACCTAAAATACCATTCTGCACGAAACCATCTAAGGATGTGATTTGATTACCCCTTAAAGTTAAAGTACCATTCTGCACGAAACCATCTAAGGATGTGATTTGATTGTTTCCTAAATTTAGGAAACCATTCTGCACGAAACCATCTAAGGATGTAATCAAATTGTCACTTAAAGATAAAATACCATTCTGTGCAAAGCCATCTAAGGATGTAATTTGATTACCACTTAAACATAAACCACCATTCTGTACAAAGCCATCTAAGGATGTAATCAAATTACCACTTAAATCTAAATCACCATTCTGTACGAATCCATCTAATGATGTAATTTGATTGTTACCTAAAGATAAAGGCCCATTTTGTACGAAACCATCTAAGGATGTAATCAAATTACCACTTAAAGATAAAGTATCCATTTGTACGAATCCATCTAAGGATGTGATTTGGTTTTTACTTAAAGATAAAGGCCCATTTTGTACGAATCCATCTAAAGATGTGATATTTTTATTATCTAAATATAAAAATCCATTTTGATGCATCTTTCCATCAACCATCTTAAATGGTAAATCATTCTCCCTAATATAATCGCAAATATTCATACTATCTTTATTTTAATTATTGTTGTTGATTACAAATATACGAATAATATTTCAATCTACCAAACTTTTACACAACTATATACTAGTAAAATGCTCATCACAAGATTTACAATGGTGATGTTTAACTATTTCAGTAGACATACCAGAACCACATATTGGACAATCATAAACTTTGTTAAAGTAATTAACAACATAATCAATGGCTAACCCTAATTCTTTAGGGTTAGCCATTGGTATACTATTAGGAATCTCATCATTTCTTCTCCATTTATTATGTTCCTCTAATATTAAAATAGATTCTTTTAATTTATCTTCCATGTAATTCTTCAACTTTTACAACCGTTTCATATATAGGTGGGTCCACCAGAAACATGACTTTACCCTCCCCAACTTTTGGTTTTAAAAAGGATTCAATTATTAAAGTTTCTTCACTTAATAATTCACCCCTTTGGGTTCTATGGATTGTTAATTTATATTTACCCAACATGACTTAAAAGTAAGTTATATAGTAATTTAATACAAGCATTTACATCATCCTTATGTACTGTTTCAACAGTTGTATGCATATACCTCATACCTAACTTTAAAAGTCCTGTAGCGGCTCCATTTGGGAAAGCATAAGAATCTGCATTGGTACCAGAATGACCACCACTAGCAGTTAATTGATACTTTATATCATTACTAATAGCAGTTTCAACTAACAATTCATACATATCATTATGTATTGACGGAGCACTCATAATTACAGCACCATCACCAGCAGTTATACTACCTTGTAAATTTGGATTGTATGCTGGACTCGTTGTATCATGACATACATCAATAGCAATTGCTATATCTGGCTTTATATCACTAGAAGCCATTTGAGCCCCATGTAGTCCAACTTCCTCTTGTACTGAATTTACTATAATTAAATTAACATTTAACTTTATATTATTCTTTTCTAATTTCCTTAAGACTTGTGATGTTATATAACCACCTATCTTGTCATCTAAAGCTCTACCACAATAATAAGGTCCTAATTTCATAAACCCATCAACCATAGTAATTGGCTTACCTACCGTTATACCCATCGCTAAAACCTCTTCTTTAGTTGAAGCTCCAACATCAATAAAACAATCTTCTTTTTTTGATTCAAACTTTCTCTTATGTACGTGTATCGCTGGATGACCGAATACACCAACAACTGGTTCATCCTTATCTACCCATATATTCACCCTTGAACTAGGGGTTATTGTAATATCTGAACCACCTAATGTTCCAACTTTAATAAACCCTGAAGGTGTTATGTCAAAAACAAAGAATCCGATTTCATCACAATGTGCATCTAATACTATTGTTGGTAATTTTTCATCATATTCTTGGTAATGTGCATAAGCATTACCATATGTACTTATTTCTACATCATATGCAAATTTACTTACGTAATCAACCCATACTTGTTGACCACCTAACTTCATTTCATACCCACTAGGTGATGGTGTATTTATGTACTCTTTAAGGAATTCTTCTTTTTTCATATATTATTATTTTTAACAAATATACTATTTTTTTTATAAAAAAACAATCTTTTAGAAAGGTAATTCTTCAACTTCCTTTGACCTATTATTATAAGCATCCGTTATAAACTCCGTATATTCAGCGTTGAATGATTCAATATTATTTCTAACATCATTATATATGTTTTCTGGTACACTAGAATTATTAAACCCTTTAAATTGTCTTAAGACTAATTTTACCCCTTTATAACTATTAATACCAACTTCTAATGTATAATCACCAATACTAAGTATTCCACTATTCCCACTATTAATATTTTCAATATATGAAGCAACACAATGAGCTTTTTGCATACCTTCTAATGCTAATCGTTTTGTGGTTTTAATAATTTCATAATTAAATACCTCAGCAAATTTTAAATAAATCTCAAGATTTTTAAGTTCTCGGTTATCATATGAAAAAACTATATTGGTGATTTCTTTAGCATAATTATCATGCTCATTACGTAATCTTTTTATAGACCAAGAACAATTTACAACCTTACCTAAAGTCTTGGCCATCTTTAACGTATCATAAAATAAATTATACTCCCCATCACTTATATAATGAAAATTTTCAATATTCTTATAATATGATGAATAATGATGAATATAAGTATAACTATAGTTATGTTTAGTCGATAACTTTTTTATAACGTTATTCGGTAATTTATAAATAAATTTTTTCATCTTAGTTCCAGAATATAATTTATTTTTAATTATAGTATTAAAAGAAAGTTTACGTAAATCACCCATATTACCATCATTACATATTTCCCATAGTGTTCTAACCCAACTAAACTTTTCTGTTAAGCATTTTAAAATGTCATCTCTATAGTCATAACGTACTGTTGTATTTAAAGCATCAATAGTTAATAATCTAACCGTTTTACCATGAGCAAAATAAAATTTACCACCCTTATAAATTACATTACATACACGTTTTTCAGATGAATACATTTTATTAACCTTACTAATACCGTATTTCTTAACTAGAAGTATAATATTAAAATCACCATTATCTTTCTCAAATAATTTAATGTAGTATTTATGATAATCTTCTGGAACATTATTCATAAAGACCACCCTGGTAAAATATTTATTCTTCTTATATAACTCAACAAGGTTGGTTATATTTTTATTCTCGTAATCCTTTACCATTGTAAACTTATCTCCAACTGCCATATCTTATTATTAATTTTTATTGTTCTACACAAAGATATTAAAAATATTTCATATAAACAAAAAAAACCATAACTTTCGTTATGGCTTGTGTGGGGTGTGAGGGAATCGAACCACTCGTTTGTCAATTTTACAGATTGTTTTTTTTATGTTTGCTGCAATTATTCTTTACAGAATAAGTTTTTCCAACATTTTAAACACCCCTTGTTATAGAGCACAATGTGAGAATCAAACTCCGTCTTCTACTTGGAAGGTAGACGCTTTATCATTAAGCTACATCATGCATTGGTCTTTATGTAGGTGGTACCACCTTGTAGAGCCATAAAGAAACTTAACCTACTTTATCATATTGAATTAATAAAATTATTTATTTCTAAATTCTAACTCTTTTTTAATTTTTTCATATACTTCACAAGATTTTCTGTATTCCTGGATAAAAAAACCTCTTTCACACCCTTTTAAAGGTAAATGTAACATACTACTATCAGAGAAGTTAATATCCTTTAACTTCTCTGATTTTATTTTTTTTAATTGTGTTTTATTAAATGTTGAAATATCATTTAACTCAAAAGCTTCTAATAAATCATCTAAACTCATTTTACTGTAATTATTCATATCTTTATGTTTTAATTACAAATATACAAATTAATTATCATAATTACAAATTATTGAGCGAGAAATGGGACTCGAACCCACAACCTTCTGATTGGCCAGACGCTCTACCATTGAGCTATTCTCGCAATTTATAGTCTTTCCTATTGTCACCATTTGAAGGAGTGGGTTTCTCCTTGGAGCACACAGACGGGTTCGAACCGACAACCTCCGCATTACAAGTGCGGGACTACTTCCACATGAGCTTTGTGTGCATTTGTATGTCTTTACCTCAGTAACATACGTGAAAGATTTAATACTTCTTAACTACTCTGAGCGAGAAAGGAATTTCGAAATCCCGACCTTCTGATTGGTAACCAGACGCTCTGCCTCTGAGCTATTCTCGCATTTCTAATTCTACGCTCGTCCAAAGGAGTCTATGAATTAGTAACAGTCTTCACTCCTTTTTCATTTTTCGACCCAATCTCCAGCCTTCTGGAATTAAATCGCCTTTATTTATTTTCTTACTTTCAACTTCATTGGTAATCCAACACTTACCGAATTGAGAATTATTTGACCCAACATTTTTAGACTTCCTCATCTTCTTTTTAGTTTCCTCACTATGTAATTTACCTTTAAATGTTGCTAATCTACCTTTTAAAGCTTTTTTAACTTTTTCTTTATATTTTGGGTCTTTATGCAAATTTTTAGTTATTTCACTTTTAATTTTCCTACCTTCATCACTTTTCCAAAATATATTACCAGCTTCAGAACATTTTTTCTGATGTTCTTCATCCCTAAAACCACCTTGACCACCTACTCTTAGATTCATACAGTCAACCTTTGCAATCTCGTTAAGATTAACTATTTCTTCTTCTCTAGATTTTAAAATTTCTCTAGTTTCACAATACTCAAGTATTTCACTAATGAAATTATCTTTTCCATGTTTTCTAATAGCTAATTTAATTCTATTTCCACTACCTAAATAACCATCATCTAAGTTATCTGTACTATGCATCCCTATATAATATTTACCACTTAATACGTTTGTGGTTTTATATATGAAGTGATACTTTTTTTCTTTTCTTGCCATATCTATCTTTTACAATAAATATGCAGAAAAACGTTAAAAGTACAAAAACGTGTCTAAAGTGGGCCCAGAGGGATTCGAACCCCCAATGTCTTTCGACCACAGATTTACAATCTGCTGAGCGACCAGTTGCTCAATGAACCCATTTAATATTGAGCTGATATCCAAAATCGAATTGGAATTTCTACCATACCAAGGTAGCGTAATAGCCGTTATACTATACCAGCATTTGTACCCCCTAACGGTATTGAACCGATTTCCCCTATTTAAAAGATAGGTGCTTCACCTTAAAGCTTAGAAGGCGTATTGTCCGAGAGGTGGGACTCGAACCCACGGTGGAGTCATTAACTCGTCTGGTTAAAAGCCAGGACCGTTCGCCAACTACGGATACTCTCGGATATTGTGGGTCCAGAGGGATTCGAACCCCCAACGCCTTTCGGCCACAAATTTACAGTCTGCTGAGCGACCAGTTGCTCAATGAACCCATTTATTTCACAAATTATTTGTCGATAGACCAGGAGTTAAACCTGGACCTACACCCCCAATGGATGTCGCACTGTCATTATACTATCTATCGAATTGTTACCCTCACGAGATTCGAACTCATACAACAAAAGTCAAAGTTTTGTATGCTACCATTACATCAGAGGGCAAAATAGAGTAGAAAGGGGGATTCGAACCCGTAGTTATATTGAGTACTCTTTAACTACACCCACTTGGAACCTCGATGTTCCCGTGCTATCATTACACTATTTCTACATTTGTCTAATGGGACAGATTCGAACTGTCGTACTTCAGATACCAAATCTGACATGACCCTGGCTTCGCCACTAGATAATTTTAATTCTACGCTTAAACTTCAAGATTCCTATGAATTAATAACAGTCTACTAGTCGAATAGAGAGGACTCGAACCTCCATGATGTCCTAGTCCCAAACTAGGCGACTTACCAATTAGTCCACTACTCGAATTATTTGTCGGGGGTATGGGATTCGAACCCATGGCAAATACGAACAGCGTACCCGCACTGGTTTCCAAGACCAGCCACTTCAACCTTACTCGTGCAACCCCCGATAATTACACTTCCACGTCATTGGTATAGTGCGAACCCAATTGTTATTTTATTATTCCAATATGTCAATGAACTACTTATTATTAAACGCAAAAAACCCAGTTAAAATTTTTATCTTAACTGGGCTTCTTTATCGTATTTTTTTTTGGTTTAAATGAATTAACCAATTAATTCATCACTTCCTTTTTTATACAACTCACCCAGTCTGCTCGGCTTTTGGCCTTGCGGATACTGTTTCCCTTGATATGTCGTTGTATAATTTTTCATCTTAATTTTTCTTTATGGGTTTATACCCTTTGTTAATATATATGACAAAGATACTAAAAGTTATCTAATTTGTCAAGTTTTTTTTAATTTATTTTTTAATTTATTTATAATTCACTGACTATCAGTTTATTATATCTTTGTAGCGAGAGTCGGATTCGAACCGACGACCTCCAGATTATGAGCCTGGCGAGCTGACCTACTGCTCTATCTCGCAATTTAGTAGCGGGGGTAGGATTCGAACCTACGACCTCCAGATTATGAGCCTGGCGAGCTAACCACTGCTCTACCCCGCAATTTTGTTGCCACGATGGGAATCGAACCCACTGCCTCTTCCTCCAACGGAAGCGAGCTTTGTATTTTTAAAGTTAGCTAAATTCAATTTAGTGATTTGCAACTCACCTCGTTTAAAAACTAACAGTTACTGAATACTTTGCAATTATATTCAGAGAAATACCCCAATGCTCCACATGACGAATTTATTTAGCAGTAATAATCAGACTCGAACTGATACCTTGACAACCCATGTCGCCCTATGCTATGACACACAACACCCTATTACTAGTTTAGACAGCGGAGGAACATTTTAATTAAAGACTCCGATAGTTCTTTGTTTGTCTCTTATCTTTAATGTAGGGTCCGAGGACCATCGACTAACATTTAAGACGTATTCTTAGTAGAGTATACGGATTTGATACCATATTTCCAACTTTAATAGGTTGGCGACTTACTTAGTCGAGTACTCTATTTCTTAGCTTGAGTGTTAAGCTTTGATGTTACCATTTTTAACTGTTTCCAGTCTATCACACACCTTCAATTTCTATCTGGTAGATAACATTAAGTTGACCTCAGAGTGGTCATTACTCTTTTACATATCCTTATATAAACACTTTCGACACCCAGTCTCCTTGCGAGAGTTAAAAGGGGCTAACCTTCTACTTATGACATCTAATTGTTGTTTTAACTTCAACCTTGAGAGTATCCATTATCTATATATTACAACAGAATAACTTAATTTTCAAGATATGTCTATCAGAACTTTTTCTTACCAATGTTAATTTTTTAAACAAAATTTTATCTTAATAAGTTCCCTCACAGTTCAGAGTGTGTCTGATAGTTGACATTCGTGCTACCTTTTGAGTAGTTTAGAATACGACACTCCGATGTAATGTTTTACCATCACGTCAATTAAATTACTTCAAACATACGTGAGCCCTACCGAAGTAGGTAACCCACAGTTATCCCATAACCTTTCATGATGATTTCAGCTTAATATTTTTTAAATCTTCAGCCGAAATCTAACTACTTATTTATTGATTATTTCTAATCTCAAACCTCTGAGTTAAAGGTTAAGTGACTCCTAACAGTGTTATCTCGTCACCCATCGTAGCTTGCTTACCTGGATTATAAGCTCCCTCCGAAGAGTTAGCCTTATAACGCAATAACACATCCACACTAAGCTTCACGTATTATCACTTTATCCCATCACTGGTTTATCCTTTTGTTACCCGAAGGTAACTGGAGCATAAGCACCCCAATATTTTCAATATTTTAATGAACTTTTTATTTCTCTTACAAAGATACTAATTTTTTTATTAGTATGCAAGTTTTTTTTAAACTTTTTTTTTGTAATTTAAATAACCTTTTTTTATTTCTTTTACAAAGATACTAAACTTTATCCGTTTTGTCAAGTTTTTTTTAAACTTTTTTACAAAATATTTTTAATATCCATTAATATACCTCTTAATTCCCTTATTTTATCGATGTTTAAGGTATCTCTAAAGGCGTGTAATTCTTTAAACATCAAGTTATTATCTTCATCAAATAACTTTTTCCAATCATTATAGACTCCTTGTAGTTCTGGTTTTTCTTTAACTAACCTTTCAAATCCTGGTACGTTAATTTCACCACCTCTAAATATTTCAGAGTTTTGAATTTTACTTTGGTCAATATTACCTTGACTATCCATAATATTTTTACTATCCATGAAAGCTTGTTCAACTTCTGATGGACTTAAGTTTGGGTCCATTAGGATTTCTTCTTGAAATTTGTTTAGAACTGGAGTTAGAGCTGAGTCACCTAGTACTGGTTTTATCAATTCTTCAAACGATTCTAATTTCTTATTAACTAGTTTTCTTTTTTTAATGAGTATCATATCTTGAGTTGTCTTTGTTATGATATCATCTATATGTTTTGCTAGTTGGTTGTTATAAAAATTCTTATGCCATTCTCTAAAGTTTGGTCCTAATTCATCTGATTTTTCATTCCAATCAAATTTATTAGTATAATTATCATATTCATCCAATGTACTCTTAATTTCATCTGGTAACTTTGTGAAATCAAATAAAGGTGCGTTATCATCTTCATTTAGTTTAATTCCAGAAAGTTTTTTAAACTCTCTTAATAATTTTCTCTTATCCATATTTATTTTTTAAAATACTTAAGTAATTTTTTAAAGAATGATATAATCTTATAGGTTTTTGGTTTATACTCTAAGTAATCTTCAGCTGTTAATTCATCTTCAATACCCTTAGTTATTTTACTTATTAGTATTCTTTTTCTAATAGTAAATGGTTCAATCATTTGATATTGTTTATGTTCTTTAAAAACTAAGAGCCATTTATCAATTAAACCAACTTCATCAATCTTAGATAATTTAAGCGTTTCACTTTCTCTATCTAGTAAAAGTAATAATGTTTTAACTTTTTTATCAAAATCTTTATCTTCGTTGAACTTAACTTTTCTGTATTTACCTAAATCTAACATACTTTATAAAATTTAATTATTATTCTTTATACTAATAAATATATGGTATATAAGTATAACATCATTTATTAGTGTCCTTATCTTTATTAGCCTTTATCATATCCCTAATTTTAGCAGCTTTTTCATATTCTTCAGACTTTATTGCGTTTGTAAGTTGGATATCTAAGGGGATAGGTTTATCCCCAGGTGTGGATAACATGATAATCTTAACTAATTCCTTACCATCACTATTCCATTCTAATTTTTTGAACTCATATCCGTTCTCTTTAAAATAACTTACTTTATCTGGTTCCCCTAAAGGTTCAAATAAATCATCGAAAAATTCATCCATAATTTAATGTTTCATCATTTTATCGTCAATTTCTTGTACTAAATTTAAGTGTTCTAAACCAAATTCTTTCCAAGCTAACCCCATTTCTTTAAGGTCGTAGTGTGCTACAATTGTTGCATATTCTCTATTATTTAAATCTGGATAACCAACAACATAAATACTATCCGCTAATTCAACTGCTAATCTTAATTCATGTGTTGAATAGATTATAGTGTTTAATTCATGGTCTTCTTTTATTAATTCAAATGATTTTTTAACATCTCTTATATTACCGACATCTAACCCACTAAATGGTTCATCTAATACCATGAAGTGTCCAGATGTTAATATTTGTTCTATTATGGCGGTCCTTTGTCTTTGACCACCAGATAACTCACATGGGTATTGTTTCCTTTGATTTTCAAGACCCCATTCACCTAAATATTTATTTATTGTATTAGTTTTTTCCTCCTTAGTCATATTACTATTCCTTAAGGCATAATTAAATATTTGTTCAACAGTCTTATGTCTAAATAGAGTGTATTTTTGGTCTACAAAGCCAACATCACCTTCACTTACAATCTTAGCATCATTAGTTTCTAAGGTATCTATTTCGGTTATTAATACTTCACCATTCTTAGGTTTAACAAGACCAGTTAAAGCTTTAAATAACGTAGATTTACCTCTTCCAGACCTACCTACTATTGCAATTACTTGTCCAGTGGTGTGACCTTCTCTAACAACATCTTTTTCTACTAGATTAACATCCTTTAAAACAACCTTATAGTCTGAACCTTCACCATACCCTAATTCAACATTATCCAAGTAAAGTATTGTATCTTTTAATTCGTATTTCATATTTTTGAGTATCTAAATGTTATTTTTCTAAATTTAGTGATTAATGTGTCCATACCAACACCTACTAATAATATCACAATTTGTAGGGCCACTATTCTACCGTGATTACCTAACTTATCTGAATTCTTAATTAAAAAACCAAGACCACCAGAAGCAACCATAATGCTCTCAACTGTTACTAACATCATCCACACTATTGCTAAGTTCTGTCTTATTATTTCCACTACATGGTCAAATCTACCCTTAATTACAACTTCCCATAGTATTTCCCACCTACTACAACCTAAAGCCCTAGCATGGTCAAATTCTCTATCCTCAATATCATTTAACATAGATATTAATGAGGTTATTAAGTAAGTTGTCATAAATATAACTAAGACACCAATTTGAACATCTCTACCACTACTTAGTATTATTGTTATGTAAAATGCCACACCAGCTAATGGTAAGTAACGACAACTAGATATAAATTTACCTATTGGTTTTAATATTGGTATTGTTGTTGAGTAAGCAAAAAATAATGCTACTACTATCGATATAACTACGGCTCTTAAACAAAGCCATATAGAGCTAAATAAATGTGTGACTAACCCTTCATTCCAAAGTCCAATAAAACCCTCACCTACTTGAGATAAGGTAGGAAACATGTGTCTATCACCTAGACTATATACGGACCAAATAACCAATATAAATAATAACCAAACTAATTGTATGGTTAAACTTTTACTTTTACTAACCTTTTCAAAAGGTCTTAATATTTTTTTCATATTATTTATTCTTTATACAAATATAACACTTATTTATTTACTGTGCAACTATTTTAACAAAAAAAGCTACCATATAGGTAGCTTTTTATTTAGTATTTAATTATTATAAGTTTAAATAAACTCCTGGACTTACATACACAGTACCATTCCAGTTAGAAACTTGAACAAATGTTCCAAAATCTTTAAATTCTTTACTTATACCTAACCCATATTCAATGAACACATCACCTCTACCGAAAAAACTACCTACACCAGCTAATGCAAATCCATCTACATAACCTAATGATGTTGACACTGCGACTTTACCTTCATAGAAATATTCTCCAATTGTATCAGCAGTACTAAAACTATTTAACCCAGTTACAACAGCGAAAGATAGATTTTCATACATAACACCTAATTCGATTGATGCACATGACATTTCAGAAAATGTTGAGTCCGTACCATTATCATTACCAATGGATACACCAGTTGATATATAAGGACTTAATTTACTTTCACTTTGTGCTAATGATATTGTACTAATTAATAAAGTTAAAATTACTATTAAATTTTTCATATATTGTTTTTAATTTTAATAAGTCTGCAACCTTATAACCTTTAATTATAAGGTCTAAGACTTATATTTTTTTTTTGTTTACACTCTTATTACTGTAAGAATGTTATTTCTACTCTACGATTAGATGCTCTACCACTTGAAGTATTGTTATTAGATACTGGTTGACTTGAACCCTTACCATCTACTTCTTGTATCCTATCTCTAGATATCCCTCTATTAATTAAGTATTTTACTACTGATTGTGCTCTCTGTTTAGATAATGGTAAATTAACAGCTGAAGAACCAGTATTGTCAGTATGTCCAATTACTCTAACCTTTGTTTGTTCAGCTTGAATAAGTAAGTTATAAATTTTACTAATATCCCCATTAGACTCACTCTTAATAACATCGCTACCAGTTGAGAACTTAATTCTCCATTCACCATTAGCCATAACATTAGTTTTAGTTGGTGTGTAGTCTACTTTTTCAGTTACCCCAGCTTCAATGTCATTAATATTCTTCAAGAAGTATAAATTAACAGCTTCATTATAAGGTGTTACACCATCTACAGATTCATTAAAACCGAATGGATTTAATTCAGTTAAGTAAGTTGATACTTGATTATAAACTGACTTATATCTATTCACACCATCTGTGATACCGTAATATTGCATAGCATCTGAGTAAGTTAAAACTCTAGTACCTCCGATGTTATATTCAATACCATTTTTATTACCCTTTTGACCCTTAAACATATCATACCAGAACTTTGGTGTTTTCATCCCAAATGTTTTTTGAACTGTTTCAGAACCTCTCACAGCCCACTCATCATATTGCTTAATTTGATTTGAAGCAGTAAGTGCTGACTTAAGGATATTAGAAACAACCTTTGGATGCTTAACTGCCCATTCTTTAACTACAATAAGCGTGGTTGCCATTTGATTCGGAAAGTCACTTGTAGATGCGATATCTGTAAAGCCTGATAGAGCATCAAATACCATCTTATCACCTGGAGTCCATGTTGCACATCCATCAATTAACCTATCAACAGTTTCACCAGTTAATTTACCATCCTTAACTACCTTTAAACCAGTAACTTTAAAACCTGTAGTTTGTGAAGCGATTAATTCTTTAGCTGAATTAATGTAGTCATCATCCGCTGAAGGGAAGAAGTTTACTGCATCCGCATCATAAGTTGTAAAATCTGGATTAACTTTCAATCCATTTGCAAAACAATAGTTAAGTGTTGTTACCCAGTCACCATCACCAGGCACTACTGATATTACTGAACCTAACATTGATTTAGGGTTAGTTTTCCATTCTAATGGACCAATTAATTTATCCTCACCATTAGACATTCCAAATGCACCTACAACTTGAACATGATATTTATCCTTACCAAACTTTTTATCTAATTGAGATTGCATGGTTGAGATATAGAATGGTGCTCCATCACCCATAATCATAATACCCATTGCTGACTTGTCTGACTTAGGATATTCTTGACCACTATCATACTCTTCAATAAATTTCATCTGCATAGACCTTAAATCCTTAAGCCAATCTTGTCTTATGATTTCTAAGTTAACACCATTTTGTTCCATTAAAGAACCCTTTGTAGTTCTTGGACCACCATTAGAAACTATAATTGGTGTTTGTCCGTTCCAAGCATAACCAGCTAACCTAACTAGAGGTGTTTTAGTTATTGAAGTTGAAGCTTCATTTGTCGGTAACGACATTAAATTAGAATGTGTAACATTATCTAATTTCTGGTTGTCTACAACCATTACATCTAACTTTTTAGATTCACCAACTCTTAATCCTGGAGCTAAGTAAAATAGTCCTACACCTAAGACTGCTAAAACCATTACTAACATTAACCCCTCAGCAAATGTAGTTAATCCTTTTCTTTTAAAAATTTTTCCCATAATACTTTTTTTATTATTTATTTATTGTTATTAATTAGATGACAAATATACGAACTTTTTATGGTTCTCACAAATATTTGTCATCTTTTTTTATTTTTTTTTTACTTTAAAATATTCCTTCACCAAATCCACCAGAATTTAACTTATCTTCATGTGTGAATTCATAGTCTTCACCACTATAAGCCTTAGCTGATTTAGTTATATTAATACCAGTGTTAATGTCATCAGCTAAATTACTTAAGTTATCAAATAATTCATCAGAATCTAATGGGTAGTTTGTCATTAGATAATCTATATCTTTTAAATTACCGTTAGTTTCAGCAATATCTTGTGCTATTGTAGATGTTACAATATCTAAAGCATAATCTAACTCCCAACCAGTTGTTTCACCCATAGCACTCTTTGCCGCTTGAGTAGCATTCTTAGATTCTTGAGCAAATGCATAATCATCCTTAAGAATTGATATAGTAGCGTCGAAATCAAGAATTTTAATTTCCATAGCTGATTCAACCATACCCAACCTTTGACCAAATTTTTTCATCATATTAGCTCTTGTACCATACTTAATAACAAATTGTTGTTTTTGTTTAAGCATATTACCCTTTCTATTCCCTTCAGCAGTCTTGTGCCTAAATTCTTTAGCTAAATTTATGTATTTATCGTCATTTTTAGCCTTTTCACCCATTTTTTGGACTAGTACTTTCATCTTACCCTTAATATCACTGGTATCTTGACTTATCTTAACTATTTGTTTTTGCAAGTGTTTACTAGTTTCCTCAGCTTCAGCGGCACCTACCTCACTTTTCCTTTTAAGGTCCATAATTTTACCCTTAGATTGGTGAACTTTAGTTTTATTTAACTTCATTTCAGCCTTATGCTTTTCTAATTCAGCAAATGGGTCGTGCTTTATTAAACTCTTGTGTAAAAATCTAGTAAATAAACGTATACCCTTAATTATTACTGGTGACATTATTACTAATGCTACAACTATAAATAATGTAGCTGAGATTGCTAAGACTTGACCTATAGCTTTAAAAACCACTGGTAATACATAAATCCAAGAAAAATACATAACTGCTATTAATATCCCTAATTTAAGGAACCAGAATATACCCTTTTCACCCTTTCTAAATGACTCTATTTTTTTACCTATTTCACCTTCTTCAAAGTGTTGAAGGTACGGTAGAGTATTTTGATAATCTTTTTTCATAATTTATTTATTTTTTAGTTAATATTTTGTTTAACTCCGTTTACTACTTTTAATATTGATTTTACAATTGTATCTCTGGCAATATCATTAGCCATTAATTTACATTTAATTTCAGTAATAATAGGTGAATATTTGTTGTCAATTTCTCTTAACTCACCCTCTTTAGACTTCTTTAATTGTTGTAAACTATATATTTGAGAATCGATATCTGATAATTCTTTAGTTAAGGCTTGCTCTTCTGAATTTTTAGAATTTAACGTTTCATTACTCTTCGATTGACCATTTTCGTCATAGTGTTTATGAACCTTAGTAATTTCATCTAAGTAATAGTCAGATTGCTTTAATAATGTAGTTTTTGTAACACTAGCATCCATAGCCTTAGCCATTGTAAAAGCCATATCATACATAGCACTATTATCTATACCAGACTTAGATACCGCTTTATAATATTCGTAAAAATCATAACCATCTAAATTCAGACCATCAAAACCTTGCTCATATAAACCCATAATCTTTTCTAAGTGTGGTTCACAAGATGGATTACTTGGTGTTACATCGATTGTCTTTTTAGGGAAAGTAGTGGCTATTTTTGAATAATCCACATTTTCACCCATTGGTTCGAAGTTACTCTTAAAAGTCTTAGTTTCTTTAACTTCTTTTTTCTCACTTTCACCTTCGTTGGTGAAAAATAAATCTTTAAATCCCATATTTTATTTATTAAAATTATTTACACAAAGATATGTAAAATAAATCGTTCTACCAAATATTATTTAATTTAATTAATCAGAATGGTATATTACGTGCTCTACCCCTGAGCTACCGAGGCTACGAAGAACCCCAGGTTGGATTCGAACCAACGACCCCGACCTTAAAAGAGTATAGTTAATTGCTGAAACCATTCTTTATTTCCTTAAAAAAAACAACTTATTAACAAAACAAGTTTTTGAGTTGGAACAGACTTCCAACTCAATACATTGCAAATATACTACTAATTTATTTATTTTGCAACTTTGTGACCAAGTTTATTTTACCATAATATTCTTTTCTTATTTCTTCATCAAACACTTCAAAAGAGTCAATATATATTGAATAGTTTTTTGGGTTATGGATATCATTAGTTAAAGGAACATAACACCCAGTTTTAGTACCTACTTTACAATTTTGGGTACAACGTATTTTACAACGCCCCTCAATATCGTAAATGTAAATTTCCTTAACGTAAGGTCTAAATTCTTTATAATAATTAATATGTTCAGATAAAGTTCTAAACCTACAAGTACGTCTACTTGTTTTCCAATATTTAACCTCACCATTAAATAATTGAGGGTTAACAGTATCTTCATTTTGTTCTCTATCATCTACAAAATATATTTCCATAATTTATTTATTTTACAACTTAAATGTTAATTAATCTCTAATATTATCCCACTTACGTAATAAAACACTTGGACTAAAGGCTTCTTCGCTATTAAGATTTTCAACTAATAATTTTGCAACTTTTTCGTATAATTGATGATATTTCTTTTCATAATCTAATACCTCTATATATTTTGAATCTACATAATCAGTTAACCAAACACCATTTTTTGATTTATAGAATTTACAACCATCTTCAATCATTTTAGTAGTATTAACCTCAAGTATGATAGGTTTACCTCTACGACTACCAACATTTTTAGCTGTACCAATATCACTACTTAAATGTACATGTTGTCTATTCATCTTTTTTAATCCCATGGATTTTATATCCTTTAGATATTTTTCTACTGTACCATGGTATAAAATACTTGGTGGTACAAGTTCTTCCATATCTAAATCAACATTAATGGAATGACCTTGATTGGCTCTAATTGCTGATTTATTGTTATTAAATGTAAATCTTTTTTTATCGTTTGATTCTACAATTTCTATTAATTCATCGTATAGTAGGGTTATACCCTTAATTTCATAAATGTTAATTAATAACTCATCTACATTCACCCAACCTTTATCATCCATTTTTAAATTAAGTATGTGGGGTTTATGTCTAAGTACTAGACTTAATAATTTACTAATTTTTTTCATAATATTATTTTTATTATTCATATTACAAATATACATAAAAAAAATAAGACTAACAAATAAATGTTAATCTTATTTCTAGCCGTCCATCTCAGAATCGAACTGAGAGCAACCGAGAGACAGTCGGTCATGTTAGCCATTACACCAATGGACGGAATAGGAATATTGTAGGATTCGAACCTACGACTGCGGCTCTTTGGCCACCGTGCTAACCTCTACACTAAATATTCTAACTATCTACAAATGACTGCCATCATCCTTCAATAGAACAGCCTTGATACTTCATTTCAGTTGGCAGACTTACTCAAATTTATCTCACTGTTTTTGTGGAGCTACTCGGAATCGAACCGAGGACTGGGATTTGCAAAACCCCTATTTTAGCCAATTAAACTATAACCCCATTTTTGTTAGATTTCGTACCGTTATCACACTTCAGTACAAGTCGCTATCAATTTATCTAACACACTTCCAATGCTACCTATCTAGGTTATTTAAACACCTTTGCGTCCCTAGCGGTATTGTGTGACACCGTTTCTTTATTGTATTCCAGAAGGGAATCGAACCCTCATTTTGCGATAGAAAGTCGCACGTCCTAAGCCATTAGACGACTGGAACATTTGTAATTCTTCCTTTACTTATATTAACACTCCGATTGAACTTAATCTATCCCAGGCGTTACTTCCTGGCTCGTCTGGTATTAATATCTAGCGGATGTCACGGGGGTCGAACCCGCAATCTTCTGAGTGACAGTCAGATATGTTACCAATCAACACCTCACATCCGTTTTATAGTCTTTCCTAACAGTCATACTCAATACATTGGCTGGTTGTAAATCAGCTATACAATGCGTTTGTAACCCTAGTGGGAGTCGAACCCACGACCTTATCCTTGAAAGGGATACGACTTTTCCTATTCGTCCATAGGGTCATATAATAATAGGTGGAAAGAGTTTTATTTTGCTCTTATTACATGCACGACTTTGTGCAAAACTCACAAATACCGATGAATTTAATCATTATCACTTAAAGCGTTTCGATATCTATTATTTATTGCCGTCCTAGAGGGGTTCGAACCCTCGTTTTTGAGCAGAGACAGTGCAAATCCCCTTCCAATGGGGCTCATAAGACGTTAGTGAGGGCAACTGGTATCGAACCAGTATCTTTCGGGCTTCAACCGAACGCATAGACCATCTTTGCTATACCCCCTTGTTTGTTATGTCAAAGATACAAAAAATAAATTTAACTACCAAACTTTTTTTTTAATTAATAACCATTTTCTTTTTTCCATTGGTCATGCATAAAAACCACTTTACCATATGCTGAACCTTTACCTTCAGTAATGTTTATGAAACCATTTTCTTCAGTTATTACTGATTCTTCTGGTCTAACTGAACCTCTATACTTCTTCCCATAACTACCAGTTAGTTCTTTTGTGGCTGGGTCAATATCACCCCAAGTACTATGACCATTACCTATCCATTCTATATAGTATTTCTTTCCAGTTTCTGGGAAATACATTATTTCTCTTCCAGTTTCATCTCTATTAACTAAGAAATCTTTAATCACATTTTTCATAACCATTTAAATTTAAAGCAAAAAAAAACTCGAATCTTTCGAATCGAGCTTGTTATTTAGTTTAGTTGTTACACTTAACTTTTGACACTACTCGACCTCCCCAGGCTAAAATCAGCCTCGGCATTTGCTTCAAACGCAAAATCAAATATGTAGTTAAATGTATTCATCTTTTTTATTTTTATAATTTTAATCAGAAGTATCTTTTACCTCTTTATTTTAAATATACACAAATATACTAAAAGTTTATTTATTGTGCAAGTTTTTTTATTTATTTATTTCTGCAACGTCAGAAATTTTAACTTTAAATCTAATTCTTTCACCAGAATCAGTCTTTTCCATAATTAATATTGTTGGTGATAAATCAACTGTGTCAAAAGTTTTGAACGTATTTAAAATAGTAAAATCACTATCTTTTAATGTCTCACTTAATTTCTCAAATATTTCACTATAAATTTTATTATTATCCATCATTATTTCATTACACTACAAATATACTAACAATTATTCTTAATGTCAAGTATATTTGTATTTATTTTAATTATTTATATAAAATATCTTGAAATACTTCTTAATATCCAAGTATAGTTCAGAATCATTCTTTAATTCTATCTCATCTCCATTATCGAAGAATGTATCCCATTCTTCAATAGATTTATTTTTACAACCTATATTTAAAGTTCCATTTTCTTTTTTTTCAAATGACCAGTAGGCTATTTTTAAATCTCCATTTTGAACGAAACCTTTTAGAGATGTAATCAAATTGTTTCTTAAAGCTAAAGTTCCATTTTGCACGAAACCTTTTAAAGATGTGATTCGATTGTTTGCTAAATTTAGGGTACCATTCTGCACGAAACCATCTAAGGATGTGATTTGGTTTTTACTTAAAGATAAAAAACCATTTTGCACAAAGCCATTTAAGGATGTGATTTGATTACCACTTAAAAATAAATATCCATTTTGTACGAATCCATCTAAGGATGTGATTTGGTTGTTTCTTAAATCTAAAATACCATTTTGTACGAACCCATCTAAGGATGTGATATTTTTATTATCTAAATCTAAAATACCATTTTGATGCATCTTTCCATCAACCATCTTAAATGGTAAATCATTCTCTCTAATATAGTCACAAATATTCATAATATATTTATTTTAATTATTGTTGATTACAAATATACGAATAATATTTCAAACTACCAAACTATTCTGAAATTAATTCTAATAACATAGATAATGGAAATAATATTACATTAATTAAAAATATTATAATTAACTTAAATTTATTTATATTATTTTTATAATATAATTTAATTATTGTATCACCCCATAATATACCTATTATTACATATATTACTATATATTCTAACATTATTATATATTATTTTTATATTTCGTTAAGACAAAATTACTGATATTATTTTTAATATGCAACATTTTTTATAATTTATCATAAATATACATATATAAAAAAAGATACCCGTAATGAATATCTTTTAAACTTAGTTGGTACCCCTGGTGGGAATCGAACCCACGAAACAATGGTTTCTAAGACCATTCTGCATTCCAACGTGCAGCACAAGGGCTTATTTTATTCTTATTGTAATATAATAAACTTTATCAACAAAATCATGTTCCCATCTAACTATGTTAACCCTTTTTTCCCATTCCTTGGTCCTAAATTTAGATTCTGACCAATTCTCTTCTTTTACAGTAAATACATGTGTTTTCATTTCAAATTATTATATATTAGTACCCGAAGTGGGAATCGAACCCACGAAACGACAGAGTTTAAGTCTGTTGTGCATTCCAACGTGCACCATTCGGGCAATTGTAGCTTCAGATGGAATCGAACCATCGCCCCTTGCATGTAAAACAAGTACGCTCCCATTACGCCATGAAGCCAATTAGTACCCCTACCTGGAATCGAACCAGGGACTTATTGCTTGTAAAACAATCGCTCTGAACCACTGAGCTATAGAGGTTTATATTAGTACCCGAAGTGGGAATCGAACCCACGAAACGACAGAGTTTAAGTCTGTTGTGCATTCCAACGTGCACCATTCGGGCAATTAATTAAATGGTTTCCCACCTAATCATATCATCTGAGTTATCACCATCAAGAGCTTTTATCGCCTTTCTAATGTATCTCATAAAGATAGATGCTTTATCTTCTAATTCAAAGGTAGCATTACCTACTTCATTGTTATCTGTAACGTCAATAGGGAAGGTGTAAAGCGTCTTATCTACTAATACGGTATAATATAACCTACCATTCTTACAATAAGCTAATTTAGCTTTATTTCCCTTTACAATTTCAATCATTTTATGTTTCATAACTTATAATTTATATTAGAGTCCCTAATCAGATTCGAACTGATACCTTACGGGTTGCAACCGCACGCCTTTGCCATTTTGACTATAGGGACAAAAAAAAGTCCGATACTTTTATGTATCGGACTTACTATATTATTTAAATGAAATCAACTCACTCAATTAACAGCATAACCCGATAGGTCTACTAAGACTAGTAAACATAAACAAAGGACTGATAATATGTTGTTAATTATATTCATTTTTAATTTAAATTTTGTGGCACTTTTTGTACCGTTATTAATATATATGACAAAGATACTAAAAGTTATTCAATTTGTCAAGTTTTTTTTTAATTTATTTTATAAATCTTCAGTATACCCGTTATAATCTTGTCTTTTAAAATCTGATTCTGGAAATACCATGTTTTTAATTTTAGTTAAAATGTTAGCAGTCTTCTTATCCATATTTAAATTTAATCTAACTTCTTCACTTTCATTATGGAGACCTCTAGTCAATAATTTAATCACTTGGTAAAGCTCATCATCTTTAAAATTAGATGAGTTATTAGCGTTACCTTTAGATATGTGTAGTTTATTAAAAATCTTAGCGTTATTAGGGTTTTCCAATGCATCTTTAAGACTTTGTTTATCAATACTGTAATCGTTAGTTTTAATACCCATTTTCCTATAAGTGTCAACATATAAAGAATGACTAAACTTTAAATTACCTTCAAAATCATTTTTAACCTTTTTTAATAATTGTTCTGAAATTACATTTGTGTCAAATATGATATTTAATTCGTTATTATAATATTTAAAATTACTTATTGTCATATCCATACCGCTTAATGTTAAAGTTTTACCTTTAAACATACGTAAAGCGTCATCCATTAGGTTCACACCTCTACTTTCCCTATCTTTTTGCATTTTATCAGCAGCTCTTCTATATCTCTGAATTAATTCAGTGGCTATTTTTTTAACTTCTTGAGGTGTTGGTTCTGGAGGTAATTCCTCTATTATCTCTTGTTCAATCTGTTCTGGTTCAATCTGTTCTTGTTCTGGAGAATCTTTTAATTTATCCGCTATCTTCTGTGCGAATTTACCGATTAAATCCTTAATACCTTCATTAAGTACTACCTTATTTTCGCTAGTAAGAGTATTCTCATATACTCTTTCTCTCTCACCTTCTGGTTTTTTTGAATTTTTAATAGCCCATTGTAACCTATCTCTAAAACCTTTATCAATTATTACACTATCATCATTAATCTCTGGGTCAATAGTATTAAATAATTTATCTAAAAATTTCTTATCTTTTAACCTACCAACAGTTACATATTCATGTTTTTTACCATTATGATGTTGATAGACTTTATGAGTTATTATGTCAACAAATATACTTTCTGTTTTATCATTATTTGCATTCTCTCCATCTCTTATTAAAAAATTTAATGTAAATCCAGGATTATTATGTGAGTTACCATAATAGGCGTGCACAAATTTATATGGTATATGTATATCCTTTAATACATCCTTTACTGTTGGTAAGAAATAAATTTCAGTTCCTTTAAATTTCCTTAAACCATGATTTATTAATTCATTAGCTTTATCTTCACCATAATCACTAATGTCACTAGGTGTATTAAGTGCTATCATTGCAGCTCTGCTATATTTTTGGAAATAATTATTTGCTATTTTTTTAACTTCTTGAGGAGTTGGTTCTGGAGGTAATTCCTCTATTATCTCTTGTTCAATTTGTTCTGGTTCAATCTGTTCTGCTTCTGGAGAATCTTTTAATTTATCCGCTATCTTCTGTGCGAATTTACCAATTAAATCCTTAATTCCCTCATTAAGTACCACCTTATTTTCATTAGTAAGACTACCCTTATTTAAGTGTCTTTGTTCAGCTAATAAATTAGCCTTAAGCATGTTTAATTTTTTATCTTTTCTTCTCATATTTATTTTTATTTATATGGGTATTTACCCATCCATTTATTAACTACCTCTGGATTAAATTTTTTAATGTTATGTACATATTTAAAGTCAAAATCATAATACCTAATATCTTCTTTATTTAAGTCTGACATAACCTTAACTTCGGGACCGTTGAAATCTATCCTTAAATCACCATTTAAGTTGTCTAACTCGATTAAGTTGTACTTATTTTTTAAGTAATCACTAACACCAGACATCATAAGGTTAACATAGTTAAATAAACCTTTAAGTCTATGTTGTAAGTTACCTAAAGCATTAAATATAAAATCAACGTCGTTGAAGTCAATTTCTTCTTCATCATAATATTCTAATAATTCATTCTTATCTAATTTCATAACATTATCCTTAACCAACTTGATTAATTCATTAGATAAGGTTTCAAAGTAAAATTCAGATATATAATATGACGTTTCATTAGGGTCTACATTTAACTTCCCATCAATCATTTCATCATATAAGTAAAAGTCAATTATACTACTAATATCTTCATCGAATAAATTTGTTAGTTCACTATAACCCTTATTAGTTTTAATGTTGAATGTTTTATTTAAACCATCACTTTCATCTTCAGAATCAGACTTACTTATTATTAATACTGGTGATTTTTCAGCACCTAACTTATTAGCTGCAAACATTCTGTGTCTACCTTCTTGAGTTTTATCTATATAATTTAAATAGCCCATATTATAAGTAACACCATTTTGCATGTTATTCATAATCTTTTTTACGTTTGGTGGATAAAGGATGTTTAGTTGTTCATCATATGAAGTTCCTTGCATTTTTGCTACTTCATTTAAGTATTCCTTAGATGTCATATATTTAACCTCAGCTTTATAATCACTATACTTTCCTGGTAATTTATCATAATTACCTAACATTAATTCTTTATAATCGGGAATATCAATATCAGCCTTTATAAATTTATTACTTTGTTCTAATAAATTTTCCCTTAATTTTATTTTAATGAATCCTTTCATATTAAAATAATTCTAATTGTCCGTTACGAAATACTGGGGATTTAACATAGAAGAACCATTTACCATCTTCAGTAGCCACAAAGTAAACTTCACTAGCTGATATTATTTCCCTCTTATCATTATCACCAATTAAATAAAACCATGGTGCTTCATCAAATGGGTTATATTGTACTTGTGACATACCACTTGTATTACCACTATCTGTTGCGACTACTGTACCTGAAACACCAGCAATTAATTGTCTAGTACCAGCGTTACCATCGTCTTCTTTAGATTTTTTAATTCTATTAGCACCACTTTCAGAAGTTTGGAATACTATGTTACCTTTTAATCTAACTTCATTTGTATACATGTTAGCTAAATTACCCTTCTTACCACTACTATTAGTTGTATAAATACCAACCATACCATTCTTACCTTGATTTCGATGTGTCCTATTGGTGTGGAACCATAAGTTTTGACCAATTAAATCTTCAGTGTCCACATATTTATCAAGTGGTTTTAACTTTTCGTAATACATTTCTCTTAGTAGGGTTTTAACAATGTTTTTAGTACTTTCTTTCATAGTATCATTTCCACATTTATGACATATATATTTATCGTGTGGTTCTGTTTCAGATTCTTTCCAAGACCAACCACAATCATAACAGTTTATCTTTTTATCTTTCTTACCAACACTCTCATTTTGAGGTTGATATAATACAAAATTAGCATTAGGAAAAAGAACTATCTCACCTGTACCATATTTTTTTGTTCTAGTGACTATTGAATCATAACCCTTAGACATTAATTTCTTAGTTAAGGATTTACCCTTTGCTTTATATTTTTTTGCTAAGTCTCTCTTATAATCTATAACATCTTCATACCCATCTAAATCTATAATTAAGGGTTTATTAAGGTTAGCTTTACCACTAACCCATCCAGGAAGTTCTATAGTACCTGGTGTTTTTTCTAAAACATAAGTTCCATGGGGTTCAACATCTTGACCATAAGTTGAACCGTGGTAAGAAGCTGATTCCATATTTTTTATTATGTCTAATTCCATAGTATTATAACTTTAATAATAAATATAAGTTATTGGTTAAAAAGTAAGGTTTAACTTAATTCTTTTAACCTTTCTAACTACAAATATATGGTTTTTTTATTTTATAATCAAATAATAATTGACTTATTTATTTATTTAAAGTATATTTAGATATGGGTATAGTTTATTTATTAAGGGTGGATAATGGTGATGAATTTTTATATAAGATTGGTATTACTAAGTATACAGCTGAAAAAAGAATTAAGGGTGGTTTACAAACGGGTAATGGTAATGAAATTACGGTTATTAATACATTTGAGACAAAGTATAATAATAAGATTGAAAACTCATTACATAGAATGTTCGGAACCAATAGAAAGAAGGGTGAGTGGTTTAATTTGGATATTGAAACCGTTAAAGGTTTTATAGATAAATGTCAGACACTACACGATAATTTTATTTATTTAGAGAAAATGAAGAATCCCTTTATTTAAGGGATTCTTCATTCAATAGTTTAAATGTTTTAAATAATAAGCGTCTAGGTCTTGATATAATGTATTCATCATATTCATACCCTAAGAATTCAATATGTTCTTTAAATTTCTTAATACATTCACCTAACAACTTACCACTAATACCAAATTCTTTAATAATCATCTTACCGTTAAACTTAGTACTTACAAATTGTTTTTTAGTCATTTTATAATTTATTTCAGAAGTATGTAAATCAATATCACACTCTGGAAATTTATCTTTAATAACTGAAATATTATTACTCTTTAAATTACTAACATATGATTTATCATAATCTTCATGTGGTACTCCACTAATATAAGTAAGGAAGCCCATATAAGATTGTCTTCTAACGTCACGACCTCTATTAACCTTAGTTAAATTCTCAATCTGAAATATCCAAGGTGTGTAATACTTTGAAGTCATTACATAATCATATATATCTTCTATAGTTTGAAATCCCTTAGTAAATCTATCATAATCATACCCTAAGAATTCAAATATCTTTCTGAAATCCTTAGACACCATAATTTTAAATTTATTATTGGAATCATAAATATGATTTATCCATAAACCTTCCATACCATACTTAAAACCAATAGATTGAGCTATCTTACCGAAGTAATTACCAAATCCATAATCATAGTAATGACAGTAACTTTCAAAATCTTCTTCTTTACATGTAATTAAATCTATCTGAGTTGAATCATAATCAAATGAATGACAATTACCATTATGAAATATCTCACCTGGTTTAAATACTCTATTTATGTATTCATCAATATTAAAATTTGTATCTGTAACTACACAAATTATGTCAATATCACCATGACTCTCTTTATTCTTGTAATTTTTAACTACCCTTAAGTTTGTGAAATCAGAAAACATTATTGTAACTAATTCCTTACATAGTTTTAGGTACTTTTCATTACTACACCTCTCTGTATGTACTATTTTTAACGCTTTCCCTCCCATTTTATTTATCTTTATTTATAAAAACTTTATATACTATAACATCTTGATTACGAATACTTAATAAATATTCTCTAGTTATTGGACATCTATTAATCATTAACTCATTTTTAAATTCTTCTGAATTAGGGTCTATTTTTGTTAATTCAAACATATCATGTAATTGTTCTAAGTTTGAATTTCTAATCATATTTATAAGCATTTCTTTATATATGTATTCATCACCTAGAGCCATACTATCCTTAATAAGTTTTAAATACTCATTAGTAATTTTATGTTCACTTCTATGTTCCATTTTAATTCTGTATTTCGATTAAGTATGCAATTGTACACTGCTTACCGTTATATATTATAAATTCATCATTTCTTAAATCAACACCACCATGTGCATATACACTATCATAACCTTCATTATCCATAACCTTTTTAGATAACTTATAACAAGAACTATCATGAGTCTTAATGTGTTTTTGGTTACCAACATGTACATCAAATAAAGCTAAATAACCCTTATTCGAACCACCATTAGTCCAATAAGAACCCCTAAGTGAACTATAACCTATCGATTTTTGAGCCTTATTAGCAAAATAAATACCATCACCAAACATACTACCAGTATGTATAGCACCAGAAGGTCTAATCATAAGTCCAGTTTGTATGATATTAAACCAATTTTCATTCCTGGAACCATGCCAGTAAAGTCTATTCTTTTTAACTCTAGCTTTATTAAAGTTTTCATCAAAATCAGCTTGAGTTCTTTCATTGATACACTTAAATATTTTCTTAGCTTGTTTTTTATTCTTACCTAATAACTTATATATTAATTTAAGTCTTTCTTCATCTTCCTCCACAGAAACTTTAAGACCCATTTGTTCAAGTAGTGTTATTTCATCACCCTTATCTTCACCAATCTTGGTGTTAACACTATCTCTTTGTTGTTTAAGTAATCTTACTTGACCAGCCATAGTATCAAGAGTATCTTGTTCATTAGATAAAAAATCATTTACCTTATCAAGATTATTTTTAACATCAGAAGTGTTAATTAAATAATCTCTAACATCTTTCATTTCTCTTGGTATTATACTGTATAAGCTAATTAATAATTCATTAAGTTTATTAACATCCATACCTATCTTAACTGATTTAACAGCATCATTAAGTATGTCTTGAGCCGAATCAATTTGTTTTTGTGTTACGGTATCTTGTGTAACCTTATAATTCTTCTGTATTGCTTTATTTGCAAAACTCATTAATTCATCAAAAAGGTTTCTAACCTTAACACAACTAATATCAGCAGTTTTACTTTTATTAGTACCTGTATTATCAGTAATCTTTTCAGATACCATGTCGGTAACATCTTTATAACCCTTACTATTACTAGTCTTATTCTTATAAATTTTATTCCACTCGTATGATTGTTTATAAACAGTAGTTAATCTCTTACCAACTCTACCATATTCACACTTTATCTTACCATCACTTTGTTCTTCCATGATGTAAACCTTATTAGATTGACCCGTCTTACCGTTATCAACCGAAACGTGAATAAGCTTTGCAAATTTTAAACCGTTTTCTTTAACTATCATAATATTGTTTTTATTATTTAATACAAATATAAGGATAATAATTTAATAAAACAAATTATTATCCTTATATAAACCCCTTAACTATTAAATCATGTAAATAAATTGAATGTGGGGCCCACTTTTCATTTGCATATCCAAGACTCATATGTAACCCCCAGTGTGGTCTATCAAGACCTAATTCGGTTCTTATCCCATGTAATTCAAGTCTATGTTCTTGTGGTATCGTAAACCACCAATGTAATGTACTACCAGGTTTAGATGAATCGGTCTTTGGTTGTAAGTCTAATATCACATCAATTTTAGTGTTATGATATTTCTCTTTAATTTCTAACCATTTACCATTTGATTCAGATTTTCTATCATTTATAAATGTGATATGTGGACCTCTTAATGGTCTATTAAGTTTTAGGTTATACCTCTTCTTTAAAAACCAATTGTAATAGTCAATCATATCGTCATTAAATACAACCATAGCAATACATTTCCATGAACCTTGTTTATCATGTTTTTTAGTCATATTCTTAGGGTCAAATTTAATAACCCCACTAACTTTAACAGTTGTCTTCATTTACAGTTATTTTAAATTATACTTATTCAAAACATCTTCCCATTCTTCATTAGATATAAAATCTAGTATTTTAATGTTTAATTCCCTTAATGAACCCTTACCTATAATTCCAAATGTTTGACTTTCGAAATTATCCTCAGATAAATTAATCCCACTAAACATATCTTTACCTATTAAGTATTGTAATACTGGTGTATCATAGACAAAGGCATCTAAATCACCTTCATTCATAGCTATAAACGCTTCTTCAGGGTTATTATATGAAATATACTTAATATCGTTTGATTCTAAAAACTTAGAAACATGACTACCACTTATGGTAGCAACTTTACACTTATTTAAATCACCAAGCGTTATTGGTTCTTTTTCAGTTGCATTATCAATTTGTAGTATCATATAACCAGTTAATATCATTGATACCCACATAAGTGTTAAAGACATAAATTTACCAATCCTAGTCTTAGCAACAACATATCCTTCACCAACTGTTGTCATTGTTGCTGAAACCCATATTAATGAATTCATATAACCCTTAACGTTTTTCTCAATCGCATCATTCTTCGTCGCTTCAATAAAGAAAAATAGTCCACCAAGTAAAATTACAGTAATCGCTAACTTACCAATTGGTACTAATAAAGACATAAACCTAAAGTTAGATTTAGCATCATCTGTATAAGCTATACTAGTACTTGTAGCATAAAATGGTTGTGAAAAATTAACCTTAGATAATCTATCTTTAGTTATTGTTGTAGGTGCGAAAAAATAGTCAAAATCAACGCTATCCTTAGCTATTCTATCAATGATATTATCATAACTTCCAGTAACCTCTACTAATTTATATGGTACATCAATACCCTTAACTAAATCAACACACAAACCACTGTAATGACCATTATCATACTTCATGGTAAATGGTGGGTCCAATTTTACACCAACCTTAATCGTATCTTTTTCAATGTTTTGTGAAAAAGAAATCATACTAATTAAAAAAAATACTATACTTCTCATTGTTTATTATTTTAAGTTAATACAAATATACATAAAAAAAAGGTGATTACAAAATATAATCACCTTTTTTTTTTAATATTAATCATAACTACCACCAGAATCGTATGAACTAGAATCTGAGCTAGATGAGCTAGATGATGAACCGTAATCTGAACTAGATGAGCTAGATGATGAACCGTAATCCGAACTAGATGAACTGTAACTAGATGAACTGTAACTAGGTGATTCATAACTAGGTGATTCGTAACTAGGTGTACTATAATCTAAGTTAGTTGTTTCACTGACATTTTCATCAACATCTTCACTGAGATTTTCATCAACATCTTCATCTATAAAAAAATCATCAAATAAAAAATCAATAAGAATCAAATCAAGTATTAACTCACCAGTTTCATCATAATAATCCCAGTCATTCTTAGAAGTACCATCAGTACCTAATTTACACTTACCTGTGTAAGTTTTACCATTGTGACTTCTAACCACCCTAAGATTAGGAGTCACTTGTTTTTTATAGGTTTTTTTAGTAACCTCTTCATTAGTCTTTTTATTTGTCATCTTATAGATACCAAACATTAATAATACTACAACTAAACTTAATAATCCAATAATTTCCATTTCTTTTTTTTTTTAATAATTAATAATAATGCACTTCCCATATAGGTGAGCAAAAATAAGGGTCATAATAAGAATCATAATATTCTATTTCAAATATCGGTTCTTCTACATATTCAACCTCGTATGTTATATATTCTTCATCATACTCTTCTTCATCCTCGTCATCTTCAAGATTTAATTCTAATTCATCTTGTTCTTCTTGAATTTTTAATAAATTATTCATGACTTTACTACCAGCCTCAACAATTAATTTCATGACTTCTTCACCAGTATGGTTATCTTCAGCTAAATCATCTAAATAAATATTATTATTTACAATATCCATTATTTCAAACCAAATTGAACCTGTGGCTAAATCAGCTTCCCAAGTATCATCTTCCTCACAATTAAACTTGTTACCGTCAACAAATTCTAAAAATACTATTTCTACTGGGTTTATACCCTTTAATTCGCAAAGTGCTATTCTTAAATCTACAAAAGACTCATCATTTAATATCTCATCAAAATCCTCATCAGTATCTACGTTGAAGTATTCTTCATAAGCGAATGTCCCAGAACCAGTATCAACTGCACTATATATTCGATAAACACGCCTAAATTCTTCTAATTTGGTTAGGTAATTAGTTAATAACTCACGACCTTTATTAGTTGGAACATATTTATTACTTGTAATTGTAACATAACCCTTAGAATGCATATGAATAAGAAATGGTTCCAGGAATGTCTTATTACCCTCTAAAATTATTGGGTAAATATGGTTAAAATTAATTAGGTTTTCAAGAAGAAGTACCGAACAAAAGTACTTCTTCATGTCATCCGTTAATTTATACTTAGCTTCTTTAATTGTATCAGCCATTATTTACCTTCGTTTATAAAGTCAGAGAATAGTTTATCATCGTCAGTTGTTGATGATTCAGATAATAATTTATTAATCCTATCCTCATCTGACATTGTTGAATCTTCTAGAGATTGCCAAGCACTAGCTTCAGCGTTATTACTATTAATTTTCTTACTAAGTTCTTCTAATTCTGAATTAACTCCATCCAAATTTAAGGATGATAATTCTTTAGTGATTTCTTTATTAGCTTTAGATGCTATCATTTCACCCTTACTAGTTTGAACTTTCTCTTCAGTACTTTTTATAGTATCCTTTAACTTAATTATCTTACTTTGTAAGTCTTGTACGATTAAAGATTGTTTTTTAGCAGCCTCATCTTTCTTATTAGCCTCATTTAATAGGTTTTCATGTTTATTTAACATGGTAGTGATATCAATCTTAGCTGTACTCTTACCAATAACCCCAGTATCCATCATTTTCTTTAACTTTACAGCTTTATCTCTAAATGATTGTGCTTGTGATTTTAATTTAGCAGCTTCAGACTCTAACCCAATCTGAACAGCCTTTATTCTAGCCAAACCTTCCATTGATTTTGAAAGCATTTCTTTTAAATCAACAACCTTTTGATTTAACAATTCAATAGGGTCTTCAATTTTATCAAGCATTGCATTAGCCTTACTTTTCCCTATTCCAAAAATTCTCTTTAATAATCCCATATATTTACTTTTTATTTATTTATTATTTCATTTATAGACACTTCACTAACTGATAACCTATTATTAATCTTACTAATTTCATAGGCTTGCATCTTAATGATTTCTTGTTGTTCTTTAATTGCTCCAACTAAATATGCAACAGTCAAATCATAATTAACCCTCTTTCCATCTTCATCTGTTGTGACTAATAATGGTGCTACCTTTTCAACGTCTTGAGCGATGAAACCAACTTGTCTTGACTGGTCAAAATCAGTTCCAACCACACTTATGAAATCTTCATTAGTTTTTAAGACTGTAGTATCCCAATCATAAGTAACACCTTCTAACTTAGTCACAACACTTAAAGCGTTTTTTAATTCTGTAACATTTGTTTTGTAATTTACATCACTACGTCTACCAGAACTTCTACTCCTTGATGAAGAACGACTTCTTGATGGTCTAGATGTTCTTTTAGGTTTAGTTGTTTTAGGTTTACTAGTTGTTCTAGTGGTTGGTTTACTAGTTGATTTACTACTGGAGTTTTTAGTGAAACCACCCTTTTTTAAATTATTACTATTTTGCTTTTTAAAACTCTTATTAGCTGTTTTAGTATTAGCAATAGATTTCCTAGTTTTTGGTGAAGTCTTATTTACGTTTTTAGACTTAGTTTTAGGTGTATAAGTTTTGTTACTCTTAGTTACTGTCTTACTAACAGTAGTTCTTTGTGTTACTGTTCTAGTCGAATAAGCACTTCTAGAGACTACAACTCTAGGTGAGTAATATCTTGGGTAATGACCGTAGTAATAAGGTGTATGGTAATACATGGACCTACTAGGTGAGAATAACCAACTATAGAATACCATCTCACTCAATGAAGGTGAAAAACTGGACCTATAATTTGTGTTAGAACCATATAACTGTTCAGAACCAGACATGTTAATATTATACTCCCCATTAAGACCCTTTTCTACCTCTATGGTTGCAATATGAGTTGTTTCTTTATCAGAACCAGTTGTTAAATCTAAACTCTTAACTTTACTAGTACCTTCATTCTCAGATACGTTAATAAAGTCAGTTTTACCATTACCATCTAAATCAAGATTGTTGATACCACCTTCTTTATTTAATTCTTTTTCTAAGGAAGGTGCATCTGTAACTTTACCATCTTGAAATAAAGAACCAACTAATTTTAAGTCTAGACCATCCGATGGTGATACTGTTGATACAATATTCACTTCAGGAGTTTTAACTTGTTTTTTCTTTTCTGTACACGATACTAATACTAACGATAATGATAGTATTAGTAATTTAAAATTATTTTTCATATTTTTTATTTAAAATTATTGTTAATGCAAATATACATATATTTTTACTATTATACAAGAAATTAAGCTAATTTTTTATTTAATAACACATTTCTTAAAAAATCATTATTAGGTCCACCTATCTTATCCACCCAAAATTTACGATTTTTATCATTTTCCTCTTCCCATTTTTTTAACTCCTTTTCATTTGGGAAATAATTTCTTTTACCAGCCCAAGGCTTACGAACATTAACATAATCTGGGTATAATTCTTTGTTATAAACCCTCTCATCAACTAAAAAACAAAAAGAAGATAATGTGTCATTTAAATCTGGTTCTTTCATTTCACCAATTAACACTTCATTTTCAATAAATGAATCTCTAAGTTTCTGCATGGAACCATACCACTTACTATCCTTATTATCGTTAGTAGTACCGCCATTTAATATGATGAAAGTTTCATATTCATCAGCCCATCTGTTAAAGTTTACTTTTAAACCAGGCATATCATTAACTAACCTACCATACCTAACTACAGCATGTCCAAATTGTATACCCTTTTGAATACCACTTAAGTTATAAGGTACAAACCCATACATTCTCCAATCTAAATATTTTTCAGTTTTTCTAGGTGTTGAGTTAAGTTTAACTTTACAATCCTTTATAATGTCAAGAAATTTATACTTAGTTATATAAACCTCAAAATATACTTGTTCACCACGCTTATTAGCAAAGTTATTTAAGTCTAATACCCTAATATTTAACTCAAGTGACCATTCATAACCAGTTTTTCTAATTTTATTATCCATATTCCTTACTTTAAGTTTCTTCTATTTAATTCACGTACATAACTGTAATAATTAAGCTCTCTTCTAGCGTCTTCCCCATAGTATGTATCTTCATCATACCACACACTATCAACATCAAAACCACCGCCACCTCTCATTATAGTTAGCCCTTCATCGGCTTGTCTATCAATCCATTTAATAATATTCTTAAGGTGACTCAACTCTAAATCTATTAATTTAATTTCATCACCGTTTTTTGTTATATGATATTCCATATTTAAAGTGCTTCTTGCTCAAAGAAATATTCTCTAGCATATTGTGACACATATTTATTAATTTCTTTTGGTTCAAGACCAGCATCAGATATTATATCTAAATCTTCATCCATAATATCTTTAATTACTAACCTTATATAAGTTGAAAGATGTTTTCTATTAATATCTTCACCATTCTTAGTTACTTCATTAAACATTTGGCTTAATCTCCATACTGGAGTTACCTTACCAGCAACATCAATTATCTTCTGAAGTTTTTCATTATCAACCTTCTTAATCTTTTTTATCTTAGATTTACCAGCATGTCTATCATCCTTAGTCTTAAATCTATGCATCGTACCTTTATACTCAACTGACCAAACTAGTCCTTCACCAATTCCGCTTGAACCAAAATGTTTTGCAACTGGACATTCATCACCTATTGCTGTGGTTAACTCCACAAACTTATTTTGAGCCATCTGAGGCACGTTAAAATCAACAGACACCTCGTAAGTCGGAAATTCATTTATGTTCCAAATTTTATCGTTATTTTCAAACCTATAGTCCTCGAAAGGTAACCAGTAGTTAACAAAATCTGGATTAGATGGTTCAGAAACCTTAACACCAAACATGTAGAATGCTTTTTCCAAATTAGCAATAGCGACATTTTTTTGAATACTACCACCAGCCCACTCACCATATACTGATATAGTGTATTTATCGGTATCAATATTGTTGTCATCACTTATTTTATTTATTAAACTTGTAAAATCAACTTTATTAGTTTCTACAAAAAAAGCGAAACCAGCATTGTCTTTCTCAAGTGTTATTACTTTTTCTCTAGATTGTGCCCATAAACCATCTTTTGAGTTATAACAAACTCCAGCATTAGTACCATGTATTTTAACGGTACCTTTGAAAATTAAGGTTGGTTTTTTAACTGTAGGGTCATAAATAGCATCACCATTTTCGTCTAAACCAACGAATGATATCATTCTACTTATGTTAGATACAACATTTCTAAATTGTGGTATCTTAGGGTAACTAATATGTTTCATATTTTTATTATTTAATTGTTAAAGTACAAAGATATAAAAAAAAAGGTTATAAAACAACTTTATAACCTTTTTTTTTAAAATTTCCTATTATCTTCTACAAATAAGTTTGGGTTCTCTTTAATCCAACTTATTAAGTATTCTTGCAACATTGGTGGAATTGGAACTCCTTCCATATATAACACTCCACCCACAATGTGAAATGTTTGACCATTTATGAAATTAAGTGTCCCATTATATCCAGGGATATTTAATACCATCTTATGTTTTAACCTATAAACTCTATCTATCATATTCATATCAACTTATATTATTTTTTAGTCACCACTTGTTTTTACAGGTATCGAATGTATATTTAACCCCCCATTAGAAGTTTTATTACTAACTTGGAATCCAGTAGAAGAAGAACTTCTATCAAATTTTTCTTTTAAGAATGATATTTTTCTAACCTCATCAATAACTTTAATTTCTGATTTTATACTATTCACTATCATCTCTACAGTAACATTTTCAGTTTCAAGGGTATTATTTCTAAGTTTAAGCATCTTTATAGCATTAAATATATGTGAACCACTAACACCCGACATGTGGAATAAACCTACAATAGCTTTATCTGAATAAATATCAATATCTTCATTAGTAATATCATCAAAATTTAATTTTAAAGATTTTAATATAATATTTTTAATATTATCAAATGTTAAGTCATTATAAAGTAATGTTTTATCGAACCTACCAGGTCTTTGTGCCGCTAAGTCTAATAAATGTGCAGCATTTGTAGTTGCAATAACACCAACATTATCGGCTAATTTGTCAGTACCATCCATAACGTCTAAAAAGTCACCTAATAATTGCGAATAAGACCCAGAGTTTCTATCACCTAATGATAAATCTAAATCATCCAAGATAATAAGAGATGGTGCTAGAACATTTGCTAATTGGACCTTTTCGTGTAAATATTCACATATTGGGGTTTTTATTATGGTAACACCTTGCTTGTTAAGTTCATTTGCTATAACTATTGTAGATTCCGTTTTACCAACTCCAGGATTACCTACTTTAAGGTATCTTAATATTTTATTTGATTTTTTAAAAATATTAACATATAATTTTAAATTATCCATTATCTCATTAGGTAAAAAGATATCATCAAAACTTCTTTTTTCAATATCTTTACAATCCCAAGAGAACTTATTCCTAGGCATCGTAAAGTACGACCCCTTAAGTTCTGAAGTTTCTAAAGCACAATATAATAAATAGTTATAAATAAATTCACCACTATACTTAGTTTGCCCATTACTTTTCACTTTAACATTATATTTCATGTTAGCACCATCCCTATATTTTTTAAATTGGATAGTGAATAACACTCCATCAAATTTAAATAAAAATGAAATACCTTCACTACTAAATGAATCCTCACTTACATTAAAATCAACACATATTGAGTTAGAATATAGTGGACAGATTAAATCAACACTTAAACTCTCAGCTTTTTCTTTATCACCATCTATAATGTGAAAAAATGTGTCAAATATTTTAAATATGGCATCATTAGCACCACCCATATTTGAATTGACTCTAATCTCAAATTCATTTATTTTATTATCTAATAATTTGTAAATTCTTTTATTCATATCTTATATTTTTTATATTAATTTATTAAGTCCTTTAGCTGATGAATCAATTTCTAAACATTCTTCGAATGAATTTGCAGTAACTTTATCATCCCTTAAGTTTTTTAAGCAAGGGTATAATACTGAATGACCACCATTTCTATTACTAGATAAACCATTACACTTTACCTCGATTATAGTACCTAACAATGTTTCTTGATTATCTGTAATATATTCCATTAAATCTTCTGGTATTCCTTGTGCTTTTGTACTCAATTTACCACAAGAACTTTCACAAGTAACACTAGATATAACATTCTCATTCTTAGTACCTTCACTACCGTAATTGAATTCTACTATTTTTAAATCTAAGTCAAATTCAACTTTCATTTTAATCTGATAATTTGGTTTACCATTTTTCCAAACACCATCTAATGATTTTAATACAGTACCTTCTTCACCCTTACTTAACATATCACTAAAATGGTTTAAAGCTTCAGCATATGTACTTATGAATTTAAATTCAACCATAGAAATCATTTCATAATCATTTAAATCTAAGTTAAACTTCAACCAGTTTAACCTTTCTAATCTAGGTCTTTTACAAATATTAGTGTAATATTCATCAACTCCTATAATATCCCAAACTATAAATCTAATCCTATCTAATAATTCAGAATAAACAAGACCATGTTTTTTAAACATATTGTCAATGGATTTAGTAGCAGCCTTATTATCTTTTTCTAAGTCAGAATTTAACTTTTTAGTTATATTAATTATACTTGTAATTAAACCGTTAGATGTTTCTCTTTTTATCCCATCAATTACTAGCTCCCCATTTAATACACAATCATTAAATGTTGATAATTCGGTTAGTAGTTTACCACCACCTAATAATGTTTCTTCACCTTGTCTTGAAACTAGTTCTAATTCACCACTTCTAATTATAGCATTACAGTATCTACCATCGGCCTTAACTTCAGAAATTGCCTTAACATCACCATTATAATTAGGGTCTAACTTATGGATTAAAATTTCATCCATGTCGGTAATATCTTTAACTTTATCAAATATAGCTTCAACTTTTTTACTGTTGAAAGATATTGCACCCATATAATGAGTTTTTTCAATAAGTTTTGGGAAAACCTTATTAATGTTAGATGTTCCCATACCTATTTTTAAATCCTTCTTTATTATTCTTTCTAGAACAATAGCATCATCCTTATGTGAATAAGTTAATAACTTTTTAAGATATTCAATTGCAGAATTACCAGTTAATTCTCTATCGTAAAATGTTGATAATTTAGCCAGTAATTGTGGCATTGTATAAGCATCTACTGGGTTATATATTGTCTCATATTCTGGGATTTGTTTTATAAAAAACTTAATCCTTTTTGATTTAGCATAGTATAACGCTTCAGTTAAGTAAGGTGTATTTTTATACTTTCTAAGTATGTCCATCTTTGCGTTAGAACCACTTTCATTTGAAATTTCGTCAAATATTTCTTTTATTCTCATGTAATTAATTTTATTTTTTAGCAAGATACTCACGATTCCTACCCATATGTTCTGGGTATAATAAGTAAAGTGGTTCAGATTGTGTTATTTCTTTAGTGTCAATATTCATTATAGATAACTTACCACTATATGTTGCACCAGTGTCCATATTCCACACATTACCAATATTTATTGGTTTGTCATCATTGTAGTTAATTGTTGGGGTGTGACCTATATAAATTTCTTTATATTGTCCCCATATTACACCCACCTTTTCAAAGTTACGTTGTTCAATCATATAACCCCAGAATGACCTATCCCAATAGAATGTTGCATTTTCACCTTTTTTAGTTTGACCAACATCCATATGATACTGTTTATCCATAGCAACCCTTGGATTAAAACCAGCATGTACGAACACCCTATTATCTTCATCAATATAATATTCTAATGCATTAGTTAAAAATTCTAAATGAACGTTTAACATTTCCTCAGATTTATTAAAATAACTATCATATGTTTCTTTACCACCTTGACTATACCATAAATGGTTTTCTGAAGTTGGACCCGTTTTAAGTGCGTCACGTAAAAACCTTTCAGTCCATTCATCATGATTACCCTTTAAATAAACCAATTTCTTGATTTTAATTAACTCTTCTATAACTTCAGCTGTCTCTGGCCAACCATCTGTAGCATCACCTAGGGCAATTAGCTTATCATTATCGTAATCAAAACTAACCTTTTCTAGTACTTGAATAAATGCCTTATAACCACCATGAATATCCCCTATACAAAACGTTCTACTTATATTATTTTTCATGTTATTGTAATAATGTTGTTAAATGGTCCCACATTGGTTGTGCACTAGATGGTGAAGCTTCATATAAAGCTTCTCTAAATTCAGCATATTCTGTCTTATACATATCAATTTTACCACCCATCTCTACGTTTGCAATTCTATCTGCTAATTTTAATATAATAGCGTCTGGTATACTAGCAGTCTTAGGTAAAGTTTTTAGTTTTTTTTCTCTTCTGGACCTACCTAATTCATCAGTCACACCATAAACCATTTCAGCTACATCAAGCCCAAAATATTTATTTATTTTGTTGTAAGATAAGTCTGTATCTTCTAGCGTATCATGTAAATAACCACCAATAATATACTTACCATGATGTCCGAATTTTTTTAAAACTTCAACAACATCATCCAAGTGTTTCCAATAAGGGTATATATCCGAATACGTCTTATTACCATGAGCTTTTATGGCTACTAACCTAGCTTCTTCATAAATTTTTACTGTATACATAGTTACTTTTTATTTAAGTCAAAGATACGTATAAAAAACACAATAAACAAATAAATTTTAACTTATTTGTTTAGGTGGTTCATAATTAGTTTCAAGCAACGTCATAATTTCATTTAATTTTTTAAAATCACCATTTAATATTTTTAAAACTTCGTATGAAATTTCATCCCAAGATGGTTCTGACTCTTCCGCTTTATAACTAGAAACTAAACCTGGTATTAATGTGTCCATATCAAGTATATTTAATCTAGTTGATTCATTACTAAAGATTTTTCCACAATCTGAAGTGAATAAAATATTATAATAAAGTCTAGGTGACCTAACACAAGCCCCTACGGGTAAAACAATCCAATCACTCTTAGCAAGATTTGAAGAGATTAGACGTGTTGTAAATGTTAAGTTATCTCGATTTAATTGATTTAATCTAATGGTACCAGACACACCATCTTTATTTATATATTTCATAATTTTAATTTGTTAAACTTTTATTTTCTTCAATTAACGTAAAAAGACAATGTTCAAATGCTATCTTAAGCATTTTTAACCTACTTGAAGCCCCGAAATCTTCACCCACACCTGGTTTTTCTTCACCAACCCTATAAATGTATAACCTATAGCAAATAAACTCATCACTAACAAGTGTTTCACTTTCTTTTTCATTTAGATACCCATCAACTAATAATTCAATATGAAACCCCTTAGTTATTAACCATTCGATAACCTGGTCATTAGTTGGTACTATTACAGTATCTTTTTGGTTAATATCAATAACTTCATTGAATGCTAAGAAGTGTTCTAATTCTGAATATAATTTAGGTTCATCTTCATTGTAATGGTTTCTATATGTTGCAACACACTCTTCATTAAAACCTAATTCTTTAAGTTGTAAAGCTAGTTGGTAATTTAAAAACATTTCTTTCATAATTTATAATTTTATACAAAGGTAAGAAATAATTAACGATTAACCTAATTATTTCTTACTTTCTTTTTTAATCCCTAAGTAAGTTCCAACAGAACCACCAATAATAAATGCTAATATCGGTAAAGGTTGACCCTCGGTTATTGAATTCATACCAAAGGTCATTGATACTAGCCATGTTATACCAATACCATTACCAGTTATTATCGTAGCTAACATTCTTCTTTCCGAAGTATATATAACATTTAATGTTCTCAAATAAATAAAAATTATCTGAGATGCTAAAATAACCAGTGCTGAATAATATTGATTTTCAAGTATTTCAGTAAAATCTACCATGATATTATATTTTTTATAAAATGTTATACAATCTCTTATTATCAAGGTTAATCATGTAATCTTCTACTGTATCAACCTTACCATCTTTAAGGTTAAAGAATAAAGAAGAAAACTCCTTAACATCTCTTTTTGATGTTATTTCAAAAACTTTCATTGCGAACTTTTTTTGTTCACCCTTAGTTATGTTTTTAGGTTTGAATGTGGTTAATTCTTCCCAAACACTTATTAAGTCTAATGTCAGTTTATCGTAATTCACCTTAAGTCTAGTTATCTCTTCTTTTCTTTCTGGAAAAGCAACTACGAATTCATCAATTTCATTAGATTTAACTACCTCCATAATACTATGCTCACTAGTCTTAGATTTTAAGTGATGTACCGCAATATATTCTGGATTCTTTAATTTAACTCTATTAAAATTTGCATCGACAACAACATAACCTTCGTCATACCATGGCATATCTTTAAATGTATTAACTAAAACTCCAGCATTTTTAGCATTCATACTGTATGATTTAACTAATGGTACATTTAAAACTTTTGCAACATCCTTTAATGAATTATAGTCAATTTCCAACAACCCTGACAATCTTCTAGCTGCTAATAGTGTTATAGAAGACTCCTTATGTGGTTTAACTACAATATTATAAGGTGTGGTCAATTCGAACATATATACAACACCCTTTGTTAAGGCATCTAAATTCATATTTATTTTGTTAGCTGTTTCCCAAAATAAATCATTAAATGTTGTTCCGAATTTATTGTTAACCTCACCATCACCTTCAGCAGTACCAGTTGTTGCTGCAAACCAAGTTTCTTTATTCCAATCCCAATATAATTGAATCATAGAACCATCTAACTTCTCCAATACGTGTGCAGTATCCCAATCAACTTTAGAAGCTAATGATTCTGCATTATTGAAGAATTTTTTAAAAGAAAGTGACATAACTTTCCAAGTTCCCTTTTCCAATATTAAACCTCTACACTCTTGAACTTCCGTTAAAGACATGTCAGATTCAATCTGATTGTATTTAATAAGAACTTTATCACCATAGTCTTTAACTTTAAGTTTAAAAGCCTTTTCTACACTATCTATACCGTTTTTATTTATGTATTCTACTATCTTTAACATATTTTCATTTTTTATTCATCCTTTGGTTCATCATCAAGATTTTCATTATCAAAATCTTCACTAGCATTACCAAAATCTATATCAAGGTTATCTTTTATCTCACGTAATACGTCATCTAATTCACTATCCCCCATACCAGCGATATTGCTATTCGACATATATTTATCGATTATTTTCTTAGATGAAAACATAGAACACAAGTCTGTAAATGTTTTCATATCATCAACATCAAACAACAATCCACTAGCTAGTATTAAAACATCACCAGTTGCCGATATTAGATAATCACCATTTTCTTGCCCTTCTTTATTTAAGGCTCTACCTAAATTAAATAACTTATCACTAAGTTCATCATGTCTTTTATTTTCCATATCTCATATTTTATATTCACAAATATACATAAATAATAACACTTATGCAAATTGTATTAACTTTATTTAAATGTTATTTCATTAACTATACCACTTAGGTTTATATAATTCTCCAAATTAGACCAATTAGTGATGTCATTAGACATTACTGGTTTAGCACCCTCTTTAGAATTAATTGCTAAAGTTATGTGTGGTATTTCATTATCACTATGATAACCTTCAACCATAACTGCAACAGCCATATCACTAACCCCCACTTTAGTTACCCTTATTGGTTTTATATCACCTAAATCAGACTTCAAATCTTCTGACAATCCCTTACCGAAATTTATAGTCATATGTTTAGCTATCACCTCCCAACCTTCTGGTATGTAATGCTTAGTAGCTTCAATCAGTTTTTTTCTTGAGTTATCACCTAACTTAAGTGAAGCCCATTTTTTTCGTTTACCGTTCTTACTTTCCATTATCTTCTTAACTGTTAATTCACCAATACTAGCGTGTGATGAAATCATTCTTTTAATTGTTTCTAAAGGTACATTATGTGTATTTCTATTAGCTAACTCTTCAGCTGTAAACCCATTTGTCCCAATATCAACTATTTTAATGTTACCTTCATCAAAACCCATCTTTAAAGCTGTCTCAACGTACATCTTAGAGTCTCTAGGTTTTATTCCAGTATTATCTATAATAACTGGAGAAACACCCCTTAGCATGTCTGATTTAGCGTTTCTATAATTTTGTCCATGCATCTTTCCAAGTGCACTAAAGTCATTACTTTCTTTCATTTTCTTAAAGAAGTCGTTATAATCACCATTAGACTCAATCACTTCATCAGTAGAGTGAATTGTACCCTCATTAACTAAGCTTTTTGCTTTAGTACTCTTACCAGCACCTGGTTACGGTATCCCTCTCATGATGAATAACTCTTGAGAGGGACGTGTAATTTTTACGTTAATTGAATTGTATTCTACTAGAATATCTTTTATATTTTTCTTACCCATGTTTATTAATGAATCACAAACCTTTACATTATATGAGGAAAAAGAACCCCTAAAAAGGGTGTTGAATCCGACCCATTTAACTAATCTTCTATTTTTATATTTCATAATTATTATTTTATACAAAGATACTAATAATAATTGGAAATATTATTATAAAATCTAATTAATTTTTAAAAATCTAATGAAAAAGAAAATACTTACACAAAATAAACCTATAGATTCAGCTAAGAATAAGGTTATAACATTTAAGAATAATAAAGTTAGTGTAGTTAAGACTATGATGAATATACTTATTTTAGTTTGTTTAGAGAAAACCTTACTAAAATAAATCAATATAAATAAATTCTCCAGGAAAAATAAAATAGCAAACACATCATGAATATACTCACCCTCTTTTACTGGGAAGATAACAACACCTAACATTGAGATACCTAGGATAATGTTAAACCTTCTATTTTTATCTATTATACCGTCTAATATAAAGAAAATACTTATAAAACTTAAAGTCACAATATAAAACCAACACGCTTCTGAATAGATATATTTACTAACACTATCTAAAAATTCACCAGTAATTACTGGTAAAAATACAGGTAAAATAAAAAGCGTTATCGATAGAAATAATTCTACCTTGATAACGCTTTTTATAATGTTAATTTGGTTCATAACGGACTATATGTTTTCTATTAAATAAATATGTAAAATTTCCACTTTTATTGGGGTTTTTACACTTATTTTCTAAAAAATCCTGTCCAACCCAATGTCTTACCTTTTCTTCCCCTAGATTTAGGTCCTTCTTTTAAGTACCAACCACCTTTTTTTGATTTACTCTTATAAACATGTGTTTCTCTATCACTAAACATGTCAAGTAAATTTTCCCACATTTCTAACCAATCAAAATCATCTTTTGCCATAACTATTCGTTTGTTTTAAATTTATAATACCAGACTTTACCATTAAACTTACTTAAATCTGGTACTAAAGTATCACCAATAGTTTTATCTTGAATTTCTGAAACATGTAATTCATCACAAAATTCAATTGTTGACTCATACAATCTCTTACCACCTATAACCCAATCAGGGTTTTTAGCAAGAGCTTCTTCTAAAGTATGATAACCCTTTCCGACAACAATAACCTCTCTACCACTTAATTTAGGCATAGATTCAAATGTTGTTCTACCTACTAGTAATTTACAACCCATAGTCATTTTTTTAAAATGCTTTAAATCATCACTACTCTTCCATGGTAATTTATTATCTAAACCTATGTAGTCAAGTTTGTTAATTGCTATAATAGCTTTTAATTTATTCATATTGGTTTATATAACTTTTATTAATTTCACTAAACTTATCTAAAATTATTTGATGTTCACCATGTTCACCACATTGTGGGGTTAGGTATAACATATTCTCTTTAAAGTAACCAGACATTGGGTAAAGGTTTCTAGATATAGTATTTAAATCACTAAGTAATTTACCATGAACCCTAAAATCTCTTTTATATTTACCATTTAAAGTTTTAGGTTCTGGTTCTTTTTCTACTAACTCATCTAATTCTGAAGTAGCTTTACCTTGTTTAATATAAATTTTACGTAAAATATCTAAACTACTATTAAGGTCATACACACTTACACCTATAATTTGTAATAGTAATTCTTTACAAATTGAATCATCTAGGTGTTCCCATAATTGATACATATTCTTTGTCCCAACCCATAATTTATCATCAGATAAATCTATATGACTTAATAAAGAGTCTGTACTATCTGAATCATTAAAATAATATATTGATTTACCGTCCCATGTTTTCAAATCTCTACCATCAGAAATGAATTTTTTACCACTATGTGAGTATAAATGTTCATCCTCCCCTTCACTTTCCCCTTCATACTTAAAATCTAATAACTTAAGAATACTTGAATCACCTAATCTTAAAGAATCTGTAGATTTAATAAAATTAGTTGACATGAAATCATAAACTTTTTTATTAATAAACATGAAATTCCAATCTTCAACTTCACTAGGATTTTTAATCTTATTCAACACTTCTTTATATTTATCTCTACCAAAAGTGTGTTTACCATCAACAAAATAAACAACAAATTCTTCAATTGTAACACCAAAGTGTTCTTCAATTAATTTTGTGTTTTCATCTTTTTGTATATTTTTTAAACCACCATAATCATCATACGTACCAAAAATTGGTAACGTTGCTGGTAAATTTGGTTGATAACCAAAACCATTATTTTTCTTTAAGGGTAATAAAACACATTCATTACCAGATGTAATCGCTATATTACTTATTCCACAGTGCACTGACCAACTTCCCATATTTGTTTTTTTGTTTTAACAAATATACTATTTTTAATCCAATAAAACAAATAATAAAACAAAAAAAAACACCTAAATTAGGTGTTTTTAATTAATTGATAATAACCACTCACAAATCCATAAGTATTAGTTTTACATGTACTTTTCCGCATGACCTTACTTCTATTGGTTAAATAACCTCAGAGGGTGGTTTATTATATTTATTTTCGTGAATACTTATCAACATGTTCTTTGGTCCAACCATAATCGATTAGTTCACCGTAAAAGTTAATATATTTTTCTTTACTTTCCTCAATTAACCATCTATAATCAAGATATTCCCAATCATTAATAATTTCTTTTGGAAGTTTTAAATAAAAATCTTCATCACAATAGTGTTTTTTTAAATGTTGCTTCCAACATCTTCTAATTCGACTCCAATAATCTTGTGTCGTCATCATCTTACTCTTATAGTAAGGTTTTCTTTTACTTCTACTCATATCTTCTATATAGGACGTTAGTTTCCCTAGAAGACTGAAGCTTTTATATATTTTTCCATAATTTTTTAATCATTTACACTAACATGTATTACACCGTCAATAATATCAACCTTAGTATTATAAATACCTTCATGAATTATAATCGGTACATTATCTGATACTTTATTAGGTTTTTTATTTTTTATTTCACTAATAACTCTCCTAATTTCATCTTCTTTAGCGGATTTACTTAACCTTGTTGAGTAATCGAAGGATTTTTTTAATATCCTATAAAGTCTTAACATCTCTGATATCTTCATAATAATTACTTGATTAAATGTTTAACTTTTTCACAAGGCACACAAGTAACACCTAGACCAGTTGTTTCTAATGATGCTGCTTTTCTAGAAGCAACAACAGCAAAACATAACCCAGTCCTATCATCCTTATCGTAGACTAAATCCTCAGCTTTAAAATTTACATTACTAGATGTACCAACTGAACAACTACATAAGAATAATGTAACACATAATACCATTAATTTTTTCATATACTTTCTTTTTTTTATATTAGTAGAGAGTACAGGATTCGAACCTGTATGGACTTTGTTTCTTTCGAATCTTTTGTTCCTAGCATTGTCATCTTACCACGCCATATAAGCGGTCTTGATAAGAAACTGATTTTAACGACTATCAGTTTGCATAGCTTCTTTCCCAATTTAGCCAACTCCCTATTTAAAGTACAAGTAACTAACATTACAATGATTCAACTCACTAGAACTCAACTGATTGTACTTCTAAGCTTGCCTTATTCTTTATTTCAATAACAAATATTCTATATTGCATCTTTATCCCCTTATGACATATCAAGGGGTACACTGGATAAGGTTATGTGTAGCTCGGTTAGATTTCTCTCCCTCTACCGATATATTTTTACGTCAGAGACACTACACTTTCCCTCAACTCTCTGTTTGAACTTTAAAATATTTTTGTTATTATATACCAAACACCCTCACACAGTTTTATAATAAACCAAAAAAATGAAGCTATTATAAGTAATCTTGAATGCCAACTTAAATTATATTTTTTACTTTTATGTGGTATGTGTATTGATATCAAACTACATCCCAGTAACAATAATAGTGTTTCCATTTTATTTAATTTATATTAATACTTTTTATTTCTATAAATAACAAGCTGAATAACCACAATCATTACATTCCTCACCATAAGTGCAATGATTGTAATTCTCACTTCCACATTGGGGACATATTTCATTGTTTCTTTTCATCTCTTCTAATTTATTTTTTAAAAGTAACTATTACTACGCAGTTGTTAACAACTCCACAAGCCCTAATTTGTGTCATATATCATCTCAGACATACTTGTAGTAATCGGATATTAAAGAGCATTTCTATCTGTCTCTTATTACTTAAAAACTCTTTGACTCCACCTTCAGTCTTGTGGAATGTTTATTAATAATGTGTGCTATTGCAGCTTCAATACAGCTAAGTCTCATACATTTAAACATCATCCAACAAACAACAACTACTCTGAAATGTAGTTTGTAGGTTTATAAAAGACTCACCCTTTCGGGTTCCACTTACCTCCAATGATAGCTTCTTTATTTTCCTACTGTTTATATTCAACCAAAGAGTTTTATTTCATTCTTGTATTTCACAAAATACCATTATTTATATTGTGTTTTTCTATTATACTTCCAGGTTCTCCATTTTCTCTGTTGTTGTCTCCATATAAGTTTTTTATTATATTTACCTATTGAATCCCAACCTAAATCCCAATCTATATCACTCCAATTATACGCTAATCTTTTGTAATCTAAATTATTTAAAGCTTCTTTAGTTTTAGCTCTACTAATCTTTTTATTTTTTCTTCTTGTCATAATTTATAGTTTTAATAAAACTATAAATTGTCAAACTTCTTTTTCATACAATATTTATTTTTCTAACCAAATTAACATTTTATTAAACCAATCTCTTTTATTCAGTAAACCACATAAAATAGCGATTGGGTAACATAAAAATAATTTTAAGACATATATAATATCACTTTTATTATTATAACCCCATTTTTGTCTAAAATTTTTAACTTTGGACGTTATTTTATTCATGTTACTTACTTTAAGTGTTAGGTGTAGGACTCGAACCTACATACCTTTAATTTAGTTAATTACTCTAAACTAATCAGTTGCCGCAACATTTACGGAGCGTTGAAACCATTCCGCCAACCTAACTTAATTAAAAAAAAAACCCTTTACCCCTTATATTCAGATTATGGGGAATACTGGAAACAACCTCCTACCGCCCATGATTCAATGGACAGTGCCAGAATCTAACTGACGTATCTGATACTAATAAACAACAACTACTCTGAAATGTAGTTTGTAATCACGCTAATTCTCCTATTTCAAATTAGTCTTACCGCTCTCCCTAGATTACCGTTTATCTTCAAACAAAGAGTTTTATATTTTAATTATTATTCACAAAGACTATCCCCAGGTATATAACTTGTATTCCATTGAGTCAATACATCTCCATTTGATGAAGTCCATTGTCCTGTTGGTAATGGTTGGCCTGATACAGCTTTCCATAGAATCATATCTCCTGGCTCAATACTAATACTAAGTACTTCTCCATTCCCATAATCAAATGTAATACTTATTGTGTCTGAACTACCATTATACATTTCAATAATGTCTGTTCTAACCCCATCAATATAAATACCTCTAGCGTATACTGTATTGTAGTCAGTTAAATACACATAAGGTGTTACATTTACAAAACTACCAGCTGGGCTATCACACATACCATACACATATTCTGTGTAGTAAGATGTATCTTCTTCTACTTCCCAGTTATCATCAAAATCACATGGGTGACAATCTAATTCTGTCCAATCAAAGTTAAAGGTAAAATTATTTACATCCTCAACAACCGAATCATGGTTTACAATCAACATACACCCAAGAGATTCTCCAGTTGTAATATCAAATGATGTTGTAAATGTGTTTGTAACATTTGGAAAACTATCACAAACTCTAAACTCATACTCTACCGTAGCACCAGTTGAAGTATCGTCAACATGAGACCAATAAAATCTTAATACTTCACTGTAGTTAGTAGCATCAAATTGCTTAGTTAATGTTGTTGAATTACCACTACTATCAGTGTATGTGGCAACAACTACAATGTAATTTGAATTAAATGTGGCAACCATTTCATCATCTAAGGCTATTAAAGTCATTAATCTTCCAGATGATGCACTCATTTCGAAGACAACCACATTATTACCTTCTTCAGTAACTAATACATCATTGTCTTCACCGTAAAATGTAGTGTGAGGTGCTTTTGCCCTCATCTCACCCATTAAATCATTCATATCTGAAGATGTAGACCCTGGTACAAAACCATAACTGAATTCACCCTCTTTTCTGTAGGTATCAGCAGTAGCTATAAAGTTGTTTGTACCAAGAGCAACGTCCTGTAATACAAATTCATTTTCACCCGACCCATCGTCAGTCATTTCATAAGTTTCTGAAGTGGAATAACTTGTATTACCTATCGCACCAACATGATTGGCTGTGATGTCAATTACATCTATAAATGGTAATACCGTTAGAGGTCTATTAATTGCAACCCTAGATTGACTATTACTTGACGGAGCAACAATAATACTAACGTCTTGTGTTTTTAATGTTGGGTTAATTACTTCTGGACTCTCAGAGTCATCATTACTGCATGATGTTAACCCAATAATCATCATTAATAATACTAATTTAAAATACTTTTTCATATTGTTAATTTTTTTTTATTTTGCCTACTCTAAATTAAGTTTTCAGCTACCCTTATTTATTTACTAAAACAAATATACAACTTATTATTTAATAAAACAAGTTTAAATTAAATATTTAACTTATTTTTTATATGTGTATGTTGTATCACACTCTTTTGAACCATCAACCTCAACACAATTTATCTTAACACTAGGGTTAATTAATTTTGATGATGTTAATGTATTACTAGGTTTATTAGGTAAAAAAAACATTGCGAATATACCACCCAATACAAAAAAAAATACCATAACATTAATCTTTTCATTACTTTTATTTTCCTCCATAATATTTTATATTTTAAATTAATTTTAATCCTTCTTGTAGCCCTTCCTCCAATGCTTCTTCGTAGGTTTTAAAACTACCTAATTCAATAGGAACATAACCATTTTCATTTTTTTCTGTATAATGATATACCTCACACCCATAGGATTTTCTCTTGGAATAAGGACTAGGTATTACTTCTATACCATGTACTTCCCTTAACCATTTTTGTAGTAATGATTGTGATGGTCTTTCATAAAGTGTGTAATACTCATTACTTAAGTCACCAAGATTAGGTTCACCGTTAACCATGTAAAATTTACTATCAGTTGTTAAATCACCTTCTTCATAAGACTCCAAATGATTAGGGTCACCATCATATTCATAAGTTGAATTATGTAAGATGAATAGACAATTACTACCACCTTTATAAGATTTTTCTTTAGCTAACTTTGCCGTTTCAAATGTTATTAAATCTTCTTTCATTATTTATTTTTATATGTTTTGATTTACACAAATATAAGAAGAATTTATTTACTGTGCAAATTTAATGTGAAGTTTTTTATATTAACATATTGGTTGGTTATCACGTATTAATGTATCAACATAAAACCTTTCTTTATCTGATAACTTATTATACCACTCATTAGCTTCTTTAATCCCGTTCAGTTCTTTATACCTTTCTATCTTTAACCTCTCAACCTCATTAAAATCCTCGACACTTATAGCTTTGAAAGATATATTTTTTGACCCAAATACATTATACAATTTAACCACATAACCTAAATTTTCAACACCATACCAATCATCATTATTAAATATATTTAAAGCTTCAAATATATCAATACCCAAAGTTTCCTTTAACTTTTTAATAACTTCGATTTTAGTATACGATAGTCGCTTTACCTTAAATTTAATATATCTATAAATCACATTTTCATCAAAATATTTATAATCCATATCTAATTCTGCTGAGACAATATTATATTTTATGTTACACAATTTACTCATGATTTATTTTAAAGTTCCTATTACTAACCCTTCGAATATAATATCAGTACCTATAATATAACCAAGTTTTTTCAAACCCTCAATTTCACCAGATACTGGTAAGGGTTTATATGGTAAAGGTTTACCACCAAATCTTTGGATAATCTCACGATAAATGTAAGGTGAAATATTAGAATTAAAAACTTTACTAAACCAATAAATATTTGATAAATGTTGGTCATCGATTTGGTTTAAACTTAAAACCCTATCATCATATGTTCTCCATTTAAATTCTGTAACAGTACTCATAATTTTAATTATTTTTTGTTATAAAAAAATCAAACCCATTAAAAGGTAAATTAACCCTAAATTTAGTTCCTTTAGGTGCTTTCCATTTGTAAATTAACCTCTTAGCTGCCTTTAATGACATAGGGTTAGGTAAACCTAAATAATTCATTGAATAATAAGAGCTGTGTAAACCTCCAAGATTTTTAGGGTTTTTTATCCACTCTAATTTGTCAGAATCAAACCACATACCCCTTTCTACTGGCTCAACCCATAGAGGTCTTTTTGTTTTTATGTTATTATTGTGCGGGTTTAAATAACTAACCGATTTAAACATTCTTTGACCCTTTGGTTTTCTTGATTTAGTACGCATACCTTTATATGTTTTGATTTATTGATTTACACAAATATAAGAAGAATTTATTTACTGTGCAAATTTAAAGTGAAAAAGATTTAAAAAAATTAGTTATCTTGTAACAATGGTTACTAGAAAGACCATTACAACTGTCAACATGAAAGAAATTATTACGTTGATTATATAACATGTCTGAATCGTCATCAATTATTACATATCTTCTGAAATTCCAAGCTAAACTTACATCTAATTCCAATTTATCACACAAATAATCCCTAATGAATGATTGAATCTCCATACCCCTACATGATTCGTTTCTATTAAAGTGTGGGGTAAGTCCTATTATATCGAAATCACAACCTAAAGTTTTAAAAAATAATCTCATATAGTCTAAACCATGACTTCTCCATGTTGAAGAAATAACAACTTTACTATTGGTATCTTTACATAATTCATTAAATAATTTAACTGTGTTAAAGTCAACTGATTCGATATTATATTTTAATTTATCTACATGACTATAACTTTCAACTTCACTATATATGTTTTCATTATCCAACGATAGTTTATCTAGGTTATTTGGTTCTGAGTTTAATTCTCTTTTATACCTTTCAGAATAAAATTTATGATGATTTAAAACTCCATCAATATCTAAGAATATAATGTTAGGTACTTTACTCATGATTTATTTATATGTTTTGATTTACACAAATATAAGAAGAATTTATTTACTGTGCAAATTTAAAGTGAAGTTTTTTTGAGACCCTACTCAGATTCGAACTGAGACTGTAGCTTTCGTAGAGCTAAGTGCTTGTCCATTACACCATAGAGCCAATTTGTAGCGTAAGTCGGAATTGAACCGACCCAGCAAACCTTATGAGGGTAAGCCCTCCACCTTGGAGCTACGCAATTTTTGAGACCCTACCCAGATTCGAACTGGGGCTATAACTTTAGAAGAGTTAGGTGCTTCCGCTACACCATAGAGCCTTATTATTTTTTATTATTTAACTTTTTTAATTGGGTGATTATCTCATTTAACATACCAAGAAGAGACCCGAATAAAAGTGCTAAAGATAGTTTATTATAAAATACCATTTCTGAAGGTATTAATATCACAAATGTAAGGGCACTGTAAATAAACCATTGAACTAAACCTTTATAATTATATGTTTTCATAAGCTTAACCTCTAGTTTTTATTAAATCATTTAATTTTATAATATTTTTACTTACCCATTCATCTAACCCATATATTTGATAATCATCAAAATTATATTCCATATGGTTATCATTACTTAAACCCTTAGACTCTAGTAACATATATTCTACACTAAATATATCATTAGCCTCAACAACAATATTATACTCGAAAAAATCTCCTTCACCACCGCCAGATAATATTACAACAAATTTTTTCATGTTATTACATATTAAAATTAGAACCTCCATCCAGATTCGAACTGGAACTAAAACTTTAGAAGAGTTTTGTGCTTATCCATTACACCATGGAGGCTTATATTGTGGTCCAGGTGAGACTCGAACTCACATGTGACCAAATTACGGTTTCAACTGCTTATGAGGCAGAGCCGATACTGGACCTTATTTTGTTGTGCGAAAGGGATTCGAACCCTTATTTCCAACCTTTACCTTAGTCACGCTTATCAGACGTGCTGGTTACCGCACAATATTACACTTTTATATCACAAAGATACAACTAATAATTTAAATACACAAGTAATTTAAATATTATTTTGCGGACATGGAGAATTACGATATCTCGACCCTTCGGTTAACAACCGAACGCTCTTCCTCTGAGCTACATGTCCTAATTATTTTGCGGACATGGAGAATTACGATATCTCGACCCTTCGGTTAACAACCGAACGCTCTTCCTCTGAGCTACATGTCCTAATTTAGTAGAAAGACTGGGACTCGAACCCAGGGACCCCTTTTGAGGGCCTACGGTTTAGCAAACCGCTGCATTACCACTCTGCCACCTTTCCAATTGTGTAAGAAATAGGATTCGAACCTATGAATGATTACCTTCTCTGATAATCTCAGTATAACTAATGTTAACATACCATTTTCAAGTACCCTGGTGCTTTCAACCACTCAGCCATTCTTACATATCTTTATGAATATAATGTACTAATTATTTTTCTTATATTCATCAAAAAACCAACTATAATATTTTTTTGACTCCATAAAACCATAATCAGTTATATTAACATCTTCTTGATATATATTTTCTGTATGATTACAAAATGGACAATCTTTAACAATAATCCCATCTAAATGTGCGTCAAACCCAGAATGAAACCCCATATTAACTAAAATTTCTTTATTACACTTATTACATTCACATACACCAATTATAGAAGCTAATGGGTCATCTTTTAGCACTTCTTTAACATTTTTAACTAACTTTTCCATATTACAAAATTTTTACATTACTATGGTAGAGAGAATGGGACTCGAACCCACACAGCGAATGAACGCTGAACAACTTTCCAAGCTGCTGCAATACCAATTATGCTTACCTCTCTATTTACGAGTTCTTAGTTAATACCGAAGTATATTCTGGTGTTACTCGCCTTATATGTCACCTACTATTATTCGGTCACATACGTCACTAACCCTAAGATTAGTTGTTTATCGTACAAAAAGTCAAGGTAGTAGATAGAGTAATCGAAACCCATGGTGTAACCCATCCCTGGGTTTCAAGCCCAGTTTGTCACCTTGACGGTACCTACTAATTTTGCGGAAGAAGTGGGATTCGAACCCACACGGCTTTTTACACCCCTTCGTTTTCAAGACGAGCACTGTTACCCAGAATCTTTCAGTTTATTCTTCCTTATTTTATTTCGCACGTCATCCAAGATTCGAACTCGGAGCCTTCGGGTTGGAGCCGAAAATGTTAGCCGTTACACCAATGACGTGTGTTTTAATTTTAATATGTCAATGAACTTTCTTTCATAAACCCCGACTGACTGTACAGTCGAGGTAAATATCATTATGTCAACCGTATGGGAATCGAACCCATGTTACTCGTTTCACAGACGAGCCACCTTTCCAATTTGGTGCAACGGAGGGATGTTGAGTGAGGTTTTTACATTCACTTTATTTTGGGTGTTACCACGGTATCGAGCCGAGTTCTTCAGATTCACAGTCTGACGCTTCACCTTAAAGCTTGAAACACCATATTTAATTTTTTGGGAAAACTACCCATTTACTTTTCTTTTCTTTTTCGTTGATGTCTTTTAAAGTTTTATCAATTACTTGTTTTAATTTATTTTCCCATTCTTTTTGGGTTGATTTTCCTTTATTATACATCTTTAATTTTCTTCTAATTCAACAAAGATAATCATCTTACCTTTTTCTTTTTTAAATTTAAGTGGACCATTATAACCAGTTGTATCTGCTATTGTTCTGTACTTATCAACAATTAGGTCAAAATCTTTCATAAAGTTTTTAACTTTTTCACTCCCTAACTTTCTAACTAAAATTCCCATACTTATTAAAATTAAAAAACCCGAAACTATTTCTAGAATCGGGTTTTGTTTATATTATTTATATGAATCTTACTTCATACTGTAAACATTTAGCATACCCGCTTCTCTTGAAGAATTACGTCTCCAATTACTGCTCGAAATCATATGTATGTTAATTGTTCTCATTTTACTTTTTTTATAAACACTTTTTTAGTGTTGTTATTAATATATATGACAAAGATACTAAAAGTTATCTGATTTGTCAAGTTTTTTTGTAAAAACTTTTTCGTTTTGTACTAATTTTTTTATAAACGCCTCATTTTCAGCGTTTTTTAAATTACTACCATCATATTCATTTTCTAAATATTCTGTAATAGTGTTAGTTATTTCTTTTATAAGTTTAAAATTCTTAATTGATTTACTCTTGTACCATTGTGGGAAAAAAGTAGTTTTCATATCGAATAAACTTTCTGTTGAGTCAGCTTCAACTTCTTCAACTTTCATTCTAAAGTATTTTTCATCAAATCTAATTGATGCTACCATATTTTTATTATTATATTTAAATGGTATAACTTTGAATAATTTTTTATTATCATCTAAGAATAAGTGTTTTGATGTTTTATTAACATATTCATTCATTCTTTTTGTCCAGTTTTCTAATTTTATATTTTCCATAATTTCTTTTTTTTAATTTATTAATTTTAAGTATAAAAGCTCAAGGCTTTAACATTGCTGTTTGGAAAATATACTTTATGGACCTCTGGTGTAAACCTAAGTGTTTTTCATAGTTACTGATTTTTATTAGTTAAATTATTTGTATTACCTAGTAGTGGTAATGAACTTACTAACTTTCTAGTCAATTCTGTAGGTTCAAATGCTACTGCTGTTATTTGGTCCCCTATATCGGGTTCTCTAAATACTGTATGGTTTATTCCCTTTACGTCAGCTTTTTCTATTAATTTTTCTAAGGATGCTTCATCCTTTGCTGTTAGGAATATTAAATAATTCGATGTTGTATTCCAATCTTTAGCGTCTATCGGATTTTCTAATATGTAATCTGCGACTGCATGTCCACTTTGGACTGCTTGATATCCGATTGGAAGGTCTTTTCTTGTAACTACTGTTAACTTTTTGTTTTTAATCTAAGTCATAACTTCTTAATTTATTTATTATTAATTTATCTGGTGCGAATAGTGGGAATCGAACCCACTACATCCGAGTTTAGAAGTCGGTACCCCAACCATTAGGGTCTTACTCGCAGTTTTGATTAATCTTATTAGATTATCTTAATACAAAGATACTACATATTTTTGGATTAATCAAGTTTTTTTTAAAAATAATTAAAAACTTATAATAGATTGTTATTTAACGATTTATATTCGATTATATTATTTGTTTTTTTTTAAGTTATCCTAAGATTATCTTAATTCGTTTAAGTTAAACGTTGGGATACCATCAACTCTAATATGACCATAGAATCTGTTGTTAAAATTTACGTAATTTAGCGGTATATTCTGTCCCACCTATATATTTACCAGTATCATCTTTTTTCATTAATTTATAATTCCCCCAAATATTTTTTAAATCTTCTTTAGTATATAATTTAACTCCCATTTGCTGTTTAGAATATTGAGCACCAGTTAAATCAATAAATAAATCACCAACCTTTAATATTGTATGTACTAAATATTTTTTATCATATTTTTTCCATTCTGGGTGAGCATCATCAGTTTCAAATTTAGGGTTTAATAAATCGATTAATATCAATTGGTTATCATCATAACCTATCTCTAGTAAATGTTTATATAACATATTAGATACAGTGTCACATTGACCTTTTGATAAATCACATGAATTAATTAAATCACTTATTTTAACACCAGAATTTAAATTTAACTTTGTGAAATTATTAATGTCATTTATAAGTTTATCTTTATTTAATCCTTCCCTTAATAAATTTTGTATAAATTTTTTCATAATATATTTTTATTAAATATCTTCATCTTATTCTATTAAACCTGGGTTATATGAATTTGCTAAACGTTCTAGTTCATTTGCGTATTCTGGTATTATAATTTTCATAATATTAATATCTCCTTTAGGTATTATATTATTAAGACTAGTAGAAAGTAACTGAATTGCCTTATCCTCATCACCATCCACCATATCCATCCAAAGACTTGCATCCTTAGTGTATTTTTTACCTTTAATACTTTTTATACCTCTTAATGCTCTAATTATATGCATATATTTCGATTTATAAGATTTACCTAAAAAACCATTTAAATTTTTATCAATTTCTTTATATATTTTAGGTGTATAAATACCCTTAGTTTCGGATACAAACATATCAATACCCATTTTTTCAATAATATATTTCAAAGTCTCATATCTACCTTCAACTAAAACATGTCTATATATATCATCATTAATATCAGTACTTCTTATTTTTTCAAGTATTTCACTATCTGAGATATCTGATAAATCTTTTTTACTAATATTATTTACTTCTTCATGATATGTATCACTCCATTGTTCTATAAATTTAGAGAACTCTATATTATATGAACCATACATATCAATTGGTGCTTTTATTTTTTTATCAGTACATAACACACCAACTACATACCTAGAAATTGGGTCTTGTATATTCCAATCTCCATCCTCAATTAAGTAAAATATTACATCACCATCAAGTATTGAATCTCTAATTTGACCAGCACCACCTTCACCATCGTGCTGCCCTTTACTTGTCCAATTAGAATCATCATCTTTTAAATCTTTCATATCTCTAAGGTCTTCACAAGATGTTATCCTAGGTTTTGCTGATTTACTAGCTAAATCATGTGGATGTCTCGATACTACAACATATAAATCACTTCCTTCATCATTTGAACGATTTAATCTATCTAAGTATGAATTATAATTTTTAAGTAATTTAAAATCTAATTTATTTAATATTTTACTAATTTTAATATTTTGATTACTTTTATTATTTTTAGCAATATTTTTATCCATATCAACAATAGAATAATTATATTTTTTAAGCATACTTGAAATATCATTATTTAGTTTTTCAATATTTTTAACATCAAATTTAAGTTTTGGTGTCTTCCTTGTTGGAGTGATTTGTTTACCAGTCTCCAAATTATAGTATAATCTATATACATTTTTACCAAAAATATCATCTAATTTACTTTTATCCCAAGTATTCCTTAATTGTTTACTTAAATTTAATGATATACTCTCATTCAAACCTTCCCTTAATAAATTTTGTATAAATTTTTTCATATTTCCATAAATTCTGGTACATTTTCACCAGGTGGGTTGTTTTCACTAACATATTTTATTAATTCTTTAAAATAATCTTCTAATTCTCTTTGATTATCTTCTTCACCATTTATGTCTTTTATTAATTTACTTGTTAAAACACTAACTGTTTCATTGTTTAAATTATTAGTAAGTTTTAATAAATCACTAACATCAACTCTAAAATGATAATCACGTCTACTTTCGTATTCATTCATTAAGAAAATAACATAAACATCATCTAAAGTTAATTCATTAACATTAACATCTTCCTTGACCTCATAACCACTTACGTATAAAAGTTTTAATGAATCAATAAAATCTTCATTAATTTTTTCTTTTTTTACATCATTATATAAGTAATTTTGTAAATTACTTATATTATCAACGCTAATTATTTCATCAAAACCTTCACTTTTAGAAGGTTGTTCGTATGATTTAAACATTCTATCAAAAGCTTGTGGTGGTATTGTTTTTGATTTACCCATTCGTTTAGCTGATTCTGCTCTATTATTTGCCACTTGTTTAATTAATTCTTCAGAACCTTTAAATTTAAAATCAACAGCAATTTTAATATAATCACCTTCATTACCTTCGATTGCTTTTAATGCTCCTTTTCTTGAACCAGAATTCATATTAGTCATATCCACTACTATCACTTTACCACTAGGGTGTGCGTCTTTAACCCTTGAATTGAATAAATTTTGAACTTTATTATTTGCATTAATTACTTTATCAAAAACAGTGTCGGCCCATGTCATCCAGCTTGGTGATTCTATAACAGTACCATATTTTTCGTCAACATCACCTATTTTAGCATCTTCTGGTGGTGTTGAAAATAAATCATCATATGTCCAATTGTAAGTTGAAGCAACTTCTTCAACAATATCATCTCTACTAATTACATATGAATTAGGGAAATTACTTTTAATCCATGTTGATTTACCTACTGATGGTGGGCCTACTAAAACTATTATTTTTCTCTTTTTTAACCCCCCATCTACCTCTTCACGTAAAAGACTATTTTGTTTAATATATCTTTGTTCTGAAAGTATATTAGCTTTCATCATATTTTTAAATTTATCTAATTTTCTCATAACTTTTTTTATCTTTTTTTCTCATTAGTATTTTTTAATATTAACATATCCATGTTATAAATAAATATCATTAAAAACAAAAAAAAACCATACTTAAAATATGGTTTTTTTGTTTTTAATGATATTAATCTCTTTCTGGTGGGTCCATATCTGGACCTTCTGGTAGATAATATTCTGAGTGTTCCTCTATATGATTTTCAATAGCATTACGTATTTTACTAAGTGTTTCAGAACTAACCTTAACTTCATGAATTATTTCTTGATTATCGTCAATTTTATAGATTTCATGTATATAAAAATACACCTCAAACTCTGGATATTCCTCTGGCTCTTCAAGGGTTGATGCTCTATGACTACCAGACCAAGAACTTTCGTCATCGATTTTAACCAAATATCTACCACCATCATAAATCCATGGGTATTTATCTTTAGATGTTACATTACCAAAAGCAAAATAATATTCACCATCTTCTTTAATATAATCTTCTAAATAAACTTTATCGTTATGTATTACATTACCTAATTCATTTTCATTAATCCTTTTTATTTTATTAAAGGTCTTATTAAATGATTCGATAAGATTACTTCTATTAACATTTAAATCTGTAACTAATTTTTTTGATGGATTTTCATCAACATCTTTATATTCAATTTCATTATTTTCCCTTAAAAGACTATTTTGTTTAATATGTCTTTGTTCTGAAAGCATATTAGCTTTCGTAATATTTTTAAATTTATCTAATTTTCTCATAACTTAATTTTATTATAAATATTATTAAAATATTAAAAAAATTATAAATTTTTATTTTAAGTGCGGTTTAATTGCGAATGATATATAACATCCTACCATAAATCCAAGTGTTGATGGAATTGGGAAAACAACATCCTTACCGAACTTTGTCTTATATTTTTCTCTATTAAGTATTAAGCTATCAAATCTTTTAAAGATGTAATATGATAACCCTATTAAAATATAGTTACCAGAAGCTACCATTGCAATTGCTAACCCACTTAATAGTCCATGAGTAAAGTTTATAATAGAGTGTTTTGAAACTGTCTTAATAGTTTCGTTAGCATCCATCATTTTTCTTTCTTTTTCTATAATTTTTTTAATTTTCATTTCTCTTTTTTTTAATTTAGGGTAAATATATGACCTTTTTTTAGTTCTACCAAATATTTTATCAATAAATTTATCTTTCTCTAACGTTTTGATAACATTACCTAATTCTGGCCCTGGTTTCAAGTCGTATTTCTCTAATACTTCACCCCCAGTTACTGTTAATTCAAAAACAATGAATGCATTAACAAAATTCTCATCAAGATTAATAAGTTTAGAAAACTTAACAATTTGTTTAGGTGTTAAACCAGACCTTTTTTGTTCTTTTTTCATAGAAGAAACTTCAAAAATAGATTTATCATTAACAAAGTTAGTAAATAGAATTAAGAATTTAATACCTCTTATTTCCTCACTACTATATTTTAATTTATTTAACGTTTTAACAATATTTAAAATATTATTATCACGTAAAAGAACAGTTAACAATAATATTGGGTCACGTTCTTCAATTAAGAAATTATTGACCATTAACCCTTTAAAGATATCCTTGAATAAGCCAAATTTATTAGTTAAAGTTAAAAAGTGAGTTACTGATTTAGAAGTCTTAAGACCCTTAAGGAATTCATCTCTAATTCGCTCACCAGAAACACCTTCTAATGAAGAATCTTTAATTAAAGCTTGTTCGGTATCAGTATGAAGGTTTGAACCGAATCTACCAGCAAATCTGATTGCCCTTAGTATTCTAAGTCTATCCTCATTAAATCTTTCTTCAGCTTTACCTACTGTTCTTACCACACCGTTTTTAATATCTTCAACACCACCCACTAAATCAACGATTTCATTAGTATCTATGTCAAAAAATAGTGCATTAATTGTTAAGTCACGTCTTAATACATCCTTATCAATGGTTGTAAATTCTACTGAATCTGGTCTTCTACCAGATGATAGGTCACTTCTGAATGTAGCAATTTCGAATTCATTTGAGTCAGTGAATACGTTAATTACACCGAATGACTTACCCGTTGGTAGAGTTCTGATACCAGCTACCTCCATCATTTCTTCTACTTTATCTGGTGTTGCGTCTGTTGCTAAATCCCAATCTTTAATTGGTTTGTTTAAAATAGAATCACGAACAGCACCACCAACAATGTAAAGTTTAAAACCATTACTTAAGAAAATATCCTTAATGGTTAAAATATCCTTTGGGATTGGTAGGTTAAATTTAATTCTTTTTGTGTTCATAACTACTTTATTTAATTGTTAGAGTGCAAATATAGTAAATTATATTTAATAAAACAAAATTATTTAGCTAAATTTCTTTTAATTAGTGTTTGTAGGTCATTAATATCCTTAGCTATGAAGTCAAATGTAAGTAAAATTTATATAATTAACAAATAAATTGTTAAATTTTTATAACATAGGCAATAATAAAGGTATCACCTGATAAGATTCTAGATGTTATCCTATGGTGACCATCAATAGCATAATAAGTATCACCAATTAATATTAATGTTGCATTTGTGTCTTTACCAACACCCTTAACTTTATCTAAATTATTTAATGATATAAATCTTTGTGTAGGTGCAATATCTTTAAGATTAACTTGTTGTTTATCAGCATTTGATAAGTTATTTATTTTATCTTCAACTGAATTTACCTTGGCGTTAAAATCTGAATTATATGATGTCCCATGTGGGTTAGGTTTAGCAAATATTACTCTAGTCCTAACTTTAGATTGACCATTAAATAATTTATCAACATTACTATCATATAAACCCTCTTTAAGTAATTTTTTAATTAAACTTTTCATATTATTTTATATTAAACATGTTAGATTCATCTTCTCTCCTAGATTTATGACCTTCATAACTAACATTAGTTGTTTTTATTTTTTCCTTAGCTTCTTTATACTTACCATTCTTTACTAATTGTATAAATTCTGTATTTCTAAAACCTTGTCTACCCATATTAAAGGCCATGGATGTCATAGCATCATACATACCTTGTGTTATATCAAATTCAATACCCTTATTTTTCCAATCTTCCAATATATCATCAATAGTAGCTTTAGCCTTACTTAAATCTTGTTTAAATAATTCATTAGCGGTTTTAATATCTATTTTTTGATTTTTCTTAAAGCTTGAAGATTTAATTGGTTCAGCATGTCCCCAACCAACGGTAACTTTACCATCACCCAATTCATATGCTCTTAAAACTGGTTCACCCTTTCTCTTAGCCGAACCTTCATGATTTTTAAGCATATTTATTAAATTCGAAGATACTTTATTTGGAGTATTAAATTTTGTGTCAACAACATCCTTAATATTTGTTTTTAAAGAATTTGTATCAACTTTTTTGCTAGGTACCTTTATTTCTTTAGAATCTAAAGCATTACCCATATCACCTATTAAATTATTAAAGGAAGTTAAGCCTATAACACCAATTAAGGTTGTTATAGCATACTTCTTCAACTTCTTTTTTATATTTTTGGGTAATCTATCACTTTTATTATTTAATGCGTTTAAATAGCTCTTAGCATCTTCTTCACTACTTATATCATTAACTGATTTATCGATATTATCCTTAGCAACCTCCCAGGATATTGTTGGAGATGAATCGTCTGAATCGTAATCAAATTGACTTACAGCTTCGTTTAAAAATTTATTCTCATATAATGGTAAATCTTTATGTTTAAACTTTGCACCTAGGTCGGTTTTCATTGATGGTACATATTGATATTCAGGGAATTCATTCTTTATGTATTTAACCATCCTTGAACCTAAACCTTGTCTCCTTAATTCTGGTCTAACTCCAATATCACTTATTGTTATTTCACCATCATAAAGTACATATTCAGTAACACCAACTAGTTCACCATTTAATGATAATTCTAGTTGGTAGTTATGTTGGTCAGAATATGAATCCATATGTCTGTTATAATATGTTATTTTACCTTCAAGTTCTTCTCTAAGTAATTTTTTTATAAAACCTCTCATTTTAATGTACTGCTAAAAATGTCTTGTGTACATCCTTACGTTGTGCACTTATATCTGTATCACCAGTAGGTAACACTATCACATCATATTGTAAAGGTTTACCTTCATTAGGTGGTAATTCATCATGATATTTTATTCTATTTATATCGATATTATAAGAGTCAGATACTCTTTTTCTAAGTTCTTCTTTTCCCCCATCAACAAATATAGGTAACCCTTTTTCATCCTTAACATAGTGAGGACCTTTTTTCTCAAAAATGTCGTTAAATAACTTCTTTGGAATTATGTCGGAATATTTGTTTTTATCTAAATCAACTAATTTTAATTCTTTTGGTGCTGAACCCTTAGAGAAGTTCATAATGAAATCATCACTAGCTAGGTTAACAAATTTAGCTTGTTTAGTGTAAGCATATGATTTAACATCAAAACCAGCATTAACCAAATCTTCAGTAACTTTCTTTGCTATATCAAAATACTTTTGACTAAAGAAATCACCAGCATCATTCCACCTCATAACTAATTTAGGTACTGAACCACTTCTTCTACCTTGTCTTTTTAATTTGAAGGCTAGAGGTTCTAATTCATCCATAATCATATTGTAGTATTCTTCTGGGTCATTCATTAATAAGTTAAGTCTTCTAATCAATTTAAGAACTTTACCATCATTCATACCATAGAAACCTTTTCTAGCATAACAAACTAGTTGACAAGAACCAGCACCTGGACAAGTATTTATGTGGTAAAATTTATCACCAGCTTCATCATATATGATACCCTTTATGGCTGGTAAACCAGTATTAACTGTCATTTGTTCACCACCATCATCACTCTTCTCCATCTTAGGGTTTTGGTCGAATATTCGTTTAGGTGGTGTAGTTATTAATTCTTTAAATTTAGCCACATCTAATTCACCATCACCAGTTAAATTCTTTTCAATTTGTTTTCTAGTTAAAATAGCATCCTTAGTACCACGCTTATCTCTATCTTTAGAAGATTGATTAAGCCTGTCTAATTCCTTATTCATATCATTAGCTAATTGTTGTGGTGAAACACAACTTGCCTTAGTATCTGAAAAATCACCTTCCCAATCAACCTCATTAATTAAGTTTAAACTTTCTCTAAGTAACCCCTTTATAAATTTTTTCATATTAATAACTTTATTTACATATAAATATCTATTAAACACAAAAAAACCCAATAGTTTTACCTATTGGGTTTATAGTTCGTGTACCTATCCATTACGTTCAGTGACTACACTTTACCATTACTAAATTGTTTACTGAAACAACAACCGTTCACACACTATTTATCTTTGTTAGTTAATTGCATTAACATAAGAGTTTCATTTGAAATACTTGAACTTCCTTTACCATCACCACCAACAATCATAGTATTAGGTACAGCTCTTTTAGCTCTAGCTTCTTCTTTAGCAACCTCAGCATTTAATTCCATTTCTAATCTCTTTTCTGGCGTAATACCCGCTTGAACTTTCTTTTTAATTTCATAAGACTCAGCATCTGCCATAACTCTAACTCTTTGTGCTTGTTTTTTAGCAGCCGCAAGTAAATTAGTTTCTTCCTGTTCTTTATAAGACGCTTCTTTAGCTTTAGTGTCAGCCGAAATAGTTTTTTCTAATTGGATTTTTTCTAATTTAACCCTAGTTTCAGCTTTTTCACGCTCACCCTTAGCAATTGCCTTTTGTGTTGCATAATATTCTTTCTCAGCTTCTTGTTTTTCAAGTTGAGTCTGGGCTACTTGTTCTTTTTGGTCAGTTAACCTCTCATCAAAGCTTTTTTCCCAATCAATATTAGTTACAGCCGCTTGTTGAACTGTTAAACCATACCTCTTTAATGAATTAGAACTATCTCTAATTGGGTCACCATTACTATCTCTTCTAATTCTATATTTCTTTTCACGTTTATTACCATTACTAACTTTACCCTTGGCAACTGTTTTTGTTGTATCATTCGCAACTATTGAAACTTCTTCAATGTCTGAATAAACTTCTTCGGTTAAATACATACCGTTTTCCATTTGGTCTTTTAAGTAATAATCGAATTGAGAAGATGCTCCAGAAATATAATCTTGTGCATCCATTAATTTACATGTATTCTTTAACGCTTGTTCATAAACTGGGTATATCCTAGCCTTAACTAATTTGAGTTCACTTCTATTTTTATCCACCATAGTTAAAAAACCTTCTTCATCTGAATAATTAATAGAAACAATTAAAGATGCGGCAACATCAGCCTTAATTGCATCAGCAAACTCCCTTTGCTGGGCTTTTCGAAAGTAAATCCCCTCACTTTCTGGTAATGGCATAAATTTACCATCTTCATCTTTTTCTAGGATTACATCTTGCATTGCAATTTCAAAAGATACTGGTATTGTATTCCCCCAGAATTTTAATTTTAACCCTTGTGTTGTTACGGCTTTATCACCACCCCATAAATACTGAATTGATGTTGCTGTTCCAGACTTATTGATGAAGAACATACCACTAATACACATTAAAAATACACCTAAACCAACAAACATAAGTGTTTTTTTACCAGTGTAATTTAATAAAAAAGGTGGGCTCGCCCTTAAGGTTATTTTTTCACCAAAACGATTAGTGGAAACCACATCTTCTTCCCTTAAGTTGATAAATTTTGTTACTACATATAAAGCAACCGATAATAGAATAATTAATACTCCTAATACTGTCATAATTTTTTTTTTATTTATTAATATTTAATTTATTGATTACAAATATACAACCTTTTTTCAATACTCACAAGTATTTTTTAATTTATTTTACTTCATTAGGGAAATCTGGTAATTTTCTCCAATGCGTATATGGTAAATGTGCTTCTTCTGTACCAGTAGGGCCAGCCATCCAACATTGTTTTTCCTTATTCCACCAAGCGGTATCCATAGTCCAACCACAATCATAAGTATCACAAGCCGCTAATACAACTTCATGAGGTGGTTTTTGTTTTGAAAATTCTACCCAAGGTGATGGTGTGGGTACTATTGGTATTTCTTTAATAACTTCTACTATAACTTCCTTTTCTCTAAATAACCTACTTAACCAACTCATATTTTACTTTCTTTAATTTCAATTAATTCATATTCAACAACAACCCAATCTTCTTTACTTGTAATCAAATAATTTCCAAATTGATTAGTTTCAATCTTTTTTAAATTAAATTTTTTAATTAAAGTTTCAGAAATATTTACACCTTCTGTATGTAAATATTTTGGGTATTGATGTGTTTCATATAATTTACCTCTAGTGCCAAGATTTGACTTATCTTTAGACCATCTACCCTTAACGGGTTGGTAAAATAACCCCGTAGGTTTATGTCTTAGTTTGTATACTATCATAATAAAGCTTCTAAATAAATTGACTTATGTGGTTTACTTAAACCTTTTACAATATCGACAATATCAGTAAATGATTTTGTGATATCATTAGTTTCTGAACATTCATTATGAATTTCTATATTACCACCATCCATGATTCGACAAAAATTGTATTCACATTTCTTATCAATTTCTTTCTCTAATAAAGTGAAATAGTCTTCTTTATTTGTCTCAGGTAATAAGACAACTATAACACTAAACGCTTGTACTCCTTCTTGTATTTTTAACATATTAAACTTAAATTTCTAAATTCTTTAATTAACTCATTTAAATCACCATTATTATTTATAACATAGTCAAACTCATAATCATCTAATGCTATTTCTGAAGGGTGATTCAATTTTTCACTCATTTCTTTATCATGACCCAATAACCAAGCTAGAATCCCACCAGAATAACTTAAATATTTATTAGAAGAAGCATAAAGTTTCCATAACTTAGGAAATCTTAAATCAATAGGTCTTTCAACCCTAATTAAAATGCCACCCCTATCTTTAATAGCTTGAGCTTCGTTAGGAAATCTAACATCTGTTATTATCCATTTAGGTTTAATCAAATCAAAACCTTGTTGAGGAGGGTTACTTAATAATAAAGTATTATTATTAATTTTTACAGCTTTATAATCAGCAAATAAAGCCTTTACCCAAATATCTGGGTGTATAATTTGTCTACCACATTCAGTACCTATAAGTTGCATGATTTTTCTAGGTGTTAGTTTAACTAATGTTACTTCTTCCTCGTTTTTAGGGAATCCATCGTTATAATTAAATTTAAAACCATTACCTTCTTCATAATACCACCACTCTTCACCAAGTTCTTTTTCCTTGAAAACTCTATCTTCTAATTGTTCTCTAGTGCAACCAATAAGTATACAAACAATATCTTTAAGTTTATCACCATATTTCTTGTTTAAGAAACCATCAGACCTTGTATAACTAATATTGGGGTTGAATTCCCCTCTTAGTTGGTCTGTAAAATGAGAATCATCATCCTTATAATTAAGAAGTAGTAATTCCCTAGCGATTATTTGACCTAGAGTATCTTTACCAGAACCTATCTTCCCACTAATACCTATTAAATTTGGTATTGTTTTTGTTTTTTTATCCATAAACTTTTATTTATACAAATATACTACTTTCATTTTAAAATAACAACAATAAAAAAACCTAACACAATGTGCTAGGTTTTAATTATTTTCAGAAAGATGTTTTTAGTTTTCCATACTGTTAAAATTGCTGAATTCTTTCTTTATTAATCATTTTCAGGTTAGTGTTTGTTAAAATGTATAAAATTTTCCTAGTGTAAATTGCTGAAACTAACCTTTATTTTTTTGTGACAAAATACCAAAGTCTCACATGACAAAGATACTAATAATTTACATTAATGTCAAGTTATTTTTTAACTTTATTTGTTAATGCAAAATCATCTGTATATTCTTCTATTATAATATAAATGTCAATCGAATCACTAACATTGTGTATGACATTTACAACTCTATAATATACCCCTTCACTCTTTAAATAAATTAATTCATGTGTTCTAGGAATAAATTTTAATTTAACATTTTCCAACTTAACTTCCCATTTTTCATTTAAAAATGAAATTCTACTTTTATTAAATAACCCCATATCTATGTTTTACCTTAAAATAACATAAATTTATTAAAAAATAAAGTTATAATATTTATAATTTAATATAATATCATTATATTTATTAATAAATAACAAAGTTAAATAAAAAACAGATATATTATGGGATGTTCGTGTAAAAACAAAAAAAACAAAAAAACTAACACAAATACTAACAGTGTTAATTCTAAAAGTAAAACTACAATAAAGGTAGATACTTCAAAGAAACCAGGAAATAAAAAGTAATAAAAAACCCACTTAATAGTGGGTTTTTTCAGTTTTAATTAGTTTTCACTCTTTCTCCTAAATGTTTTGAACACAGATGCCCCTAACATTGAACCAGCAAATATCAACATAGAATCAAACATGTCGTTATTTATGTCGTAAAAATCAAAACCATCAACTACAAAGGCTATAAATGTTAATAGCCCAGCTAAGATACCCATAGTTTTTTTTGATGAAAATTTTTCATCAGATTTGTCTTCCGTAAAAATGTCTTTAATAAATTGTTTCATAATGTTTGTTTAATGATAAATACCCTTAAAACAAATAAAGCTCCCAATTTGGGAGCTTTATTTTAACAATATAAAATAAATTATACGAATGAAACTATTTCTAAATCGAAAGTTAAATCCTTACCAGCTAATGGGTTGTTCCCGTTGATTACAACTGTCTCGTCTTTTACCTCAGATACAACAACATTCATAGGTCCATGTTCTGTTTGAGTTGTTAGTAACGCACCCACTTGAATGTTTTCTGGGACAAATTTCTTTTCAATTTCCTGGAAACGTTCAGGTAATACATCACCATATGCTTGAGATGATTCAATTGTGACTGTTTTCTTTTCACCTTGCTTCATCCCCTTTAAAGCATCTTCGAATCCAGGTATAACCATACCTTTACCTAATTCTACTGTTATAGCTTCTTTATCGGTAAATTGTGTTCCTTCAACAGCAACAGATGAGTCAAAGACTTCACCGTTATCATACTTACCCGTATAGTGCACTTTTACAATGCTATTCTCATTAATTTCTGACATAATTTTCTCTTTTTTATTTACTTTATTATTTAATTTCAACCTTAAAACTGGTATTATTTTACTAGAAGTTTGGTAGTCAACATCGAGTTCAAAATTAATTAAATGCTTTTTTAAACAATGGTGTAATCTATAATTTAACCCACCACCCTCTTCTATATCCTCTAACATGAAAAATTTAAAAGGTTTATCACCTTCTTCATAAGCTTCACCAGTAGTGTACATAGTAGGTGTTACTTTATTTTTAAAATCATCATCATTAATTTTATCCATTTGTTTATCGTAAAACTCACTTATATTAACCATATTTATTTTTTTATTAATTATTTAATTGATTACAAATATACTACAATTTTTCTTAATTGTCAAGTTAAAATAAAAAAACCCACTTAGTAGTGGGTTTTAGTTGTTTAAACGTTTCTGTAAAAGGTACAAAAACGTGTCAAATGTGGAGATGGAGGGGCTCGAACCCTCGTATCAACCTAAGCTTAAAAAGCTTTCTACATGTTTAGGTTAACATTTTTCTTATGTTCCAAAAATAGTTAATTTTTTTATGGATACAAAAAACAAAATCCACTAACCATTTTTTTTAACATCACAAGGTTTAGTTTCGTGATGGTGGGCGAACCCACTACAATCATTTAGGCGAATGCTACCTCTCCTGATTCAACTTCTACAGAAGCGTTTTCAAGGAAATTTACGTCAATGTCAAACGAGTTGTCATCTAAAAAAATCGATAGGTTATTTAAGTGTTTCCATCTAACACTACATGCTTACAAGAAAAGTCATTAAGTGAGCAATTCCAAGTCATCCCCAATATGTTTAAGAACATTTATAATTAAATATACACAAATATACTAATAAACTTTTAATTATGCAAGTTTATTTAAAAATATTTTTCATATTCTTTAAAAATATAAAATATAAATATCTTTACCGAGCTTGTGAGCCTTACCTATACTGTCCCTAGTACCTCTTGATTTTTTATCCCAACAAGCTAATACCATATCACAATCATTTATTATATCTGAATTTCTAATGAATCCAGCAGCCTTACCATGCTTATCCCAATCTGGTTTATGTATTATGGTTTTTAAACTGTTTTCAGATGCATACCTTTCACTTAATTTATCTGCACCATGTGCACCTCCAGAAATAATAGTAGATGGCTTAAGACGGTCTAAAACCACCTTAAGCCTATTATAATCATCAAATGACCTACTACCTACTACTGCAATTTTCATTAAGGGTTCTTTTTCAATATAATACCATCGATTATACCGTATTCTTTAGCTTCTTCAGCTGTTAACCAGAAATCTCTATTGGCATCTAACTGAACTTGTTCTGATGTTTTACCAGTAAATTCACCAAGCATTTCAAATAAAATATCATTATATTTATCACCCTCAGCTACACTAATCCTTACATCGGCCATAGTTCCTTGTGCTCCAGTACTAACTTGGTGTAACATAACCTTACTATGTTTAAGACTATAACGCTTACCCTTAGTTCCGTTACCTAATAATATTGACCCCATCGATGCCGCCATACCTGTGTTGATTGTCATTACATCAGATGTTATATAGTTCATAACATCAACCATACCTAACCCAGATTTAACTGAACCACCTGGTGAGTCAACGTGCATAGTTATATCAAGATTACTATCAATACTATCTAAGAACATTAATTGTGCCTGTACAACTGTACTCATCATATCGTTTACTGGACCATTAACCCATAAAATTCTATCAGCCATCATTCTAGAGAATATGTCCATTTGAGTAACCCTCATAGGTCTTTCCTCTAAGATATATGGTGTTAAACTATTCTTTGGTGTTGAAGCACCTACACTCACATTAGAGTATAACTGGCTTTGAATTTTATCCCATGCGTGAAATTGCATTGAACTAACACCCATATGTTGTATAGCGTATTTCTTAAACTCGCTATAAAAATCTAAATTACCGTATCCTTCCATATTATTTTATATTTTTTAAATTTCTGTGTTTATAAAAACTGGTGTATATTCCCCTAACCATCCACCAACTATGTTATATGAATAAAATTCATAAGCTTCTGTATAATCCATACCATCTCTTTCCATCATAATGTTTATGATTTTATCAACATCGTATGCAACTACTGGACCTAGATTTATTCTTTCAGCCATACCGATTATAGCTTTATCAAACCCATCCACCATTAATGCTTCAGGGTTTATTTCACTTACATCTTCTCTAGTCATTATTTTTTATTTTTTTCCATTTCATAAAGCGTCCTAATGCTTTCTTGTAACGATTCATAATGGTCTTTATACTTTGCAAGTATCCCAGAGAATGTCTTAACATCTGGAGTTTTAACTTCTAATTTATCTTTTTCAGTATTAAAGTATAAAGCAGCAATAGCTTCTTCAGCGACAATTGTTCTATGTAAGTCATTTAATTGTTCGAAGATTAATTCATTTAAGAAGATAGTTGCATCTACACCGACTTTAAACTTAGTATATTCATTTGTTTTAGAAACACTATATATTTTTTTCATATTGTTATCCGAAACAATATCTATGTTAATATATCTATCTAATTCAGCTACCGATATTAGATTCTTAAACGTTTCTAACGTGTCCTCGAAAGGAGTTTCAAACTTTCCCATATTTTTTTTTATTTATTTATATAATTACTTTAGACAAATATACTAATACTTTTACTTAATTGCCATATTTGAACTATTTATTTTTAAATAAAGTTATTTATATTTAACTTATATGTATAGAGTCATTTTAACGAAAAATGGTGAGTATAAAAAAACACTTCACCGCTGTAAAACTAGGGAAACATCATTTATTAATTATAGACAATTAATAGAGGAAAATAAATCTATAATTTATCCAAAACAACATATAAATTATAATGGTATTAAGAGAGTTACTTATAAGATTTATATAGTAAAGGATATTGAAGATGGTGATGAATATAGGTTACTTAGAGATTCTTTAGGTAGGTCATATGTTGAAAAACCTATTTTTGACCTATGGACTGTCTTGGATGATAATGAGTATAATATTGAAGAGACTTTTTGGATGTTTGGTAGAGATTCTAAGGTTGATAGAATCACAATACATGATTTTTTAAAACCATTAATGAAGAATGCTTATAGAAAAATGTTAACTAAACAATTAATCGTTGTTCACAATAAATTAGTCTTATATAATGAAGAGCAATTTGAGATGGTTGTCTGTAAGAATAAATTAGACGCACAACGTTTACATCATGCATTAAATAAAGCTTGTAAAAAGAATAAAATTAAGAGTATTATATTTATGGGTACTGCTTCTGAAGCAACTATCCCACAGATGTATAAAATAATACATGAGCATACTGGTTGGCCAATGACTAAGATTCGTAGGACATCTACTCGTCCTTAATTAATTTCAATTTATCAGCTCGTTTTAATTTTTTTATTTTATACTCTAACTTACTAGCTTCTGACCTATTAATACTTTCCCAGGATTTCTTAAGTATTACTGGTCTCCTATGTTTTGTATACTTTGCCCCTTTACCCTTGTTATGAGTTTCAATTCGTTTAGTTAGATTATTCGTGATACCAGTATAGAGTGAACCATCGGAACACTCTACAATGTATACGTACCACTTATCTTTCATACATGACATCTGTTCTAATTGCATATTTAACACCGTGTTTAACAGCAAGTCCAGCATGCATGACATTTTGTTGGAAGACAAGACATTTACCAGTTTCAGGTGTAACCGCACCATTTAGGAAAAATGTTTCACCACCTCTATAATCTTCATTTAAATAAATTAACATAGTTAATAAACTTCTTTCATTTTCATCACTAACAAAAGAAACATCTTTGTGCATTTTAAATCGTTGGCCAACTTCATACTTATACACCTTCATTTGCCCATTTAAACCCTTTAATTTCCAACCATCAATATTAGCTGGTAACTTATCTTTAAATTTATCAAATAGTTCATTACATAAGTTAACATCGTCTAATAACGCACTACCATTATTTCTAATATGCTCTTGAATCATTTCACCTCTAGGTGTCTTTACTTTAGGTTTACTAAACCCAATACTTTCACCTAATGATATGAATTTAGAACATTCACTTTCTGATAATAAATTTTCAATTTCTATTTTAACCATAATTTTCAACTTTTATTACACCACAACCTTTTGTGTATTGTTCTTCTATTTGTTCAAGTGATAAATCATCAAATAACATTAATTTAAGTTTATATGAACCTTCAATTGAGTTACCATCCTTATCTATAGGATTTTCATCAGTAAATTCAAGATAATAAGGTTTTTTAATAACATTTGAGTTATAAACAATTACTAAATTATCATCTAAATTATCACTAAAATTGATTTTATATCTATTAAGGTAATAATTTGAACCAAAGGTATAATCAATAAATTTTCTTAAATTACTACTAATCATTAAGTTATTACCAGGACCAATCATCGTAGCTTGATGAATTTGTGTTGAAATTTGATTAATCTTAGTAACTAAAGTTACGTTCCAATCCTCTTTAGTGTATGGAGAACGTAACCCGTAATAATCCCATCTAAGTTTCCATTTATGTTTTTCAACATGAAATATACTGAAATTTAAATCATTTAACTTATCAGATAAATTAGGGTGATTTGTAAAATAAAAATCACCCGAATTATTTGGTATATTATAATTTAATTGTTTAATCATTTTTACCTTCATCAGCCCCTTGGCCAATATCAAAATTTTTAACTAGAGATTCTACAATAGAATTAACCCTACTCATATCAACCTCAGCTAATTGAATAGGGTTAATACATTCTAATCTTTCCTCACCATCAGTTGGTAAGAAGAAAGCCATTGCATTAGCTCCAGTGTTTTTAATCATGAAATTAACTTGCTCCGTAAATGGAACAATTATCTCATTAGTACTCATCATTTCCCTATCTAGATAAAAAACTAGAATTAATGGGTAGTTGTTAACACTGTTTTCTTCCATAATTAAAACGGTAAATCGTCATTATCTATCCCATCACTTTTATTAGCGTAACTTTGAAAAGCTTCAGCATGAGAAGGTTCACTAGCACTAGTAGTACCTTCACCTAATTTTAAAATTTTCCAACCTTGTACTGAGTTGAAATACTTAACCTCTCCTTGAGGATTAGTCCATTCTCTACCCCTTAAATTTAAAGATACTCTAACGGCTTCACCAACAGCATAACTATTTAACATATCACACTTGTCTTGTACAAATTCAATTAAAATATGTTGTGGGTATTGCTCTTCAACAGTCACAACTAATTCTCTTTTTCTAAAACCATTCGCACCGAATGTTTTTGTTTCACCAATTAATTTGATTTTTCCTTCTAATTCCATATTTATTTATTTTTATATTTATAAACTTTTATTATGACAAATATACTACTAATTTATTAAAACCACAACTATTTTTGGTTAATATATTCAGTATAAGCCATTAATCTAACATTATATGTTAACCCAATAATATTTAAAGAGTGTAAAACCTCATTTTTAGTTTCTATAGACATGATTCTAGCACTTTCCACTATACCATCACTAGTCTTATAATAGACTAATAATTTAGAACCATTAGCATCCATTTCTTTTATTAATATATTCATATTACTTTATTTTAATTAAAGCTAATTAAAATATTTCATATTGTAAACAATAAAAAAGGTTTATGCGAACATAAACCTTTTTTTTCAGAATGTTGTGGTAATTTACTTCTATTACCAAATAAGAAGTTAGTTATTTTAAAAAACTTTTTTTTAAAATTAATAGAGTGGATAACCAATTAAAACCACTCAGTGATTACAGTTTATATATATATGTGTTATTTGCTGTATACATTCTTTATATTTTTATTAAATAACAATCTGACTATATCTATCAGAATTTATTGTTTTATACATAATATTAATTGGTGACATATCTTCACCACTTAAGATACTTGTTAATATACTAGGACTAAACCCAGATACTAATGCGGCATTCATCTTGTTAAATTGAACTGGATTATTATCACTAGAAGCGTTAATATTCCAATAAACAATCTTAGGTGTGTCATAACCAGACTCAGTATATAACCTTTCAATCATTTTTTGAGCTGTAGGGTTATCACCACCCCTAATACCTCTATTAAATTCCATGTCACTAAGAATTAAAATAGTTGTTGGCATTTCTTCTTTAGGTACATTCATTTTAGTAGCTTTATCTAATAAAACTTGGAAAGTTATTTCTAAATTTGTTGAACCACCCCAGTTAGCATTTTTCATTTGTTTATAACGTTCACTAAGTGAACCACTCACATATTCAAGTCTTGGGTTATTATCGAATGTTATGAATCCATTTTTAAATGGTCCTTCATTTCTTTCAGAAATATATAAACCTAACGATATTGCTACATCCATACAATTAAGTGTTGGTGAACCACCAGCTGAACATGTCATTGAGTACGACACATCAACTACAGGAAGAACCATTTCTTCATTACCTTCTAAATAGTTAGGTAATGAAGACCATTGTGTATTTGCACCAAGTACATTACCAGACTTTAAACTTTTTAAAACATCATATGGGTATATAGCACCAGCATTTATTTTGACATCACCAGAATTAACTTGCTCAAGATAATCAGTAAATCTAACAGTATCGTGTTTAGTAAACGCTCTCATGTAGTCAGACATAGCCTTAGATGGTACATGAGAATAGTTAATTTTATCAAACTCCTTAGCACACATTTGTTGCTCAATAGTATTAGATAAACCTACAATTAAATTTCTATATTTTTTTTGAGATAAGTTTAAGTGTTCTCTTAATTTTTTAGCTAAGAAGTTCTTCTTACTATTTTTAGAGTTACCTCTTGGCATCCATTTAGCACATAAATTATTAGACTCTTTTAAACCTTTAGAAATAACATCTAAAGCTTCTTTTTCTAAAGGCGTACCTAATAAAGTAAATAAATCATCCCATCTACCATAAACTGGTATTAAGTGTAGATTTTTACTTAAAGTTTTAGTTTGGTGTGTTGCCAGGTATGTGATTATTTCTTTAAATGTAGACCTTTCACCAGCACCACCTCTAATATCCCTAACCCAGAATAATATTTTCATAGCCGTTAACGCATCTTCAGCAAATGCTTTAGTAAATGAATTAATCTTAATAGATTCATCTTTACCTCTAACAGCACCTATCTTAAAAAATAGGTCAACACATGAGTTTAGTGTTGTAGAATTTGTTGTCATACCATTTTGGGTATAACCATCTTCAGTTCTTAATGCGTCTATTAATCTCATAATATTTTTTTTAGTGTGATACAAATATATCACTTTATTTCCATTAATTCAAGTTAATTTACTTTTTTTTTATTAATTTAACTAAAATACCACTTATTTCTATTTCTATAACATCATTATGTATGAATTCACCTGTTAAACTATCCTTAGATGATTTATAAAAAAGGTGTTCATCCATCTTCATATGGTTAATTTCATCTAACTCGTAAACTAAAATTAAACCACCCTTAAATATGTTTTCATTCTCGACAATCTCTGAGACTGTCTTTATTAAATTATCATAATCCATATTAAAACTTTTTAAATATTTTTCTTAAAGTTATTTTAACCCTTTCTAACAAACTTTTCTTGATTATTTTAACTTCATTTGGGTTTGTTTTTATTTTTGCACCTAAACCACCATTAATTTCGTTAATAAAATTTTGTTTTTTTAATTCGGTACTATTTTTAGAGGTTATAATACTATTCTTAATTGATTCAATAGATTCAATTGGTTGTATTGATTCTTCTTTTTCCAAATCATTAATAAATTTTTTGTTATGTGTATTAAATTTATTAACTAAATCATCTAAGGAAGTTAACTTATTTTTATCATTCATAATTTATTTATATTTAAAATCTTGACTTATTGTACAAATATACGTATTTTTAAATTAAAATTAAACGTTATGATTAAATTAATTATTTTTATATTAGTAAGTTATGGAATAACCAATATCTTAATATATGGGTCTATTTTCTCTAGGTGGAGGGATTTTATTGGTGCATCGGTTGAAGAACCTAAGAATCTTGGTAAGTTATTTAGTTGTTTTATGTGTCTATCCTTTTGGGTTGGTGTACTGGTTTCTTTGGTTATGTTTTCACCAACATTAACTTATGGTATGTTTGATAATGTAAACTTTTTAAATGTATTCTTTGATGCTTGTTTAGCTTCTGGAGGTGTTTGGTTAGTTCATACTTTACAAGAGTATTTAGAACAATAAAAAAAGACCCATTATGGGTCTTTTTTTATTATTTTAAAATCCTTTTTCATTCATACATTTCCCACAAGCTTCTTCTGGACCACATTCACATGGACCAGTTGTCATTTCATGTGGTAAGTCATATGTTTCTACTTCTATGTTACCCTTTGGAGGTAATTCAATCGTCTGATTTTTATAAGTGGCTGTCCTAACATTACTAGAGTTTAAAACACCTACACCACCATTAGTAAAACCATCAAACTTATCATCTTCTGAAATTAAACTTTCTTGTTCTGAAACGTCTTCTTGTTCTACAATTTCAACGCTTTGTTCAACAACATCTGATTCATTTAAATTAATATCTAATTCACTAATTTTTGGGTTAATAGAATCACCATCACTGAAAGTGAATCTTAAGGTTTCTAATTTATTTAATTCGTTAGTTTTAAATAATTCTTTTAATTCATCAACCTTAACTTTTAATAATTGAAACTTATTTTCTCTTTCAATATTAATGTTAATTATAGCCTCAACATAATCTAACAATGTATCGACTGTAACATTATCATTATCTTGACTGTAGAACATGTAGTAGTTCTTAGGTTCATCAACTAATTCTTTCTTAATGATATCAGAATCTGGTACAGTCCAACCTTCTTTAAACATCGCATCAACTATCTGAATACCTTCCAGGTATCTTATACCCACTATATAAGGTTTTAATATATTTAACCTATCTTGTATCTTTGCCATAAAACTTTTTATTTAATATATAAACCATTAAAAATGGTCATTAATATGTATGCTATTGACATAGCAAAAACCCACAAACTACTCTTACTTAACAAATATCTTGATGGGTTAGATGAGTTTGATTTAACCCATACTTGTATAAAATAAAATATATGTCTAAGTGTGTTTAAAATAGACATATATAATAGAAATACTAATACTTTATTTATTATTGCTATAAGCATTGTTTATTTTTTCTTTAGTTCAGAAACTTCAACCCTTACGTCTTGTGCAATTTTTTTCAATTGTTGCATACCCTGTCTTAATCTAGTTCCAGCAGCATTATTTTTTTTGTCATAGAACTTCTCAGCGTCCTCAGTTAAATTACTTAACAATTCTTTTAATTTTTCAAAATTTTCCATCTATATATTTTTTTTTAATTTTCACTATTATTATCTACACTAGCATTCGTGACTCCACCAGTATAATCATTCCACTTTTTAATCATGGAATCTATCATAACTAATTCCTTTAAACATTCTTTAATCTTTAAAGTAGTTGGATTAGTATCATCTTTACTATTTACTAACCTTTGTAAATTCTCTTCCTGGATTAATTTATCAATTCCAAGTTGCATTAAAACTATTTGTACTATTCTCATATCCAAATATAGTTTTTATATTTGGATAAATAAACCCTTATTTAATTAATTTTTAAACTTTTTTCAAGCATTAGGTAAGATTCTATTAGAAGCTCTATATCACCACCAATTTTATTTTTATCATAATTTAATATATTTAACCAATCTAATTTTAATTCGTTATTAAGTTCTTCAGTCTTTTCAAAATCCCAATAACTACTATAAAGATATAAATAATAATGTTCAAACGCATTATCATTATGTTCAAATATAATACCCTCTGATTTAAAATTTTCAATGTTTTTTTCCCAACACCATTTAAAATGTGCGTACTTATCATCGTCATTCATCACATCATCACCTAGATAAGTTTGAAATACAATCGATAAAAGAGATTGTGAAAAATCGCTGAATAATTCACATAACTCATACTTAATATTATTTGCACTATAAATCATTTTAACACTATGTATACTCATTTTTCTCATAATACTTATATACTTAATAACATATCTATAAGTTCTTGCTGTGGGAACATATCAAATTTATCTTTTCTTGTGTTAGTGTGTGTCCACATACCTTTAACTCTACCATAATATGCATCCTCGTTGAATTCAAATGCTTTTACACCATTCTTTTTTATTTCTGATATAAGACCATCCCTTACTTGTATATTGTCCCTCTCAGCTAAGTATTTAATTAATTTTTCTGCGGACTTTATTTGTTCATCTGAATATTTATGCCATTCACTATATCCTCTAAAAGGTTTACTTAATTTTACTATTTGTTCTTCTACAACATTAGTTCCAGCATATGTTTTACCATCAGTTAATTGACCAAAATTACATACTTCTATACCTATTGAATGTGTATGCATGTATTGTGACCCATTTTTACCTAAATGCCAACCATAACCACCATTTGGTATAGCTTGTAGAATGTTACCATCATAAGTATTTTCATTACCCTTAACACTTTGACCACCTATCACAAATTCAGTACATATAGTTCCTCTAGTATCTCTACCCCATTGGTCAATTTGATTATAAGGATTGTGCCAACCAGCTGTGTGGTGTAAAAATAAATAATCCTTAGATGTTGGACCTGGTTTATATTCTCCGTTAGGTAAGAAGTGTTTAATTATACCTATTTTATTTATATTTTCTGACATATCTGTAGAAGCCAACATCATAGAGTCCCAAGTTTTTGGGCCTACAATACCGTCAGCAACTAAATTGTTTTTACTTTGCCAAAGTTTAACATGTTTTTCCGTATTAACACCAAAAATACCATCAGCATTAAGGTTTAAAAACTCTTGTAATAATTTTACATCATCACCAGTACTACCTTTTTTTAATATCATAACTTTTTATTAATAAATACCCTTAAACAAAAAAAACTCCCCTTGTGGGAGTTTTTTTATTATTTAATTTTATTTTTTTATTAACATCCATTTCTACTATATTCAATTAATTAAAAAATATTAAACATTACTTAACATAGAAAGGATAACTCCAGACATTATATGTGGTTGATAATATTCACCAGGTCTTCTGTCTTGTAATTTTTTAATGACTTGTGTTAACACTTCTTTTTTTGTGTTAAAATGACTATAAAACATACCTGGGTCATCACCAACAAATGAATTATAATAATCTTCCCCAGCATCTTCATCATCATCAAAATTTTCATTTACACTGTTATCTGCTGATTTATTTCTAAGATTTTTTAAATCTTCACCATCAATATCACCATCTTTATCAGTATCCATATTATCTGACTGCTTATCACTTAATTCCTCATCAATTGATTCAAGGCCTTCGAATATCTCATCAAATCTATCATTATCTTCACAATCCCCTTCTTCTTTAATTGGTAAATTAGGACTCTTAGGACCAGCATGTGTGTCATCACCTTTTTTACCCTTTACTGGTAAACCTTTAATAGTTTTACTATGGTTTTCTTCATTATCACCATTTACTGGTAAACCTTTAATAGATGGTCCAGAGAATTCTTTAGTAGATTCAGTTAACATATTTGATGTTTTATTCACATTTTCCAATAGAACTTTTGTCTTATTCAAAACATCTTTAAATGATGCATTTTCTGTTAATCTTTCACTACCCTTAAGTGTTCCAAGAGTCTCTTGTGATTTATAACCCATAAGGTGTTTCATATGATTCATGTTTTCACTAATCATATTTTTATCTTCAGCCTTTAAAATTACAGCTCTACCTTCATTTAATGAACCTTCCCATCTGATTTCATAATTTTCATTACCGTCTGTCATTTGGAAAGTCTTATCATTTACTTTATAATTTTCTGGTATTAATTGTAAAGCTTTACCTACACCATTAAATGGTTTTTTAAATCTAAGTCTTTTCATTTTCGTTTCTTTTTTATAATTTTCTTGTATTTTATCTTGTTTAATTTCATCACTAAGTTTAATTAATTCTTTTTTTAACGTATTAAACTTAGTATATACTGGCCCAACTGCTTGATTACCGTCTTGTGAAAAAAACTTAGTTATTAAGTCTATAGCAGTATTTAAAGTGTTTCGTTCTTTTGGGTTTAATCCCATTTTAGCTAAATCTTTGCCAGTTTGTTTTGTATTTTTAACTAAATCAGTAGTTGATGTTGAATTATTAATTCCATCAACATCACCTTCGATAATTAACCTATAAGCTAATTCTTTTATTTGTTTTTTATTCATTGTTATATTTTTTTTACCTTTTGTCTCTAATAATTCATCTTGTAATTTACTACTTAGTTTTTTTTTATTTAAATTAAATTTACCACTAAAATTTAATTTATATTGTTTAACTTTATCACCAACCTCATTCAAACTTTTTATTGTTGTATCCCATAACCAACTATATTTATTTTTAAAAAAACCTAATAATTTATAAACTTCATCGAAACTATTACCACTCAATTTATTTAAATTAGTAAATACATCAGTAACACCACTTAAGAAATCACCTTCAAACTCATTTAATATATTTTTTATCTTACTACCATCTAAGTTCTGTATAGAATCTTTAATCTTACTTACAACACCATTAATAATTAAATTAACACTAGAGATTTTCTTGTTAATATATGATAACAATGTGTCTGTTATAATTGATATTAAAAATGTTAACCAACCATTATTAATTTTATCATTTAAAAAACTTAATATCTTTTTTAAGTACTTACTTAAACCTTCTTTAAATTTAAGTAAAAATTTAAAACCACCTTCTATTTTATTATTTTTTAATTTATTTATAATAATTTCTAAATTATTATCAAAAATATCAAACTCTTTAATTATAAGTTCTGATGACTTTTTTAATTTACTTGTAAAAAAGGTATTAACATCGTTAAGTAAATTAGGGTTATCTATTAAATTTTTAATTAATAACGCTATTTGACCTGGGGTTTTAACTACATCAACTACATTTTTTTTTGTTTTATCTGCCCATTTTTTTAAGTCTTGATAGAATGCTTCTTTAATTAATTCCTCATTAATTAAAACCCTTAATTCTATATCACTATTAATAGACATTACTTTATTATTTATTTAATTTATTATCATTTTCACTTAATAGTGATTTTATTTTATCTATCCCATCTCTAAATGAAATATTTTCATTAACACTACCAGTGTCTTCTGATTTATAACCCATAAGGTGTTTCATGTGTAACATGTCCTCATTAAGTGTAACTTTATTAGAAGCTTTTGTTACCACTGCTTTACCTTCTGACAATGTTCCTTTCCATACCATTTGATATTTCTCATCCCCATCTGTCATTTGGAATACTTTATTATCTATCTTATAAGATTCAGGTATTAAATCTAAAGCGTTTGATAACCCATTAAATGGTTTTTTGAATGTTAACCTTTTAATTTTATTTTCACTTATAGCAACCTGTTTTTGTTTTTTATTTTTACCTCTTGGAATAGCAACATCACCCATACCATCGTAATTTTGAGCATCAGATTCTTTATCTACCCTAGACTTTATACGCTTACTTAAATTCTTACCGAATTCTGGACCCGTGAACCCAGCTTGGTCAGCCGTAATAACATTACCCCATTCTGGGTTATTACCCATCCTAGACGAACCCTCTAAAGCTTCTTTAGCTCTTTCACTATAAGTTTCATCTGGTTTGTTATCAAATTTAGTCATCTCCAAACCGTTTAAAGTTTCTAATTCATCATGAATTTCTTTTTGTTCTTTAGAATTTTCATATTTCTTAGTAACTTCATCATTCTCCTTTTCATCCTTTGGAGCTTTATCATACTCAGACATTTTAGAACCAACTTCTTTTTGGTATTCTTTGTTGAATTTTTCACTATCTTTTTGAACCTTTTCAGTATCAGATAAACCTTTAGGTTTTTTATCCTCATTAATTTGAGAAATTTTCCAATTACTACCAGTATCACCAATAGTGAAGAAATGTCCATCATCACTTTTAAACCTACCACCTTCTAAATTATCAATATAAGTGTAGTTATCACCCTTATCGTTAGGACCATTATTAGCGTTTCTGATATTGTACTTAACACCCTTAACGAACTTTTCAGTTATGAAAGTTTCATTTAAATATTTTTTTATTTTATTTTTATTCATCTTATGTATTTTTATATAAATATTATAATAAATCTTAAACTTATTTATTTCTCTTTATAATAGCTTTAACTTCCTTTATACTTCTACCAGTCTTTCTTGCTATTTCAGCAAAAATGTTTTTACTAATAACTGAGTTTTTACTACCCTTTGTTTTAACAACACCACTATCACCCTGGTTACAACCTCCGTTTTGAGCCACTTTATTATTATTTAGTTTAGTACAATCGTCTAAATCAACAAACCCACCACCTGGATACTGAGTATCTGTCTTTGCGTTTTCATTAACTTTTTTCTTGTTTTGTTTATTTCCAGCATTCCAAAAATCACTACCATCACCAGCTGGTGCATCGTAAGCGAAAGTTCCGCTATCACCACCTACTGAAGTTGTTGTTGTGGTTTCTTGTAATTCATCGTCTAAGTTTGATTCGAATTTTTTACTAGTTGATAAAGGAGCTACAAAAGAACCTGAAGAACTAGCTGTTGTTGTTTCTGACATAGGTACTAATGATTTCATAAGGGCCTCGTCATTACCATAATATTTTTTAATATCTCTAAGGTTTCTAGGTGTAACTATAGCTAAGATATGTTTAAATGGGTCTTTACCCACCTTTAATTTACCACTAACAAATTTATCATTAATAAAATTATTAGAACGTTCAGCATCAAAATCACCAACTTGTGATTGACCACAATAATCGTTTACCTCTTCACCACTATTATATGAGTCAAAATGTACAAATGCTTTACCTTCCATATGGAAAACTACAACACCGTCTTCTTCTTCATTAGAATAAACCATTTTAAGTGGGTATTGAGAAGCTTCTATACAATCTTCCTCTTCTTCTTCTGGTGCGTCTGGTTGATTCCATGGTGCGTCTGATGTGTCCATATAATCATCATACTCATTAACCATAGTTTCCATGTTTTCCATAGCTCTATATTCGTTACAACCATTTTCAATTTCACTTAAAACTTTAGACATAATTTCCTTAAGTCTATTTTTGTCGTTTTTAAATTTTTCTTTTTTTAATCTACCATTCTCTATAAGACCAGCAACCTCCATAAGTGAAATCAATTTACCGTACTTTGAATCAGAACTTTCATTAAGACCGTAAACCTCATTTATGAAATCTTCATATAATTTTCCCATTTCTTTTTTAACACCACTATCTAATGACTTTGAGAAATTTTTTGTAACTTTATTACTAGGCATGCTATTTTTTGGGACTGATTTACCAGCAATAACATCTTCGGTTGAAAGTTCCCTCATTTCCATTTCTTGTAACATTTTATATTGTTTTTCAGAAACCTTAAGGGTTTTGTTATTGGTTCTATTAGAAATCATCTTAGCTTGCGATTCTGTGATTTTTAATCTTTTCATATTATACTGATTTATTTTTTAATGTTGTAGTCCAAAACCCACGCTTAACCCAAAGAGTCTTGTAAAGTTGTGTAATTACATTCTTAGTTATTTCAACAACCTTATCTTCTAAGGCTTTTTCATTTTTAATTCTATCTTTAACTATTTTTTCAATTTTACTTTTAAAATCATTAGTATCTAAATAACTTTTAACCTCTTTTTTAACATCAGATTTAGATATCTCTTCCTTTAGTATTTTTCTTATTGAATTTTTCATAATTAACTTTTATTATAAATATTAGTAATAACAATAAAAGCCCTATTCGGGCCTTTTTTTAGAGTACTAATTTAGCACTATTAGGTTTTATACTTAATTCATATTCTATCAACCCATCATCCCTATAATCAAGTTTACCGAAATCAACCTCAACAATTTCACACTTATTTATTTCCCATATCTCAAGTACAACCCCAGTTGGGTCTAACAAAGATAATTGAATGTCAAAATTTGAACCTTCAGTTAAGGTTTTATATACTTCTTTTATTGTTGAATTCGTAACGGTATCTCTTAGTCTTATTTTCATTAAACTAATTTCATACTTTTTCCAGAAATTCCACCATTTAGTTTTTTTAAATTTAGGTCTTTCAAACGAGCTAACCAATTGTTCATTCAAACCATCATCACCCATTATTTTTAGTACCCAAAGATTTGATTTCTTAGGTTCATAATGAACCACCTTTGTATTATAAGTTTCCCCTATTTTCATAACATTAATGTTTTAATAATAAATATACGTTATATTATTTTATCAATAATATAGTTGCTATTGGTAGAATACCCGCTGATATAAATCCGAAAACCTTAAGCCTTTTTTGTCTCCTAGTTTCCTTTATTTGTAATCTAAGGTTTTCATTAATAATTTCAATCTCTTTATTTTTATTTTTAACAACCACATTCAAATTATCAACCTTACTCACATAATTAGAATTCTTATTGATTAATTTTCTAATCATGTCTTCTTGTAGTGTGATTGTTTTAGTATTTAAAGTATCTTTTCTCTTATAAACAATTAACAAACTATCAGCATACTTTTTTTCTAGAACATCCCTAAGTAGGATTTTAGCATCCTTATATGATAATACTATGTTAGACCCACCAAATGAATCTTTAACGACTGATACCCTCTCTTTTTTATTTACTTTCGAGATATTCTGAGAGTGACCTTGCAACCCCATCAGCATCAAGCCCATCAACAAAATGACGTAATTTACTTTTTTCATCTTCTAATTCTTTAATTTTTATTTCACTTAATTCTAATTTATCCTTAATTGTATCCAACTTTTTATCTATGATTGATATCTCTTTATCTAATTTTAAATTTACTAGAATTAAACTATCATTTTTCTTTAATAAATTTTTATTATCAACCTTTAACTTATTTAATATTTTTTCATTATTATCTGTAACAAGTGAAGGTCCAAATACAACCATCCCTATCAATATGATAGTTAAGGATATAATTAATATTGTTTTTAAATCAATTTTATAATTCATCGTTTGTTTTATTTGAATATTCTTTTCTCATTCTTTCTTCCCACTCGATTTTAAAGTTTTCACCAAATGCATTTAGTTTTTTAATTTGATTAGCTAACTTATCATCTAATTCTACATTATCCATGTTGATATACATACCATCATTTACTGATACTTGCCATTCTAAACCACTCTTAAGTTTACCGTTAAAAATAGCATTACCATTTTCTGGGTATAATTTAAAAAAACCAAAATCTGAGGGACCAACTTGTTCCACAAAAGAATCTTGTTGTTCAAGAGCTTCTTGGTTACCTAAATCTTCACCATCAGAGACTTCAGTTTCCTCAGTATCGACAATATCATCATTAGCCTCACCACCTAAATTATCTTCTAAATTTTCAATTAATTTTTTTCTACTATTACTCTCAGCTTTCCTTATTGTTTCAAGCATCGATTTAGTTATATCGTGTTCTTTACTCATAATCTTTTATATTTCTTCTACTTTATTTTTAAATAATTTAAAATCCCAGGCTGGACTTAAATCCGTATAACCCTTATTAAAATTACTCTTATAAAAAACTCCATTATCATTTGATTCGTTTTTTATAATTGTATTATTGTCAATCACATTCAACGGTATGTCAAATGTTTTAGATAATTCTTTAACTAAGTTAATTGCAGAATTAAATTGTTCCTCACTGTAAGGTGCCCAATATCTAAAATTTCTCCATTTTTTATTGAATATTGAGTCATCTCTTTTATAAATAGTCCCAACATAATTAACATACTCTTTTTCGTTTAACAAATTTTTATTCAACCAACCCTCATTCTCTATTAATATGGATATAATTGATTCGTCAAGTTTAATATCGTTAGTGAAGTTTGAGAAATATTTAGGTGGGAAGTGTTGGTGAATTTCACCATTTAAAGATACTGTAAACATAGCAGTTTTTTTATATTCACCACCATTTCTTTTTGACCAACCTATTGTATGTTGCATATCACTAGAAAAGGTATTACCAAGAACAATTCTGGTCTTGATAGTACCTTCACTTATATAATTCTTACCACTTAATGTGTAGTCATTTTTATTTATTTTCATTACTACCCTTTTTAAAGATTAAATTATTAGGGTCGTCACCCTTAGTAATCTTATTGGTACCCACTCTATTTACATTACCAGAATTTTCATCTCTATTAGGTATTTTAACTGAAAAACCTCTTTCCCTTTCTTTTATCTCCCTTATATCACCTCTAACTATTTTCTTAACTTTATTTGACTTATCCTTAAATTTTACCGCATCATTTGCCGCATCAGAATCAGTTATAGTAGGTTTTACTGGTTCACTTTCAATAACTTTAGGTGTTTCAATAATCACTGGGTTCTTTAATTTTATTTTATCATCAGTAACTTCTAATTCTGGTGTAGGTGCGTTATCTACACTATAATGAAGTTTTGGCTCATTTGCATACACACCAGGACTTACAAATACTTTATCAGTATTAGGTGGTGTTGGATTGTTTGGCTCATCACCATTTGATTCGTCGTCAATATCACCCTTATTAACTATTTTATTAAATACAATTACCATTAATACTGCCATAGGGTCACCAATCACAATTAATAATAATATAAACCACTTCATAACTTCATCCATAGATTTACCAGTTACTGTTGATAAGTATTTCAATGAATTCAATTCACTAGCACCTTCATTGTTTTGATTTAATTCAATAACCTTTAGAGAATTAGAGTTGATACTATCGTTAATCACACCTAACTTATTACTTAATCCGTTAATTTCATTCTCAATAATCTTGATATCATTGTTAGCATCTGATATTATTTTCTCAGTCTTTTTAGCTGAACTATACCATCTTTTATTATATAGTGAATCTAACCTAACCTCTTGTTGTGACCTAACCTCTAGAATTTTATTTATCCTACTTCTTTTAAGTTTTATATCCTCATTTAAATTTACCTTATTCTCGATTAGTAACTTACTCTTACCTTCAATTAATTCTATTTTATTTTCAGTAACTATCATTGAATTAAAAGATTCTTGATATGAAGTACTTAAAAAACCATATATACCAACGGAAGTGATTATCATTGAAATAAGAATACCTAAAGAAAGACATATTGAATAGAATAAACCTATTTTTTTATTGTAAGTGTGTATTGCTGATGTTGCAACAATTTTAGCAATCTCTATTGAAGAGAATAATAACAACCCTAGAGTACCAGCACCCGAAAATACTTTAAGTAAACCGTTGACTGATACATAAGCAACTATAGCAGCCATAGTAACTGCCATAAGTAAAACTAAATATAATAATATCTTTTTCATTTCTTTTTTATTTATAAATATTAATCATTTATTATATCAAATAAATTATGAGCATTATGTCTAAGTTTTCTTAACGCTTTTTCTTTTATTTGTCTTATCCTTTCCTTTGTTAAACCATATCTACCCCCAATATCTTCAAGGGTCATATGTTCAAAACTTTTATTAACACCATAATAACATTCAACTATTTCTCTTTCTCTTTCTGAAAGTAACCCTAACATAATGTCAAGTTCTTCTTTAACCATATTTTCATTATCTAAAAACATATCGTCTGTATAACTAGATTTATCCTCAATTAATTGTTGTAATTCACTACCATCTTCATTGATAGATTCATTTAAAGAAGAACACTTTGGTAATGAGCTTATATCTAAAACATCATCATTACCTATAAAGTCATCATACGTTGCTTCTCGTTCATTATTAAACTCAAACCTTTCAAAGTGTTTCTTTGAACTTGATAATTTATTAATAATATTAGAAGGTAATCTAATAGTTCTTGAGTTATCGTTTAAACTTTGTTTTATACTCTGTCTAACCCACCATACAGCATATGATATAAAACGAAAACCCCTGGTATGGTCAAAACGTGAAGCCGCTTTTACCATACCAAGGTTTCCTTCATTTATTAAATCCCCAAGTGTTAAACCTTGACCTTGATATTCTTTAGCAACTGAAATTACAAACTTTAAATTTGATTCAACTAATTTATTAAGTGCCTTTTGGTCACCATCCTTAATTCTTATTGCTAATTCAACTTCTTCTTCTGGGGTTATTAACGATGTTTTTCTAATTTCATTAAAGTAATTAGAAATAGTTTCATCATTAACTGTATTTACGTATGTTTTACTCATCTTTTTCATTTTTTAATCTATATTATTTACGTCACTCGGAACATATTAATATACGTAAAAAACTGAAAAAGTAAACTATTTTTGACTACTTTTTTTTATATTTTTTCAGATAATTTAGATAGAATTCCCTTTTCATATTCTGTTATTGAATCACCCTTATCTAATATTTCATCTATTATTCTCTCTATTTCTGATGTCCCCATATCTTCCCTTATATGATACCAAACTTTAGCTTTAACTCTTTTCGTTTCTACTTTCATATCTATTTCTGGGGTTTCAAAACCATTATCAGTTAATGATGATTTTATCTGGTCTTGTAGGGATGTGAATTTATTTACGGTTTCTTCAAATTCTTCTTTATTAAGTAATGAATCAAATAATGAGTCTGTCTTAGATTCCGAACCATTTTTCTTATCTAACATTTCATCAAAAATCAACTTCTGAATATTTTTATCAGTTAAATTAAAACCAGAATTATCTAGGTTGAGTTCGAATACAACAAAATTTCTTTTAAATGATTTAAAATATGAAGTTAATTCTTTAACTAATAAGACACTACTGAATGTCGAAATAACTAATCCAGTAGCCTCCATATATCTGGGTTTTTCAATGTCGGAAACTTTTTCTATTTGAGTTTTACAACCACTAACATCCCCTAACATTATTACACAATATTTTTTAAATTCCATATATTTTTTTTATTATTATTTATCTATATTACAAATATACATTTTTTTTAACTTAAATAACTAATATTCGTTAAAAAAAATTAACTTATTTTAACTTTAGATATGTTACCTTCCTTAACAACAGTAACAACATTATCACTCCACTCTTTAACTAAATCACTTTGAGTTATGAAGAATACTTTATCGAACATATCTGATACTCTATCAAATAGAGGTTTTAATTTAGGTACGTTATTTCTAGCTACCCTTCCACCTAAAACCTCATCAAAAGCTATAAAATTAGGTGTTGGTAAGGAAGAAACTTTACCTAAGACACATCTAAGTGCTATACTAGATATGGTTAATTCAAATCCACTACCAGATTTTAATGGTGCTTCTACCTCATCTTTAATTAATAAATATCTGACTTCGTTTTTATCGTCAATAAAAATTTCAACATCGAAATCAGTTATATCTTCTAATAGTCTTTGTAATTCCCCGTTTATTATTGGTAAGACTGACCTAAGTACTAACTTACTAATACCTTTTTTACCAATCATTTCAATATAAACTTTAAAAACTTTATTTATTTCATCTTCTTGTTCTATTGATTTAATAATTTTACCCTTACTAATGATATCCTTATTATTAGAGTTTAAATCTATAGCTACCATTTGTAACTCTTTATTTAATAAACCACTCTCATGTTCATTAACCCTTATTTTAGTATCAACTATACTTATTTGACTATCTATATCTCTATTTTTCTCAATACCGTCGATATTCTCTTGGTATTTAGTTAAGTCTAACCTCTTCAATCTTAAGTCGGTCCTAAGTGATTCTAATTCAACTGATATTCTATCTTTTTTTAACTCTAATTGATTCTTAAGGTTAACTTTATCTTTAGAATCCTTTAATTTGTCAATCTCAGATTGAATTTTGGTTAATTCTAAATTATGACCTTCTAACTCTTTAATTAAAAGTTCTATTTCTTTTTCATGACTTTCAATATGTTTTGAATTATCTACATCATCTAACTTTCTATTACAAGCATGACAAATACCACTAGAAATTAAATTCTTTATAACAGATTTTAATCTACCTATTTCAGATTCTTTAACACCAATTTTTGTGGTTAATAAACCCTTACTTTTATTTAATTCAAAATCCCTATCTTCATCGAAATTAATAGTACCAATATCTAATATTTCTTTACTAATTTTATCCTGATTAGATTTAAAATTCTTACCTTTAGTAGTAATAGCTTCAATCTCATCATTAATTTTTGATGGGTTTAATGATAGTATTTCTGAATCTATTTTTTCTTTAGATTCGATTAACTTAACCTTTTGGTCGTGCAATTCTACTTTTTCATTAGTCTTAACTTTAATTTGATTTTCTAAGGTTTCATTCTGGAAATTCAAATCAACAATATTTTTCTCATGTTCTTCAATTTCTTCAACCAATGTTGGGCTATCATATATGTTAGACTTCATTGTTTTTGTGAAATTAGAATACATTTTCCTAACTACAACTTCCTTTAATGTAATAACTTCAAGACCAATTAACCTTGTGATTAATTTACCACTTTCACCACTTGTTGAGTCAACCAGTGTGTCTAAATTCCTTGATGTAACTAAAACAACTAAGTCAAAATCTTTTTCTGTACCAACCGTTTCACTAATTAGTTTTGTAGTCTTAATAGCATCCTCATCATTTAATTCCTCTTCGTCACCATCTGGTAGTATTCTATAATAGTTAACTTTATTTGTAATATTAAAACCACCCTTCCTTTTTGGAGTTCTTTTTAACTTTCTTTCGATTATAATTTCATCTTCACCGTCAATTTCAATCATCCCTCTAACGGTTAACTCATCCTTATCACTAAACTTATTAAATACTTGACTATTGGTATCCGTCTTGGTTGTTTTACCAAAAAGTAAATATTTCATAGCATCAATAACTAATGTAGTCTTACCACCTTGATTTTCTGGTATTGAATTTACAACTGTAAAACCTTTGAATCTATCCACTGGGAAAAAGTTACCTTCACCAAAAGAAAGGAAGTTATTAAGCATTATCCAACTTACTTTATATTTTTTATTCTGCTTTTCATCTAAATCAATATCCAATTCGCTATTAACTTTATCATCTAATTTAAATAACCTATTGATATCGATATTTTTATTCTCCCTAACTAACCATTCTTTAAATAGTTCACGTTGGTAAGGGGTATTCATTATATTATCTATTGTGGCACCATCTATAGATATTGTTTCACCAGCACTATTAACCCTAACTGGTCTATAGATTACATTTATTTGTTGTGATGATACCCCATATTTCTTTGCGAAATACTTCTTAACTTTGCTTCTATTGTCTTTAGAATAGTTTTCTGGCATATCATCCCAGTGCACCTTTATTTTAGCGTAAGGTGGTATATTTACTATATCATTATTTTTATTATTTAACATCTCCATAAATATCTAATCTATTATTATCTTTCTCTATTTTCAATTCTTCTTTAACTTTAATTAATTCCGCATCTAAGGATTTAATTTTATCTGTTAGTTTTTTTACTTCCACATCGTTGGTAACAAATACTTCTTTTTCAACTATTTTTTCTACCACCTTTTCTTTAATTTGAACTTTACCAGACCCAGGTTGTGAACCATACTTTTCAGATGTGAAGCCCGATTTAAAAATCTTAATCATGAATTCATTTATGTTGGTGATATCGTTTACTCTACAATAATCCCAAACCTCATCTTTTAATTTTTTACCTAATTCCATACCTACTTGTTTGTTAATATTTCATTATTATTTTCTATATCATTTATTGAATTTATTTTAAATTGGTAAAAACCAAAATTTGTTTCAATATCACATTCTTCAAATGTCCTTTGTTCAATATCCCAAAATAAAAACCCATGTTTGTTAATACTTTCCCCAAAGTTTTGTTGTATTAATGATGATGGGTAAACTATAGGTGCACCCTTATATTTGAAAGATTGCCTCTTATGTATATCACCTAACATTACGATGTCACAACCTTCAAAATGTGATAACCCTTGTGCTTCATCAAATTCATAACCAATATCTGTACTAGAACCTACTATTGGTGCATGGTATAATCCTATGTACGTTTTGTCATCACCATACTCAAGTCTAGCTAATTCAATATCTGGTCTATCATTATCTTCGAATATCGAATATACGCACCAAACAATATTGTCATCTAACATACATTCACTCTTTTTGTAATAACTAATACTCTGACTATCAATTAAATTAACCATAGGTGATAGACTATCTAACCTATCTTTATTTCCCTCAATTAAATCATGATTACCAGCTATAAGCACTACTGGGGCTATTTTATCTAATTGTTTTAAAAACCAAGTTCCTAACATTAATAATTCGTTAGATATTGTGATTTTTTGATGAACGTAATCCCCAACAATGACAATTCTAACCTCATCTCTTTCATAACCCTTAACTAATCTATTAATCTCATCAATTGTTGAGTTAAAGGCTTCAGCGTATTCCTCATGCATCTTATATGTTCTGATATGTAAATCAGCCATATGTATTACTTTTTTTATCATACTATTTTATAATTTATCTAATGATTCTTTTAATAATTTTAACCTATCTTCTTCAGCTATAATATCAAATTTCTTTTTCTTCATTACTGAATCTATTCTAGGTAATGGGTCCATAGTTAATACTGTATTTATAAAATCTTTTGGTACTCTGAATTCTGTAAATACTGTATGTTCTGTTAAATGTACTATAATACAACCTAATAATTTAATATCACCATATTTTGTACCTTTTAACATGTCTAATAACAATCTACCGTATAGTGGTAGTTGGATTTTATAATGACCTAGTGCGGTATCCATTTCATCCTGGAATGGTTCTAACATTGGTTCTGTGTAAGAATGTACTTGGAAGTTTTTAGGTTTATTTGTTTTCCAATCTGTGATTATTAACCCTAAATTACCATCTTTATCTAACATAATCCACACTTTATCTGGTTGACCAGTATACTTTAAAGTGTTACTACCTAACACCATTTCGGTATCTAACAATACCGCACCTCTCCTATGCATTAAACGTATAAAATCATGTCCAGCATCAATCATAGCATTACCATCAGCTGTTTGTTTTTCATCACATTCAAAAATAGGTTTTCTAACACCTTTATAAGAACCATATTGTTTCAATAAATCAGTTTCTAATAAGTAATGTACCCTAGAACCCTTACTGTTTGCGTAGTCAGCTGTACCTTTCCATTGTCTAAGTAAATCATCCTGTTTAAATATATTACCATCACACATGTCCAAAGATTTCTCAAGTGCTGGGAAATCATTGTAAAATTGCTTTATAACGGTAGATACTGAAGGGAACTCTGTAGTTATTTCACCCTCTAACGTTCTTATATAGTATGTGTGTGTATCTTCAACGAATGATAAGTCTAATTCTTTTTGTTTTTCTTCTATAATAGCTCTAATTTCTTTAGCTATTTCTAATAATTTACTGTTATCCATATAATTTTAATATATTAGCAAATATACGTTAAATTTGTAGGATTTTCAACTATTTATAATAAAAGTTAATTATGAAGGATTTCATTAAACAAAAATTAAGAGAAGATTTAGAGTATCATCACGCTTCGGATGCTACTAAAGATGAATATGTGATAAGTGAAAATAATAATAGTTTTACCTTATATCATGGTAGTCAACATAAGATAAATTCAAAAGAGGGTTTTTTAACAAAATACGTTTTAAGTGGTGAAGGGTTAAATGCATTTGGTTGGGGTTTATATTTTACTGATGTAATTGAAATTGCTAAATTTTATTCTAGAAATAATAGGGCTAATGAGCTTAATAAATTTTTAACATTAGCTAATGACTTTGGTATTGATTCTGTTGTTGATTTTATAGAATTTATTGATATGCAAGATGGTTGGGGGGAAATTTCTAAAGAAACTGAAGTTTTTCTTAAGAAGAATAAAAATAAGAGTATAAGTAAATTATTTAAAGGTGGTATACTTTATACTGTTCAAATAACCCCGTCTAAAAATAAGACTCTTGATTGGTTTGAATCTATTGAGTCTAGTGAATTAGAATTACTTAACATTAATAATGATAACATGACTGGGAAGGATGTTTATAATTATTTAATAAATGAGTTGGGGAGTGATAAATTAGCTTCAAAATACCTATATAATAATGATTATTTTGCTATTAAATACCCAACTGAATCTTACGTTAAAGTTAAAACTGACACAAAGGGTTATAATTATGTAATTTTTAATGAAAAAGATATCAAAATAACTAATATAGAAAATCAATAAATTTTACTTTCTAATAACCTCCTACTAGTCTTTAGAAGTCTAACAATACCATCACTACCCCATTTCTCAAATATAGAGGATGGGTCGTGGTTAGGTGGTGGTGTACACATTTTAACTCTATTATATAAGTCACCTATATTTAAACTTTTATAAAGTCTAATAGCATCTTCTTGAGCATCATCATCTAATAGAATTACTATATCAGCCTTTGTATTTTTATATAATAATCCTCTTAATTTTTCTGAAATAGTCTTACCTAATAATGGTATTGAGTTTGGGATTACAATATGGTCAAAAACACCTTCAACTAAATATAAAGTAGCATCCCAATTAATTTTATCTTCATTGAATATTATCAATTGTTTTTCAGCATCTGGGTTTAGGTATTTATATCTAACCCAATTATCCCAAGCTCTACCTACAAAGAAATTTAATTCACCAACCTCATCATATGATGGTATTATAACCCTAAATTTATACTTATCAAGAACTGTATAACCGATATTATAATATTCAATCATATCATCTGTGAAACCTCTATTAACTAAATAATTGTAAGCATCTTTGTATTTGTAATCTGAAATGGAAGATTCACTTAGTTTTTTAAAACCTTTTGGTAAGGTTACTTTTGTTGGAACTAATTTACTCTTGTCGTAATCATCTTCTGGTTTTAAAAGAAGGTATTCTCTAAGTAATTTTTTATTACCAAACCTAACAATTAATCTTGATAATTTACCATACATATTATTTTCATATGCACATACCCAACACTTAAAAATACCCTTTTTATAATTTACAGCAAGTTTGTATTTACCATCACCATCTGACATACCCTTTTCTTCAGCACAAGCTGGACAATTAAATGACATTTGACCACTACTTTCGTTGTGGTCTTTATAATCACCTAAAAAACTCTTTAATATGTTTGGGATAATGTTTAGCATAATGCAAATATACTAAAAAGATAATAAACTTACAAATTAAATTTATTATCTTTTGAAAAATTTATTAAATATTCTTTTAATAGTTCAACTCTAAATTTAAAATCAACTCTATTTGTTTCTTTAAATCTAATTGCATTTTCATCTTCTTTTAGTACTGAGTTAATACTATGATATATTTCTTTTACTAATTCAGTTAATTTATCTTCAAAACTAAATTTATTAACTTGTTTTGTTTCTATAACTTCATTTTCTAATTCTTGACAATATTGTATTAATTCTTTAACAGATTCTTCTTCCATTAAATATTCATTATCTTTAAATATCTGTCTTATTGATTTCATAATGTAAAAATACTGAAATTATTTTACAAATGCAAGTTAGTCTAAATTTTCTGGTGACCATTTACCTATTTTATGCATGAATCCAAGGGTACATGCAACAGCATCTGTCATATCAAACACTTCCTTTCTAAGTGTATTATTTCTAGTGTATAACCAATTTATCTGAGGTTCTAAATCTGAAACTAATTCCCATATTATCATTTTCTTATCAACATCCCATGGGTGAGCCCCAAATAACACTTCTTTAGCCTTAGCCATGTGTTTTTCTGGGTAAGGTTCACCTTTCTTATTGTGTGTCCTTTTAGCCATTAATTGAGGGAATCCGTATTTTCTAGCATCATATGAAGAAATAAAATCAGGTACAATACCTAATGTTTGATACACAGACATAGAAATCATACCATTAAATCTAAGTAATGTTGAAACTGTATTTATGTTATTAGAACGCATTAATGGTTCTTCTATGATAACTCTAGTTATACCTAAGTCCACATACTTATTTAAAAATTCTTCCTCAAATACTCTAACTTTTTGAAATAATTCTTCTAACTTGGTTTCTGGTACTGGCTTTATTTTAGGTGTAACATGGTTTAATAATTCTAACTTACCCTTATCACCTAAATCCTCATATAATGCTATACCAATAGTTTTAGTTGAAACATCTAAACCAAGTATTAAACCATTTTCTATATTTTCCATAAATTATAAATTTTAAATAAAGTTAATTAAAGTATTTTAAAATGTAAACAATTAATAATCTATTGTTATATTAAAAGCAACAAAATCATTTACAGGTTTATAATACGTGTCATTTAGTTTACCTATAGCTATCAGTGTGTTTGTACTATCCCAAAGACCTACTTCTGTTATCCTAGGTACATCACCATTATTCCATGTGTAATTTGTTGATTGACCAAACTCACCTCTATTTGCAATACATGTTATTGATTGAGATACTGAATTTCTAACTGAGTTAAATGTTATATCACCAACAGATGTTGATACATCATATGAATTAACAATATCTTGATTGGTTATTACTATAAAACCTTTATCTAAATACGCAATACCAACTGGTTCGTCAACTACTAAACCAGTATTGGTGTTAGTTCTAATATTAAATAATTCTTTGTTATTTAAACTAAATGGTTTATTTTGTAAATAACCAGTAGCCCAACTCTTAGTAGCGTCACCACCATTAGGTCTTAAGACATCATCTGAGAATAATAAGACTCTATTAGGTCCAAATGTACTCATTGATGGTGAAGATTCAACTATTGATGTATCTTGAATATTTAAGTTTGTCACACGATTCTCGTAAGTTCCATAAATAGAATATGTTGACGCTGAAGTTGTTAAGTTTAAACTTAAACTCTTTCCATCAATTAATTCAGAATACTCATCACCATCAATACCAATAACTAATACTTTAGTTTGAGCTAAGTTAGTTAATGCTGTGTCAGAAAAACCACCAGTTTGTGAAGTTTGATTGTTAAATAAATCAAAATCTGTTGTTGTTATTGGTAAGTAGAATGAGTAAAATAAATTAGTCATAGTATCAGTACCAATATCATTTAAATCTATGATGTTTTGTGTTATTGAACCACCAGAAAAGTTCAATGTTTCTACCCCAACTTCTTTAAAGGTAGTGTTTATTGAAATTGATGCTGGTTCAACTGGCTTTTTATTAGCGTTAGTCTTATATCTTAATAAACTTCTTACTTGATAATTAACCCCACCATTACTAGTATCCATACCATTATTATTACCTGAAATTTCAGGTATTTGACCAGCGGATAAACCTTCATAAGTACCATAATAACTATCAGAATCACCTAATGTAAAGTAAGTTATTAAACTATTATTATTACTTATTAACTTTTTCCTACCTTCTGGGGTAAGTTTTGCAGTTAATTCTATTCCTGTTGTATTTTTTAAAAATCCCATATTAAAAGTCTATACTTAATTCTATCATAATTGTGTTACCAGATGTTAATTTAACTGGTTTACTAAGTTTACCAACCATAACCAACGTGTTAGTGTCATCGTAAATACCAACTTCAGTAACTCTTATATCTGGTGGATTATTGTCACTATTTAACCTAGTTGGGTTAGAAGATATCTTAAATTGGTCACCAGAAATATTAATATTAAATACCGTTTTAAATATACTAGCACCAATATAAGTCTCTACATTTCCGTAAAAAAACCTTTCATCACCAAATTGTAATGAATCTGGTGAACTATTTGTTGCCATTCTTAAAGATTCGATAATATCAAATGTACTACTTGTAGTATTAGTATCAATTAGAAAACCATTAACTAAAGGGTTTTGATTTTCTAATAATTTAGGGTCAATTGATTCTCCCGCTGATGATGTAATATTTGTGGAAGTAAAATCAACAACTCTCCAAGCATCAGCTGATGGTCTTTCATTAATATCTTTAACTACTTGATATATTACTTTAAATTCTTTAGCTGAGAATCCCATCCCATCATAAGTACCTTTTTCCTCTTTTCTCATGTAAGGTAATAAATCAATATCATCTAACTTAAATAAAACATCCTTACTTGTTGTGGTATTGTTAGTTAATTTTGTATAATATTGACATGGTAATGTAGTCATTAAACCATCACCACTAGTATTTTCAAATGTATAACTAATATAAATTGTATCATTAACACCTAACATACCACCACTTGACCCAGCAGATGAACTTACTAATGTAGATGATAATGGTGGTAAAGTCCAATTTCTATTAGACTTATAAGACATTGCTGCAATTATTTCATCATCATCAAAAATAATTGTTTTTAACTGTGGAAAAACTCTACCTACAACCCTAGGTTCATCTGAAACCATTGTAGAATCTTCATATAAATTAACATATTCTATATCACTAACACCAACTGTACTAATAGTACCAGATGTTACAAAATCCATACCCATAACTACACCTTCCTCTGTTGAAAAGTCTCTTCTATGATACATTAAGTCTGGTAACCTTAACCTAACATTCTTATCATTATCATCATTAATATATAAAAATTCACCATAAAAGTTAGAAATTGTATTATTAGTATAATGTAGTATTGATATTGATTTCTTTGTTGGGTCTATAATAGATTGTCCAGGTAATTCTGGTACACCACACTCATTTAACTGAACTGTAGAATCAGTAGGTACTGATTTATATTCAAAATATGGGTATTTTTGACCTAAAAAGTCATTTGAACCAAACTTTTCATAATTTTCATTTGGTGTTGTTGGAGATGTATTAATCCCAGTTTCATTCATACCAGCAAGGTTTTCTGACCAAACAGTATTCATGTTCCAAATAGGAATGTCACCACAAGAAACATCACAATTTGCTGCAAATGATAATGTATTGGTATTCCAATAAGGAGTACTTTCTTCATAACCAAAACCATTAGTTATATCATCACCAGTGTAAATTATAAATTGACTAGTACTTGATGTAGAACCATTATTAGGTAAATCTCTATCTAGTGTTACTGTATCATCTAATGTATTTGTTGTACTTTTAGATTGTATCTTAAACCATAAATTAGGTACTGGGATAGTATTAGTGAACTCATCTAATATTCCAACAGTATCGTTACTTAATTTTAATAATAACATATCACCAATCTCATAATTGATACCATCACCAATAATTAATGTATTGGTACCGTTAATTTCAGAAGAATTAATAGTACCACTATCTTTAATATAAGTAGAACCACTAAGTGTTGTATAACTAGTATTGTCTTTACCAAAAAAACCTCTATCCTCAGCCTTGTTATTAACAATAGCCTTTATAGTGTTAATTTGACTAGTTGTAAGTGTATTTAAACCATTAATAGTTGTATTTGAACTAATAGGGTACTTTATATTAGGTTGTCTATCAAACGGCCTTAAAACCCTACTATAACCAGATAATGAAATATCACCTTGATTATTATCATTGGTACTTTCTCTATCGTAATTTATTTCAGAATCACCTATACCCCAAGAATTGAAGTTAAGTTTCCCTTGGGCTAATTTTTGCCTACCATTTTCTGTTAATTTTATATTAACAAATGCACTTGCGTTATTAATTATGTAACTCATATATGAAAATATTTTATATTCTTATTTTACTAATAAATACTTAGAAGTAAATAATTAGTAGGAATTTATTCCATTTGTTTCTAATGTTATTTTAACGGTATCACTAAAATCAGTACTAACTATCGGATTACCACATACATCAACGAACCTTTTTTCATTCTTAACCCTATAATAAAGTAAATCACCAGCATTACCAGATAAACTTAAAGTATTACTATAACTAACTCTACCAATAGTGTAATCATTGGTCACTTCATTTATTATTGTGTTAAATTCTTCATCAATACTTAATTGTAAGTAAAATTTACCATTATTTTTTTGTGGTGCGGTAATTATGTTCCAAGAGACTAAAATTTCATCTGAAGAAACATTACTATCAACTATATTTGCGTTATAATATACGTTTATTAAATCACCTACAACTAAGTCACCTTCCATTATCAATCTTTTTGGGTTACTAACCGATTGGTAATAGTCAATACCATTAGATAATGTAACACCATTTAGTGTTAAAAATGTATCGTTAAAGTTAATAGGTTTTAATTCTAAAAATACTTCATATTTTTTATTTTCAGTGTTATAATAAACCAAATTATCACCCTCACCATCTGTAACACCACTTTGTATTATACCTACAATATCAATAGTATCATTTTTTAAATTATTTGTAACTTGATTAAGTGAATTATTTGTATAAATAAATGTTAATACATCACCTTCTACTGACCCACCATTTAAAGTGACTAGTGTTTTTGTAGAACTCGTTAATTCTATTAATTTAAATGTATAATCTATCCCTGGGGATAATACTAAACCGTTAAGTGTTAATATAACATCACCCTCACTCCTAGGAAATCTAAACTCATTTGTTTGTCCATCAAGAATAATACTTAACTGAGTTAATGAACCTAATTCATTAGCTTTTTCTTCCGTAGATTCTATAATAGGTTTTTCCACTTTACTAAATGCAGTAAAATAGTAATCCTTGTTTGAATCATATAATTGATATTTATCACCATTTTTATTTACTGATGTTGTATATGACATATTCATTAAATTACCAAATTCAGTACAAACATTATGTGTGAAATAACCCTTAACTAAGAAATCACCATCTAATGGTAGTGAATTACCATCTATAGTTTCCGTAAGGCCACTAGTCCCACTAATATCATCCCAAAGGTATATATCTGAAGTATAAATAGATTTATTATCAAATACATTTAAAACGTCATTAAATTTATATAACTCATACCTAAATTTAACATCATTATTGATAAACTCTTCAATATTATCCGTAAAATTAAATTCTAGTGGTATATTAACATCATCTGTAATTTCATAAATATTCAAATCGTTAATAGTTTTACCATTAAAATCTAAATCCACAACAACATCACTAACATCACAATCCCCAGTAAAGGGTGTTGTTGAATTACAACCAGAATTACTCATATTAAAACTTACATTTGTTGAAATTTCAATTTTAAAATTACTTGCTGAATTTATTTGATTTATGTAATATAAAACACCACTTGTGGTGTAGTTGTAACCTAAATTGGTGAAGGCTAAATTTAAAAAATCATTTAACTCGATTAGGGTGGGTGAAGAACCATTAAATGTATCACTTGACGTTATTTCATTACTATAAACTAGTTTATCATCTTCATAAATATTCCCAAACCAAGCTGTTTTACTAATACATGAAGAATTTAACACATTTTCAGCTAAACATTCTTGAATACTTTTTTTTAGTGAACTAAACCTTATTGAATTTACGTTGAAAAAAATTTCATCACATTCTATCTTATTAGCACCAGTAACATTAAATACTGGGGATTTAAATACGCATATATCTGAACTACTACTAATAGGTTTTGTTAAATTCCTAAGTAAATTACCATTTTGATTATATATTTTATCTTGTGTACTCATTAATATGATATTTCTATTTCAGTAAAATCTTTATTTTTGTTAATCGATAAACCTTTATTATTTGTCGTGCCAATTTCTTCAACACTTAAAACTTTAGTATAATCTTGTAAAAAAACTTCAAGAGTGCCTATTTTGAACCAGTCTGAATATCCAAATTTAGATTCTATTTTTTTTAAAATATTAACTTTAACCTCTAAATCTTCTAAAATTTCACCTTTTACATTTTTAATTAATAATGACATAATATTATATTTTTTATTTAACTTCTATTATAAAAGTAACCTGATTCGGTAACAGTCCCAATAAACTCACTACCACCTTTATTTTCCATTAACCAAACCCCACTACAAGTTGTAGATTCATCATTAAATACATTTTCACTAATATTTTCTATAGTTACTGACACGTCTTGATTATTACTAATAGAATTAAATGGGTAATATCTACTAGGGTCTTCACAAAAATGAGTTGTATAAGACTTATATTTATAAACTTGTTGGTCAAAAGCCGTATTACCATAAACATAATTAGCTTTCCAAATAGTAGTGGACGGAACAACTTGTTCAATTAAATCAACCCAATAGTTACCAACAGCACTACCAAAATTATCCATATCAAAATAATCAAACCTAGAACTATCCACGTTTGTGAAGTCTAATGGATGTAAATTATACCTATCATATAACATCCTAAGCGTTGGGTATGCTCCTAAAGTTTGCCTATTCTTAACATCAATTAGTTGTGAATTTAAAACTTTAATAAATTCATCCTTACTCTCAATATCTGATAAATCAATTTCAATTAAATCGTTTAAACTTATACAAGTGTCACCACATTGTGTGTGTGAATACTTAAAGACATTCACACTAACACTGGTTATTTTAATTTCATCTGACATATTTTACTTTTTATATAAATATAATACCATAATTAAATAAAATAATTAGGGTTAATTATTGTACCATTTGTTGGGTCTGAATAAGGGGCCCTATAAATTAATTCATAAGTACCAGTGTTTTCATCATAAATACCATTAACATCTGGTAATAAAGCATATAATTCAAAATCACTTAACTCTAATGGGCTAGTTAACACTTCAACTTTATAATAACCAAGTAAACATTCACTCACAGACCCACCATAAAGTATTTCACTATTTATTATAAAACCGTTAGGTAAGTTACTACTATTCAAGTTTGGTAAATCTGGGGTAATAGAACCTAAATTAAAGGGTTCTGTAATATATGTAAATGAGTTAACACCAATACCAAGATTTACCAAACCTACTAAAGGGAAATTATTTTGAGTATTTTGCGGACCTAATAGTTTATTGGATTGAATGTAAGTGTAGTGGGACCCAAAAGTATATGTATTATCAAAATCACCAATATCTTGCCAATTATTACCAACAGAAACTCCGCTATTAACATTTATATCACACTCACAAGGACCAACATACTCGTTAACCATAGTTTTACATGTTATTTCAAAAAAATAATCACCATTTGTTGTAGTACCACTAATATGTTCTGAACCAGCATTGAAGAATAAAAAATTATAAGATTGGTTATCCCCACATGGTTGTGTTTCATCTGTGGCAAAAGTAAATTGAACATACCCATAATATGGGGCTGTATCACTTGTTGGTGGGTTTTGACTATCCCAAGCATGGTTAATATTACTAACCATTCTACCATAATAATTTTGGAAATCCGTTTCATCTGTGAATGTAAACGTATATTTATTTCCAACCTTTTTAAAATTATATTCATTAATTGTTTCACAAATTAGTGACCCAGATTGTATAACATCAGTTAAACAATCAAATTGTGAATCTGTAAAATTCCAAAAATTTCTTGAACGTTGACCTATTATCCCATATTTAAAAGATTCTGATAGAATGTATTCGCATAATTCCCAGTCCATTAAAAAACGATAACCCCCACAATTATTTGTTGGGAAAAATTGGAATGTTTGTTGGTTTAATTTTTTAAAACCATTTTGAAAATCAATACATGTGTTAGTATTATAATCATCTAAACATGTGAAAAATAAATCCCAATTAGTTTCAATATTATTTTGGTTTGGTATGACTTCAATTATTATTTTATCGTTTGGACTCCTATTAAAATTTTCTAGATTAATAATTTTATAGTAAAATGTTTGTGAATTAAATAAATATGGTAAAGTACTAAAATCCGAAGATGAATTTTGTTTACCAATATCAATAAAGTCTAAACCTATTGGGTCAACATAATTATCACCTACAAATGTTAATTTTATTGTATCTGGTATTAACTCACCTTTAAAAGCCCAAGCAAAATAATCAATGTTTTCATCTAAATCAAAAGTACCATCAAGTGCTGTTGGGGATGAACCGTTAGTTTGAGCTTGGAATTGTATTCTATGGTCATATTCACCTTTATTTGCATCAGGTTTATCTGTGTTAACCCCATTATCACAATTAAAAGCATCTACTAAAACTGTATAATTATCTAAACAATCCTCCACATTAACTGGAATTGGTTCAAAGGTATCACCACTTTGTGAGTAATTAACACCATCAATTCTAACCTTATCAATAACTGGGTTATAGGTACCAGCCTGTGCGAAAATAGAATTAACACCTATTAATGGGTGTGTGAATGAATATGGTGTAAACTCATCACCGAAACCTGAAATATAAGAAACCTCATCGTTTTCATTATACCAATATATTCTATAATCAGTAAGACCTTGATTATTACTTAACAAATCACCAACATCTATTCTACCAATTAAGGAAGTGTTAGCTTCTGAAAAATCAAAATTAGCTACACCACAAAAATCAACCTCACTTATAGGTAAATCAATATAACAGTCATTAATTGTATCTATCAACCTTAATATTGTAACACCTTCTGGTATTGAAACAAAGTATGGGGTATTTTCATCAATCAAATCCGATAATACAATACCAGTCAATAAAGGGTTTACAAAATTATCTAAATCACCATACAATGTGAATGGCGTTGTTAACGGTCTATTACCCGTATCTACTAAACTTATTATTATTACTTTATTCATTAATCTGGTTTTATATATGTTATTACTGAACCAGTTAAATCAGTACATTCATCTGGTATACAGTCTAATTCATAAATATCTAATTTAAAATCTATCTTAAGACCTTTTTTTAATAGGTCATCACAATCTATGGTTTCTGTAAACGTTACAATATTACCATCAATACTATAGTCTAAACCTAATTCGTTAGCTATCACTTGTAATTCATTCTGATAATCCACATTTGTGGGATATAAATCAGGTACTGTTGGGTTGTTAGGTATTGTTTCACCACTATAAAAAATGTTTTCGTAAACTATTTCACAACCAACCTCAACACTAATACCCCATTCGGTCCTTAAACACTCATTTTCTATAGGTTTAAAGTCTTTAGGTACATTTTCATCTAAAATACTATAAAAGTCAATGTCGGTGTTAATATCAAGTTCAATTAAGTCTCCAATACAACAACAATCACCAGTTAAACCACTTGGGTTAATTTCACAACCTAATATATCTGGATTGTCATTTATATAACACCAAACATCGGTTTCAATACCACTAGATGGTTTTAATTCTAAATCAATCTCCTTAGTGTTAATGACTAATTTATGATGATTAACATCATATTCGGTTACTCTATCCTCTAAGTAAAAACCTCTATTATCCTTTTTATCGTAAGAAACCCAAGATTTTTTATTATCTATTATTTTTTCTATTTCAAATTTAGGTGGTTCAGATATGTAAGTCTCTATATTATCAACCTTTTCACAACTTTTATCAATACTTATTTTATCAATTAATATTGATAAATCAGAACATGAATTATTAACCGTTAAGCTAATATTTATTAACCTACCTTTTATTAAAGAAATTATTTCTGGGTCACTTATTGTTAAGTCAAATCTTAACCAACAAGAGCTATACCAATTAGCTAATAATACTTCTAAATTAGCTTCCTCTTCTTTTGTTTTTGGTGGATTGTTAATTAAATATTGTGTGTAAATATCATTATTTAAAATCTTTATAATTGAATCACAACTATTACCACTAATCATTAACCCTGTGTTTGGTGAATTACTATTCACATGGTTATATAAATTACCAGTACCAATATTAAATAGATTTTCAGTATAAACACTTAGGGTCTGGTTTAATTGTGTGTCAGTCACATCTAAATTCATTGACACATCAAAAGATTCTAACACATCTAAGTAATTTTTACAACTACCATTAACTACTACACCTACAGTTATTTTTTCTAACTCAGCTTGTAAGGTATATAAAACTTTTTGAGCACTTCTTAAAAGTTGTGTATATTCAGTTATAGTATTAAATGAAATAAACCTATCATAGACATCAAATCCACAATCTTCCTCATACCAACTTACATTACTAGGTTCAGAATTAACCAAACTATTAACATCATCACAACCATACACATTAATATTATTACCCCTGGAATTTAACCAAATCTGATATGTTTGTGGTGAAAGTGTTGTTGACCAGGCATTAAGACCATCATCGGTTAAGCAGTATTTTTTATCACCACACTCTATAACATATGGTGGTATATTTAAATTAAACTCTCTTATTAAACTAGTTAACCTATTTATCTCAACTTCTTTTTCTGAAATATCTAATAAAATTTGAGTTATTAATACTTGTGTTTTATCATCCACATTACCAGTAATAGCATCTTCTAAATCAGAACAATCGTATTTAAATAAATAATCAAACGAAATATTTAAACTACAAGTTTCATTATCATCATATGTAAATTTAGTCCCACTACCATCTTCCGAATTAATTATTATTTTATATGGTTCAAAATCACAGTTAATGTCACCACCTGTGTCACCACCTGTGTCATCATCGGTATCACCACCTGTGTCATCATCGGTATCATCAACACCATCTGATAATTTTCTTACTTTACAAAATTTACCGTTAACCCCAACTATATCCCAATAAAATTCATAATTATTATAAGTGCTAGTATTGTAATTTGGGTTATCTGAAAAAATTATACTATTAGTGATAAAATTAAATTCATTGTAAGATTCACAACAAGTTTGACTAATATCATCATTTACTACAGATTCTTCAAGATTATCATTTAGATTATAGAATAATAGTTCTGGGATGTCTGGACACTTAATATCATCATTAGTATCAACTACATAATCTCTAACCCTACATTGTCTTCCTGTCCAATAAAATTCATATATTGGTTCAGAATTATCAAAATCGAACTCACCTTCATGTATTATACCAGAAAAATCAACTCTTGGTGTATAATTAAACACACTATGTATATTACAACAATATTCTGTATCAACCCCAACAGCAAGCCCACCAACAATACCTTGGTCTATAGAACTTAAAATTTGTGGTTTAAATTCACATTTTTCAACTTTTTTAGAATTATTATTAGAAGTTCCCCACTTACATTTTTGACTATTTATATCAAATTCATAACCAAGAAATTCACAACACATTTTATTTTCATGTGTTGTAATTGGCCCCCCATTTGTGTCATATATTGATACTGTACCGTTTGAATTTTCAATAATCTGATAACCAGATTTTAAAAAACTTTCTCTACTAGTACAACCATTATTTAAATCTGATTTATTCATTTAATAACCTTTAACTATAATTATATCATAATATACTTTTTTATTTATAAATGTAAAGATATTATCATTTTAATCTATTCGTAAAGACTTTTTGTATAATCCTTACACCCCACCTCACCTATTGATTTTTTATATATATTTTGGTAAATACTATCAAATGAGTTAGGTATTTGTGCTAACCCTTTTAGATTAAGTTTACACCCATAACCTTCAACACCAGTGAATGGGTCAGTAATTATTTCTGGTGTTGTATAAAACACTGGACAAAAACAAGAATCAGCTTCACTTACTACCCTAGGGTTACCTAACGGGTCAGTAAATTTTAAAAAGATACTATTTAACTCATTTGAATACATATCTGATATTGTATTACCGAATAAAACCCATTGACAAGTTAAAAAACAACCACAACCACTATTACCTAAATCCTCATCTAAACCCTTTGAATTACAACAAACATAACCGCTGTTAATTGGGTTAACATCAAAACTAGGTGTATTATCAATTAATTGGTATTCCGAATGAAGAAAGGGTGTACCATTTGCGTTAGAAATACAACATTCCCTTTCAACATATACAGATGTCTTAGTTTTATCCGATAATGAACCGTCCATATTATAAAGTTTAGTTTCAAATAAAAATAAATTATCATAATCATCAAAGTCAATTGTATCGAAAGAATCCTCACAATTTTTTTCAGAACTACAAGACCTATTATCCTTTATTTTTATAACCAGGGCTGAATCATTAGATGGTGCGTCACAAACACAATTAACTATTTCACATGTTGGGCAAGGGTCTAGTTCTATTCTGTTATCAAGTAATATCACATCACTTAAATCCACACCCTTTTCATTAACAACATCAACATATATGTTACCAGAATAACCATTAATAACACCTTCATTATAATTACTAAATAACCCAACCTCACTATTTGTAACTGTTGTTGCTGTTACAGTAAATGGGTTAAAATTAGGTATTATATTTGATAATTGATTTATATATTCTGTACCACCATCATAAGGTCCAACATGTGGGTTATTACCATCTAATATTAATAGACTTGATGACTCACCACCTGTCTCCCTATACCATTGTCCACCCTTCTGAAAATACATATCTGATGTGTTTTCGAAAAATTTAGGATAACCTTCTTCATCTACATTATATAAATTAATATTAGTATCTAAATTATTATTTTCTAAAACTAAATTAAATAAGTCCATATCAATAGGACCCTTAACTTTATAAATATATTCATTGAAATTTATTAAACCATCTGGTGCACCAATAAATTTAAAGAAAAATTCTATGACTTTTCTAGTACCCTTAGACTTCCATATCCAGGCTGAATTAAGAACCAACCTTCTCCACATTTCAATATCAGCCTCATTAGGTGTTAAACCTCTTTTATAACCACTATAAGTTGAAGATGATGTGTTTAAATAAGAATTTAATAAATCGTTATTAGCCATTGATGACACCATATTCCAACCAAGTGTTCTACCTAGGTATTTAACTAATTGGTCTGGGGTATTATTCTTTTTATCATAAGTTACTATATTAGAAAAAGAAATCCCATCTATGTATTTTTTAACTTCATCAAATTCTCTACCATAAATCTTAAGAGTTTTATTCATTTTTTGACCAGAAGCTTCATCACCAGAAACATCTATGGTAGGAATTGTATCAAAATCTGATATTGATTGTGAAGTAAAAAATCTAGCTACCAAATTACTTTGGATTTCATCTTTACTTTCACTAATTTTTAATAATTCTGTAACATATTCTACATATTGTTCAGTATTAAAATCAATATTATAACCATCACTAACTGGCCAAGTAAGTGTTTTAGTTCTATTAATTATTAAACCATCATCAGTTTCAGTCTTATAATTATAAGTCGATGTGAATATAGGGTTTATTAATCTATTTAATAAATTAGATTCAAATTTACTTAACGAGTTAAAGAAACTTTCATATAGAATTTCGTTTGGTTTTATATGGTAAGTTTCATTTGTTGTTGGCTCTGTAATATCAAAAGGGTTTCCTTCTACCTCAAAATAAATAAAATCATCAATTAAATTATTTGAACCAGTGAAACCTATTACATTAAAATCACCTAATTCTGTTGATATAACATAACTAAGAGAATTAATACTTAAATTCCTTAAATTATTACTCTCATTAAAAGTGTTTATAATTGTACCGTTTTTTTGAAAATTAATACCAAATTTATTATCTATAAAATTTGTATCTACTTTAAATGTGGATTTATTTAAAACATCATCATAAGTGTAATCTAACACTGTTGGACCCACCATAGTTCTTATATTAGTACTCCTAGTTGGTTTTATATAAAGTGATGCTGGCCAATTCGTAATTATATTTTCAAGATTAACTCTTATAAATTCAGTAGCTGAACCAAAATAAGCGAATTTAGATAAATCAGTTTTATCGATATTAATATCTACATTAATATTATTACTTAATAATGTCTTAGAAGTATTGTTAGTTAATTTTAAACCCTGTAAAGTGTAAAAATCACTATATTTTTTAGTATCATAAACTTTCGATGTTCTACCATCAAAATTTGTGGTAGTTACAAAGTTATTTAACGTGAATGTCGAATTTGCTCCACCATCACCTGTAGTTTGTTGATTACCAACTAAATCATCACTAAAGTTTCTATACTCAATACCATCATTGTAAAATTTTCTTTGAGCGTAACCTATTACCTTTATTCTTTCGTTTTCAGCCATTTTTATACGTTTGCTATGTCATCGAATCCTTTTGAAAAATCAATATTATTTAATCTATTCTCTTTAACCTCATAAAGTGGTTTACCTGAGAACCTATCCTTAATTTCAAATAAATTATGTTGTTTATAAATATCATCATTAAAGTTATATAACGTATAAATACCATCTTCAAGACTTTTTGTTTGATTACCGAATAAACCAATAGCTAATGATTCAATATCATAATCAACCAATTCAACTTCAAGCATGAATGGTGTGAAGAATGTGTTAGTTATTATAACCTCTTGATTAGGTGAACCTATAAATGGTAACACATTAGGAGTTACATTAGTAGGTGATGAAGGTGATACTGTACAAAAAACCAAACTTGAGTTATCGTTAAATCTATATCTAATAGCTTTTTGATTAGTATTAGTTAGATTTTGATTAACTGGTTCTGACCTGTTATTAGATGTTACGATTTTAAAGAAATTTTGTAATTTACGCTCTTTAACACTCGCATCCGTATTAATATACTCAATCCTATACCCTATTAAATTATTATTCTCAAATTTATCAACAAATTGTGATACATTTGGGTCAGAAACATCGAATAATAACCCTTTCACATCTGGAAATGCTGATAATACACCACAATCAACGATTTTAGTTCTCATTTCAACTGGTTTAAACATTATAGAATAAATACCCTTATTACTAAATAAATCTACTGGTAATTTAAGGGTGTATAAACCACCAAATATTTCAAAACTACTAGATGTGTTATTTGGGTTGTTTATTGGTACTAAATTCCGTGAATCTAATTTAAAAACATTAGTATTACTAGTTTCTCTATTTTCAGAATAGAAAACTGTAATATCAACGTCTGAAGGTGCCATATCTGCTGGTCTTATTGTTCCGTAAGTTCCACTCATATTATTTCTTTTTTATTGCATTATAAATTATATCCAACTCATATTCACTCAGAGTGGATAATGTATTTAAAGATATGTTTAAATACTTAAATAGTACATACCTTTTATTGTAATTTTCTTCAATCATTTTATTATTTTATAAGAACCATTACCGTAATTAATTAACTCACCCATATTGGTTATTTCTGATAATTGTAAGTGAGATTGTAATATTGTTGTCCTACCTCTATCTATAAATACATCACTTTCAACTTCTGGTGTACTTGTCACTCCTAATAAGTATTCTTCCTTAATACTTGCTGATAATGATGAGTTTGTTATATTAAAACCTTGAGCGTGATAATACATTTGAGTTAATGGTATGGTGAATTCACCATAATCATTATTAACTGACCTTAATGTATCATTAAAGGTTTTAAATAATATACCAGTACTTTGCGTTTCTAAACCTATTGTTGGGTCAGAACTGTCAACATCTTCAGTATAAATTATAGGGTTTAGGTTGTTATTAGATATTACCCTTGAAACCCCATCAATATTATCTGATTTATAATCAATATAAACCTCTTTAGTGACATCAAAACCAACTTTGTATGTATTATCCTTATCATACGATTTAACTAAGTCTAATCTATCCTCTGTAAAGCCAGAGATACTTGAACCTTCAATGAAATAATCAGATAAATCTTTTTCAGGGTCTCTAATTATATGTTGATTTGAATTTTGAGGTGGAAACTCACCACCCACCATAAAATTAAATATCTGATTATTTGATTGTAACTTATCTATTAATATCGAATAATTTGGTTGTGTATTATTTCTCTCAATGAATGGTAAATCAGTCATTATACCCATATCATCAGAATCCTGTGTTATGAATAAATTTATATGAAAATTATCAACCGTTAATTCACCCCAATTTTCTTGAACCCTACTAGTGTAATCATCTAATGATATTTTTCTTTTTATAACTTCCATTATGTTGCGTTTATTTCATATAAGTTTATTGTATACTCATTGGTATTTATCTGAACATTACCATCAGAATACTGATTATCAATTCTATAATAATAACCATCATCATCTCTACTTAATATATACTTTGTATGTAGGTTATTTTTTAAATTTGTACCAGAAGTAGTTCTAGCTAATTCATCAACACTTAAATTTGGATTGTTGGTGGACATAAATTTAGTTGTCTTACCAGTCTTTGCATTAGCAAAAGATGCCCTCATAAACATTTCTTTAGGTACTGTTGGGATTACCTCATCTTTAAAGTAATATAAACTAAAACCCTCACCATTCATTTCTCTATTTATCAAATTATTACCTAACACGAATCTAACATCATAAGTATTAGGTTCTGGCACCGTACCATTTTGTTTATATTCATTAAGTGTAAATTTAGGGAAAATTGTTATGAAAAATAACAACCTTTGTGTAGAGTTGATATCAGTATCATAAAAATCTAACCTTAAAAATGATTTAACAAATTTATTCTTTTTAAATTTAAAATCATCATAATCAAAAGTTAATTCACTCCAATAAGTTGTTGGGTTATAACCACCAGAATCATTCAAAAACTTTAAATTATAATTTAATGAACTTATTATTGACCCCGTATCAATATTCTTAGGTAAAAACTTTACCTTTTCGTAATCTAATATTTGGTTTATCGATTTTTCTAATTCAACATCAACAAATTTAGTATTAATAATATCAGACTTAGCGACAATATCTGGTGTATGATTTATTGGGATATTTAAATCCATACCATTAATATTATTTTTATTTGGTTTTAAAATTTTATATTTATTAACACGCATCTCCATCTGATTTTACTATAAACTTATCTGTAACCCCATCACCTATAGGGTCCTTTGGTGAAAAATTATCCTCACTTGCAATACCACTGTAATAAAGGTCATATACTCCAAACGGGTCTTGTCTTTTTGTACCAAAACATAAATATTTATGTATATAGTGATTTCCGTTGGTAAATGGGTAATCTAAGAAATCCCCCTCACCATCATAAACACCTATATCTAATAAATCTCTCCATAAAAATCTACCATCACCAATATTTTCAGCATACTCAGGAATACCAGAAGTATTAGAGTCACCTTGTTCTATATAAAGTGAATATTCCCTTATCTTAACCAAATGATGTGGTTTGTATAAATAACCTTCCCTTCTTGGTCCCTCAGCTAAACCAGTATATTTAGTTTCTCTATCCTTTGTGTTTACTCTATGTAATACATCTGATAGTATTTTTTCCCTTAACTCTAATTTATTATATTCAACAACATCACCATAAAATTCATCAAAATTGTTATTTATTCCGTCCTCTAATGGTGTTTGAGATGTGAAATAATCTGGGTCATTTACTGGTCCATCATGTATTCTTCTTACATTAGAAATATCATCACTTAAATTTCCAGGTGAAAATTCTAAATCAAAACCAGATTTAATATTAGTAAACATTTCATCATTACCAGTCTTAATTAATGTTAAGTATAATTCACTAAGTGGTCTACCTAAATTATCCACTAAACCGCTAATATCTATATCTTCAGTAAATGTTAATTGATAATTAGTATCTTTAAATATATTTTTACTAAATGCTAATGGATAAATTTCGTAATTATCTTGATTTAATATTAATTTCTTAAATTTTCTAACATAATAATCAGACTCTTGATTGTTAACCAACCTCTTAACTCTACCGTTTGAAAAATTAATACCAGTAGGTACCGTACTTGGGTCTATGTTTATTACGAAATAAATATTTTTATAATCCCCATTATCTAACCCTAACTTAGTAACCGTAAAATCACCATTATAATTTTGGTTAGGCATATTACTTAATCTAACTTTATCACCGTTATTAAGTCCATGATAAGTTGATGTTCCAAGAGCTACCATAGGTACTGAACCCACATTTACTATTTCAGCCTCTGTGATTAATAAACCACCATTAACAATTACATGTGAATCATCTGAATCATATGGGTACGTAATTGTAACATCCCAATTTTTCTTAACATTAGAATTTAAATCAAATCTAGCTCTAGTTGGTTCTAAATCATAATATTCACATAAAACTGATTTAGTTAAGTCTGGGTCGTAAAACCCAAACCAACCATCAATCTCTTTTAAATGGTAATTTAATGACTCTTTAAAATTAAATTCTATCTCACCTGTAAAATCACCATCATATGGGTTTTCTAAAAATATTGGGTCGTTAAGTGTTTCTAAAGCATTACCATTTTTTGGTATGATTGAATCACCGAAAGTACCTAAATTTTTATTACCCCTCATATTATATAATACGTTACTAAATAATGGGCTTAATGTAAAAGTTAATCTATAACTTTTAGAATCTTGACGCTCTTTATTAAATTGCTCACCAACATTTAAAACTTTATTAATATCACTTAATGGTATATCCCTTCTATCATCACTAATATCAACCCTAACATAATTATTAACATTAACATCACCCTTAGAACGCTCACTCTTTAAAACATATTTATATCTTTTACTCATAATTAAAATGGATTAGTATAGTAATCACAAAAACCACCAGTACCGTTATTATCTCTTATCCCACACACCCTTAAACCACCTATATTAGCCGTAATTGCATTAGTTTGACCACCAATAATAGTTAAATCTGATACAACAGTAGGTATTGTTGGATTAGTTGTGCTATACCATTGGTAAGTGAAACTACCAATTGGTGAATCATTACCACTTGATATTGGTGTATTACCAAACCCACCAACTGGTATTGCTTCATATACTGGGACATTATCCCCACCAACCTCAATGGTAGAATTTTCGATAGTACCACCTAATTTTTTAATAGGTCTCCTAACCCCTAACTCTTCTGTTTTAATACAACCAACACTGTCTTCAACAACGGCCAAATATAAAGTCCCACTTTCCGAATCACCATATGGTAAATCCGTAAATGTAACTGAAGTTCCAGTAATTGTTTCACTAATATCAGAAAAACCACCTTGCAATGTAATCATATAAGGTGGTACACCACCAGTAAGACCGTTTATTGTGATTTGACCATTTTCACTTCCCTCACCTAATTCTGTAATATTATCATCATTATCAATTACATCAGCAGTCATTAAACAAGTTATATTTTTATCAACATTAGTATTAAACCCTAATGTTGGTGGTTGGGTTAAATTAACTGTATCATTTACAACTTGACCAACAGAATCAGTAACGGTGACTGAATATGAACCAACATCTAAATTAGAAATAACATTACCAGGTGACGAAGCACCAACCCAATCATAAGTGTAAGGTGGCACACCACCAATAACTACAGCTATCACCATACCATCCTTAGCTGAATTACAAGTAATCACTCTTTCTTCTAATGTTAAACTCAAACTTTGTGGTTCGTTAATTTCAACAAATTCAGAACATTCAGTTTGTGGTACACTATTATCACTAACAGTTATAAAATATTCACCAGCACTTAAATTTGTGAAGACATGTGAATTTGTTGTAATTGAGATACTATCAACAACACTTAATATTGTCCCAGTAGAAACCTCGTAATTATTTAAAATAATACTATATGGGTTAGTACCACTAGTAACATTAACTATTATTTGACCATCCGACAAACCATTTTGACTTACTGGTGTATTTTGAATATCACAAATAACACTAGGTGGTCCAGGGACGATAAATGTACCCTCAGTAACATTACCTACTGAATCTGTAACCGTAACAATATAAGTGCCAGAATACAAGTTTGAAATATCTTCTATATTATTAGTTAAAGGATATTGGACACCATCAACAATCGGTCCTATCCATTCAAAACTATAAGGTCCAACACCACCAATAACTTCAATATCAATTGCACCAGTAGGTTGTACCCCAGCATCATCTTCAGTTATATTATTAGCAACAATAAAGAAATCAACCTCTTTTTCTGGGACGCAAGAAGGGAAGAAATTTGTAATTAATTTAGTTAAAGCAGTGTTACCCTCATTTAACCCAAAGTAAAAATAAAATGAATTTTCATATTGTTTTATTTTATTAATAGTAACATCACGATATTCTTTATAATATCTACCAGAATAATCAAAATCATTTTCATCTATATAAACTAAAGGTATTGTTGTACCGACAACAATACTTGGATTGTTAGCATAAATTAAAGCACCTCTAATAAACGGGTTTTCAATATCATTATTAAGTATTTTATTGTCTGGCAAACCAAGTCCTTCATCCAACCTACGTTCATCAAGTCCCATACCTATCTCACAAATACGTTTAATACTGTTACAATTAGTCCTTTTTAATCCAGTACAGTTTATACTAGCAATTAAAGCATCAGGTCCACCACCATCATCTTCATTATCAAAACCACTAAGCACCAAAGTATTAGTTTCATCAACATCTTGAATTAGTGGGGGACGCTTATATGAGGTATCTAATAAAAATGGGTATAATTTAGGTATACCTTGCCAATCACAATCAAATACTGAACCTAATGAGGTTATACCAGTTGCAAATAACTTATAACTCTTAGTTCTAGCATATGCTGGGTAAAATAATTCACCCTCAAATTTCTTTAAATAACCTTCCCTAAGTGTTGTTGTTTCATTACTATTAATATCCGAACCAGTACAAGTATCAATTAATTTCTTATTCTTCTTAGACTCATCAACATTACAATATTTTTCCTTACCATTCTTTTTAAATTTATACTTAAATAAAAACGCATATAATGTACCATTAAGCCAATCACTGTAAAAATCAAAACTAAAAATATTAATAGCGTCAGCTATGGCAAAAAGTATACATTTTATGAAACCAGCATCATTACCAAAAGGTAATTGTGATTCTCTTGTACCATCATCATACCAAAACGTATCATAATCTATATCAACTTCACCACACCTAACATCCACTTCATCACTAGCTTGACTTAACTGTTCTTGTGTCGCTCTAAATGTTGTTTTAGAAAAACCGTTATCTTTACCACAAGGTGCATATTTCTTATCTTCTGGGTCAATTGGGCATGGTAGGGTTATAAATGGTATGTAAGGTATAATATCCCTACAACTACAACCACCATTAAAACACCCTATACAAAAGTCTTCTTTATTTACTCTCCAAGTAACACCTGGTATTTTAGAAATTAAACTAGCAGCTTTAGATAAAAATCTACCAATTGTATAAATTATTTCACAAATTACTAATAAAATAGTGTTAAGTATTTTCATTATAAAATTAATGATTGGGAAAATTAGGCTATTCAATAAACAAATTATCTGTACCACAATTGTAAGTATAATACAAATAATGAAAAATAAAGGGTGAAACCCACTATGCAATCTGTTAAACGGAAATGGGTTATTATTTCCCTCATCAACATCCTTTATCCCTATAAAATTACGTTTATTTATATTATCCTTGTTTTGAACTCTAGATATATGATTTTTTATTGTATAAATTTTATTCCAATAAAAATCAGCAAAATGTTTATCTCTAGTGTTAGGTCCAAATGTATAATCAGAATCTTCCCAATTATCTGGGTTATGTGGGACTAAGTATTTTGCTCTACTTCTAAGTCTACCTTCACCACCAGTTGAATTCATACCAATTTTAAACCTAACTCTACTTCTAGTTGGTATACCTCTGGTAGCATCATCTGATGGTATTAAAGTACCATCTTCAGCTGTAACCTTATAATCTAAATTCATTGGAACTTGATAAGCCCAAGTACCCTTATCATCAATTAATTGACCACCTTCAACATCAAAACGTTCAATACCACCATCATTGGTGTATCTAATCATTTCAACCGTACCTTCACCAGCCACTAATTCTGCACTATTACCCATTTTATTTCTGGGCCTACAATTCTTGTTAACTGAATTTTTATCACTATCAGTTACAATAGAACCCATGAATATTGCGGATGGGATTATTGTTGTCTTTAAATCAACATCTACCCTAGAAATACCAACCTCACATTCATCAATATCACCCCAAAAAGGTACAACTGTAACACTCACAGGTGATACAGTTTTTAATTGTGTTAAATTAGGGTTATCTCTCCTATTTTTGAATTTACTAGCTGAATAGAATTTTTTACTATCAGCACCTTGACTTATTAAATCATAAGGTCTTTGTGATAATAAACCTATATCTGATATATCAGCATCTACATGTACGAAATGAGTACCTACTGGTACTCCAAAAATCATAAAATCACCAGAATTATTAGTTGTAGTACTAAATTTATAATATTTAGTGTAGATATCACTTATCTCAGGGTTATCTTGAATCTCTCTCTTTGATGGAAATGTACCTACTGAGGTGTAACATTCATCTTTACCTCTAACGCTCTTAGGCATCAAATTATAAGGTATACCGTCACCATCTTTATCCGTAACAACTTCAAAAGGGTAAAGACCAAAAATATCTGGGTCTAAAGTATCTTCTTCATCTATTGGGATAAATATTGATACTCTTGCGTTTGGAACACCGAAACCGTTGTTTACGATAACTCTACCAACTACAGTACCGTAATCAGAACAAAAACGTCTATATGCTTCCTCTTGAGATATCTTTAACGAAAGTATCTCAATAAAATCAAATTTCTGATTTATTTTAACATTTATATTTTTATTACCACCACCTGGTGTTGTTTTTATCCTTATATTCTCAGACATTTATTTATTTTTTTAAATCTTCGGTTATATCTTCGATACCGATTTCTTCGTATTCATCATCGTTTTCATCATCCTCTTCATCACTTTCTTCTTCTACATCTTTACCAGTTAACATTTTACCAATACCAACTAAACCACTAGTTATATCAACATTACCTTCTAAAAATAGTACATTAAACAACATGTACAATGAAAATGGAATAACAATAATGGCCACTATTGGGCCAGTGAATAAAAATACTACTAATTTTACGAAAAATATTAATATTTTTGAACCTATACCAGAATTATCTATTTCTTTTTGAATTGGATTAATCGAAATCCTCTTATCTTTACATTTTTTACAACCCATTACTTTTTTTTTAATTAATTTATTACTAAATATAATTAATTTTTAATAAAATGTAAAGTACTATTTAACTCTTACCTTTATGTCGAATTCTGGGTATTTAATCTCAAACATACCTATTGGGTCTCCGAATAATGTATACTCACCTAATAAGTCTATTTGTCTAGTTTGATTATCTATATATGGTTGAGGAATTTCGTTTGGTGAATACTTACCCTCACCAACTTTGTTATATACCCTTAAATCGACTATATTTAAAACTCCAGTAACATTATTAATCTGTTCCGATAACTGAGTTAGGTAAATATTATCCCCCATACCCCATTTATTTATTTCAAAATACTCACTTATAATATTTATAACTTCAGAAATAACCTCGGATTGAGAAAATTGTTTATCAATAAATAAATCAACCTCAAAACCAATGTTATATAACTTACCGTTATCAACTTCAACATAATCATTTAACATTTTATAATCTGATAAATATGTTGCTATATTTTGCTTTAAAGTGTTTGTAGATGTTGTTGTTAAACCACCATCCTCAGATAAATTAATAATGTAAACTTTAACCTTATTTTGTTCTTCTAACACATTACATCTAAATGGTACGCCAAATTCACCAGGCATAAGTCCAATTCTAGCTTTATAATCCTGTATTGTAACTGCTCTATTTTGTGATGAAAAATTATACCTAACTAAATTCCTTACCTCTTCTATTGAAGGTTCATCTTTACCACCTAAAGCTGGAAGAGGGTTATTAACTGTTATTGAATTTCTAACTAATTGATTAACTTTATTATCTGACCCATTTATAACCATCTCAATTTTAGTTACTGTATTTAGAGAGTTAGGACCTATATTTGTATCACTACCCCCACCTACTCTATACTGTACGAACATTGTTTGGTTTGCTGTAGGTGTAATACCTAGTGATAAATTATTTATAAAATCACCAACCCTATTCACTAAAGTTTTATTTACATCAAATTCACATAAAGAGCTAATATCTTCAGAACCACCCCCGAATATTAATTTACAAAAACCATTATCTGTATATTCTTTAATAAATCTTTGGTCAACTCTTTTAAATTTACCAGGAGTTACCGCTGAATTATCACTAACCCTACTATTATCTGGTATGAATACTATATCATCAACTAACGCATCAACTTCGAACCATCTGTATTTATCATTATAAAATTGATTTGTGGTTGGATTAGCTGTATAATCAGTACCTTCTAAGGTTATTATGGAATTAATTGATAACACATTATTATCTGGTAATATTAATTCAAAAAATGGTTTAACATTTTCTTCAGTTATTACCCTCTTTAAAATTTTACTAACACCGTTAATTACAATCTCCCTCTTAGTTAATGTGTAATTAACTATAGTATTGTTTGAATCAAAATTAGGTATTACTAATCTGTTAGGTACACCACCTATTGTAAATGGACTAGAAAAGTCAATATCATTAGAACTTTCAAATATTTTACCAGCACCACTTATTTGTGCACCACGTTTTATTTTTGGAGCGTATGAAATATCAAATGTATCACCTAGTGGTGGTACTGTTACTGAAAAATCAACAATAGTCATTGATGGTCTCTTACCTGGGATATTTAAACCAAATGTTCTAGCCATAGATAAGACTGAATTTCTTTCTTGAGCGAAGTCTATTTGCGTTTCTTGGAACATTCTATCAGTGTGAAATGATAACATATCACCCACAGCCGCATTAAGTTCTAATAACATCATACCAACCGAGGCATCATTAAAATCATTAAAGATATCTGGATAATATTGTTTAACGAAATTTATTAATTCTTGTCTAACATCAGCAAAATTTCTTGCGTTGTAATTTATTTTTTTAGCCATTTGTTTATATTTTATAATTCAATTACAACAAAATCAGTATCTTCAAATACATCATCAGTTACAGTATAATCAATTCTTACCGTAACACCATGTTCTGAAACTTCGTTTTCCGTAACTAACACATCATTTATTTGTAAATTAGGTATATACTTTTTTACAGTAATATTAATTTCTTTTTTTATTTCACTTTGGGTTGTTATATCGTTTGGTTCGAATATAAACTTAAGTAAGTTTGTACCAAAATCAGGCATATATAATCTTTCACCTTTTCTTGTTAATAGTAAATGCATTAAGTCCGATTTAACTGCATTTTTATCATCATTATTAAGTTTAAAAAAATAACCTTGATTACTTTCCTGAAACGGAAAGCCAATATTTATAAATTTACCATTACCAGCCATAACTATTTTCTTTTATCATAAATATTATAATAAATGTTTTTATATAAATAAATGGTAAAATAAAAAAAGGTGTACATGTAGTACACCTTTTTATTAATTTTAATATTTGATTATTTTTATGCATCACACCCTAAGCGTCGCATCCACCACCTTCGCATGTAAACATTGAGTTCTCTGGTTTTTTAGGTGTTTGAACATTATCAGATGCCGATAATTTCTTATTAGCCCTAATCTTAGATAAAGTTCTAGTGTAATATGCACCAGTCTTTAATCCATTTTTCCAAGCATAAACTAAAGCACTAGATATCTTAGAATACTTTGCATCAGCATGGTAAACATTTAAAGATTGTGATTGGTCTACATATTTATTCCTAATTATTGATAAATCCAATAAAGCTTTTTGTGGAATTTCCCAAACAGTCTTATACCTATATCTAATGTCTTCTGGAATTTCAGCTATGTGTTGAACACTCCCTTCATTAGCGATTAATTTATTTCTAATATCTTCAGTCCATAAACCTAATTCATCTAATTCTTGTACCAAGTATTTATTAACTACAATAAATTCTCCATCACCAACCATTCTAGTGAATATATTAGATGTAACTGGTTCGAAACATTCAAAAGCACCTAAAAGAATTGCGGAAGATGCTGTTGGCATAAGTCCTAACAATAAAGAGTTCTTCATTGGGATTGGTTCACCACCATTAGTAGGTGACCAACCTTCAATATATGTTTCACCTCTAGAATACATTGAACCTTCATAGGCTGGGTAATTTTCACCAGTTTCTATAGCTAATTGCGTTGATTCTTCAAGTGCTGATTTATACATAACCTCAAAAATTTTCTCAGTCCATTCCTTAGCTTCTTCAGATTCAAAAGAAATCTTTTTCTTAGCAAAGAAATCTGCCATACCAGCTACCCCAATTGCAATTGCTCTTTGGTCCAACCCAGCATTCTTACTCCATTCGTCAGACCATTTGTTTCTATCAATAACTTGATTTAACGCTCTAACTAAAACCTTAACAGATTTTGAAATACTTCTAAGGTTATCATGTTCAGCTAAATTAACTGAAGCTAATGTACATTGTGGTGTGTAACCTGGTTTTGAAGCTTGCATAATTTCAATACATAAATTAGATTGAGATATAGTACCGATATTATCTTGCATATTTCTCTTATTTGCATTGTCTTTATAGAAAACATATGGTGTACCAGATTCAACTTGTGAACGAATAAGTGCATCCCAAATTTTTCTAGGTTCAATTTCATGACCTAACCCTAATTCAACAGCTTTATTGTATTCATTTTCAAATTCCTCACCATGGATAGTATGGAATGGTTTCAATCCAGCTTCTTTTATGTCATTTGGACAAAATAAGTGGTATTTCTTACTACCAGTTAAAGCTTTCATAAACACATCATCAATACTTGCTGCAATAAATAAATCCCTAGCTCTATTTAATTCTTCACCAATTGGTAATCTCAATTCTAAGAATTCAAGAATATCTCTATGCCAAGTTGATAAGTATAGAGCACATGAACCAGACCTATTACCTTGCTTGTAAAATCTCATGTGTGACTGTACCATATCGGCAAACCTTACAACACCACCAGCATAACCTTTAAATGACTTTACAAGGCTCCTAGAGCTCCTTAAAACGTCAATGTTAAGTCCAATACCAGAACCTTCTTTAGAACCATGTGAAATCTTATCTAATGTTTCATTAATTCCTTCAATAGAATCATCTTTAAGTAATGTTAGATTACATGAAATCATACCATTTCTACCCTCAATACCAGAATTAGAATAAATAGGTGTTGCGAAGTTAATTTTCTTTTCAGATAATTCATTCTTCATTCTTCTCCTTTCCTTAAAAGAGTTAGGGTATAAATGATTAGCAACTCTTTCGTGCATCATTGAAGGTATTTCCACTGGTATACCCTCCGAATTTTTCATTGAGTATTTCTTCAAGAAAGTAGACGCAGCGAATGTATCAAACATATCATCAACTGAGTTAGTTTCTATTTCCAATAACTTTGATTGTCTAGAAATAAGTATTCTACCCCCAAGTACAGAGTAATCTGGGTGTTCAATACATAAATCAGCACATTGGAAAGCTATTATTTCATCAATATCCGTAGCTGTCATCCCATCAGTGATATGTGGGACAACTTTTTGGAATAATAATGTAGTGTTTACCTTTAAAGACTTAGATTGTTGTTTAAGTCTAGTTAAAATTTTATTAGGCATGAAAGACTGTTTACTTCCATCTCTTTTTATAATCTTCATATTATTTTATTTTTTTGTTTATTATTAAAAATCTTCAGATTCAAATATATTTTCACCTTCCTCTGGCATATCAACTCTTGTATATCCACCACCCGTTCTTCTTTCGAAGAAATTATTCTTAGATGATAAACCAATTTTCTTCATATAGTCCAATGGGTTCTTAGTATTAAAGTGTGTTTCACCTATGAAATCGTTTAATACAATATCAACAACAAATTCCACGTATCGAATCATCATTTCTTTTGTTAAACCTGGTAACCCATCTGGTAAAGATTTATCAACAAATATCTTTTCAGTTTCATAACAAGATAAAATAACTTCTTTAATTGCCTCTTTAGATGGTTTGTATTCATCTTTAACATATTCTTTGAACATTTGAAGGGCGAATTCATAATGGAAACTCTCATCCCTTAAAATCAATTCATTCATTTCACCAAGACCAGGCATTTTATTTCTACTTCTAAAGTAGAATACACCAGCAAATACTGAAGAGAAAGCGATACCTTCAACACAAGCAAAAGCAATTAATTTTTCAACGAATGTACCCTTATTTAACCAGTTCTCAGCCCATTGTGCCTTAGCTTTAACAGCATCATTAGTTATCATTGAATTAAATAAGTCTAACCTTTCTTTATTGTCCTTAATATAGGTATCAATTAATAACCCATATCCATTTGCATGTACTTGTTCCATGAACATTTGGTGGTTATAGTAATACTTAGCTTCAGATATATCCACATTGTCAATTACATTATCACAAAGGTTATCTATAACTAACCCATCAGATATAGTAAAGAAAGCTAAAATATTTTTTAAATAAAACTTCTCATCATCACTAAGTTCATCATATTTATCTTGAGCTAAATTAACTTCTTCAGCCACCCAAGTTTGTTTTTCTGCCGCTTTATAAGCATCCCATAAGTCTTGGTTCTTAATAGGTAGTATTGAATACCTTTTCTCGGTATCAGAATTTTTTAAATACATATTTATTTATTTTTATTGTTTATTATTTTCCCTTCTTCTTTCCATGGCTGCTGAAACTACGTCATTAACTCTCAATTGACCTTTAACTTCTCTATTAACAGAACTCTGTGTAAATGAAACACCTCTTTGTGATTCATTATCCATATCGATTTGTATTCTAGAGTTATCAAAAATTATATCCTCAAATACAACACCATCTTTACCGAATCTAGATTTAAGAATTGCCATAGTAGCGGTACCACTCTCTTTTTGGTCTTGAGTCTTAGCGATTGAAAGAATAAAGTGACCAATTTGTGCTTTTTTAATCGAACCACCAAACATACTAGAATCAACAGTTTCAGCGTTTAACGAATCACGATTACCTTGAACCGCAGTCCACCCAGCCATATCAAATTCTTTAAGCATTGTTTCGAATTGTCTCATAACATTACCTTCACCTTCCCAACTATTACTAAATTGTTTACTAGGTTGGACAACATCGATATAATCTAATATAACCACATCTGGTCTAAAACCTTGTGATATTAGTTTTTTAACATATTGCTTTATGATTGGGATAGTTGTACTATCAGATGAAAACCTCTTTAATCTTATCTCACCTGGCTCACTTTGCCTTTGTTTAACAACACCTAATACTTCATCAGAATGAAAACCTAAATCATTTAACTGATATTTACCTTCCATCCAACAAGCAAAGTGTTTTCTTTGTATTTGTTTAACATCATCTTCGAAGAATATTTGTAACATATTATACCCTAAATTCTTACCATGGTTAACCATTTTAGTTGTAATTGTTGTTTTACCAACACCAGTAGGTGCTAAAATTACAGCTAATTCACCCTTAGATAAACCACCATTCATAATATTATCTAAACCATCAATACCAGTTGGTATAGGACTTCTAAAGTCCTCAGACAATACATTTTCTATGTTACTAAATACATCAACACCATCATCCTTAGCATTACCTACTTCTAATGCTTTTTTAAGGATTTCTTCACATTCATGGTAACTATCTAAATCACCCTTTTCTATGATTTTTTCAATTTCTTTAACTGACTTCTTTAATTCTTGTTGTTTACAGAATTTCATTGCAGTATCTTGAGTTCTTTCACTATTATTTAAATTAGCGTCTTTAACTCTTTTCATGTGACTTAAATACATTTCTTTATCCACTTCATCAACAATATTTTCAAATATGATAGATTCCAGACTATTAACGTCTGGAATCACTTCATATTTTTCGTAATTATCTCTGATTTTACCCGAAATACTTCTTAAAAAAGTATCTTCAAAGTAATTTGGTTTTAGAATATCGATAATACTTTCACCGAACCTTCTATCAACCAAAATTTGTTGCATTAATCTATATTGGAAGTCTAAACCTAAATACCCTAGGTTATTTTTATTAATTTTACTCATTATTATTTTTAAAACTTATGTTAATATAAATATACCCTTAAACCTTAATATTATAATTTACGAAGTTATTTTTTCTTCAGAAACCATAGTGTAATCACGTAGACTCATGTATGTCTCAATCTCACGAATTATTTTAGGTATAATATCTCTAATATTAACAGCATGTCTAACATCTTTTTGGAACCAATTTCCAGAAAATTGAGAGCTTGCAACAACTTTTTTATCCACTTTAATTTGGAACGTGAAAACATCTTCATTTTCGAAAATATCTCTTGTATTAGCTGGTTTAACATATTCCCTATAAGGGTTATAATGTGTCCAAGCTACATTTTGACATAAATCTTTAAAATAATTAGGGATAATACCTAACGCACCGATATCATTGGTATTCATACTGGTTATATTTTCCATCAATTCTTTCAATTCAATTGATTTTAAGACATCTTTATTATAACGCTTAACATCAAATAACCTCTGACAGATTATATTTTTATTAATACATAGGTTAAACTCGAATCTAAAATCATCCCAAAAATTTTTCTCTTTACTACTCATATTTATTTATTTAAATTTATTATTTTTTTCTCTTTCAATTAACCTTTTAAATGGTAATAGGTAATCATTAAATCTATATTCACCTAACACTTTGTCAATACCATCACCCTTTAACATTCTATACACTTCCTTTATACTCCTATCTTCACTAAGTGGTGAGTCAATTAACTCTTCAACTTGTTCTAAAGCATCTTCAGTCAACAAAGGTACTGATAAATCAACCAATTTCCTATTAATTTCGTAAATATCTTTACCTTGAATACCTAAAGTATTGGAGTTGATAATATTATCTAAAGCCTTTAAGGGTTTTTTCTTATTTGATAACCTTTCATTTTGTATTTGGTTAGCCCTTTCTAGAATAAACTCTAAATCAACTTTCTTTTCCATTAACTCTGGAAAGTGTTTTAACAATGTCGTTTCTTTTATACCACTAATACCTTTTATACAATCAGAATCATCACCAGCTATAATCTTAATTAACGCTGAATTATCAAGGTGATGTTTAAAAAAATTATTATAATTACTATTTGTAAGATACTCTTTTTTATCTAACAAATAAATTCTAACATCTTCATTAATTAACTGACATAAATCTCTATCACTCGTGACTATTGTTATTTTTTCATTACTTTTTTTGATACTGCAATAATACGCAATAAAATCGTCACTTTCAACTTCTGGGTGTAATAATTGTCTAACAAATAATTCCTCTAGATAGTTAAATACCATACCTCTTTGAATTACTTCATTATAATCATCTGGTTTGGTACCGTTTATGTAATCTTTACCACGATTTGATTTATAATCCTTATAAAAATTCCATCTTAATTTACCTGAGAAATTTCCATCCCAGAAAACAAAAACTTTGTGATATAAATTATCTTCTAGTAGTTTTCTTAAAACTGTTAAGAATTGGTAAATACCTCCGATAGGTTTACCTTCTGAATTGTATTGGTTTTTAGCACCGATAAAGCCCCTTTTATAAAGGGCATTACCGTCTACTAATAATATTTCTTGTTTTTTAATTACCTTACCTTTTCTTGGTGGGAGTTTTCTACTCATTTTTCCTATTTAAAGGGTTATACATTAAGCTTTTTCGTCTTCGGTATCAAATGTACCTTCCTCATCATAAAAGTCTATCTGAGTGTCGTAATCTACATTAAGAGCCTCGTGAATAAACTTCCTATGTTTGGTTTTGTAATCATTTATCTCAGCTGGGTTAACATACCCGTGAGGTGTTGATGCAATCGTACCACTTCTTTCAATACCTGTTACGTGATTTTTTTCACATCTAATTTTAGTTTCAGTACCAAATTGAAAGTCTTGACCTAGAGCCTTAGCTTTTAATTTTTTAGTACCATGTGTTAAAATACCACCTAAATGAACTATTATTCTAGAGTTGAAGAACATAAACTCACCACCTTTGTGTTTAATAACAACACCATTCATACTGTCAAGCCATATTTTCTGAACACATATAAATGTATTTATGAATTCACTATCAATATCCCTACTTGCTGGAATTTTAAAATTAACAAGTGATTGGAATGCACCCATAGCACCAGCGTTCCACATGTTATTACTAGCATTAGATACTGCTGACTTATAACAATTAAGTGTCCCAATAGAATCCCAAAGGAAACAAATATTTTTAGGAAATTTACCTTCTGTTTGTAAATCAATCAACCTATTCATGTATAATGCAACATCTTCGATAACAGGTTCACCTCTGGTAACTTTACTCATTTCTTTACTCTCTTTATGACAGTAATTTTTAAATTTTTTGTAAATATCTTGGTTTCTAAGTAACATGAAACCATCTGGTTTTTCAATAATTTCACCAGTTTCTTCATTCACAACTTCAATGTATTTAACCCCACATAATTTAGCGTGTGACCAACTCCAATTTCCTTCCGTTTCAAATACAACACAGAAGTCACCGATTTTTTGTGCACCAGCAATTGCTTCGTAAAATGCTGTAGATTTACCAGTATTAGAATAACCTCTAACAAGACTAACAAAACCCCTTGGGAATCCTGGAAGCTTTAGTGAATCATGCCATGCTTTAGATAATGGCACCCATGTTAAATCTTTGTCAGTAGGTTCACTTACTAAACCTTCATCTTCTAAGAATGCATCTAAGTCAAAAGCTTTTTTCTCAATAACCTTTTTAGGTCCTTTTTTCATAATTTATTTATTTATTAAGTTAGATAACAATGGGTGCTATTAACACCCATTATTATAATTTATTATTTTATTTTAGAAAGGTAAATCATCATCATCATCTTCTGGTTGTAAACCACCACTTTGAACTTGACTTTGATTAACATCAACTTGAGTAGTTTGTGGTGTTGTAGGTGTTTCAGATAAAAAACTATCACCACCCATTCTTAATTCAGAATCATAATCATCATTATCTAATTTTTCAGATTCTGCCGCTATTCTTTCACGTTTCTCTTTACTAACGAACATTTCTTTAGCTTTATCATAAACAGGTGTTTCTCCTGTAACAACTATAGCTAAATAATCATAATTCCTAATACTATACACATCTCTCCAAGTTCTATTATCATTTAACCAAGTGTTCATTTGATTCTCATCATCACTAAGTTTTGTTGATTCTAACGGATAAGTTATAGATTGAATTACAGGTCTATTTTCAGTATCTCTAGCTAAATTTATTTGTATATCTCTACCAGTAATTGGGTCAGTAATATCATGCTTAACAGCACCCATAACACCCATTATTTTATCTAAGGTACCAGTTTTTCTGTAATCGTGATTAAATCTCCAAAATCTAATACCATTTACACTAGATTCTCTAGTCTCATCACTTGTAAAATCTAAAGCATCTCTATCGATAACTTTTAGGATATACATTTTCTTTACATTATAGGTTTTAGCTAATTTTTTATCACTATCTTTACCAGTGGCTAATAGTGCTTCTCTAGCTTCACAGAATGGACATTCTTTACCTTCTTCATGCTTTAAACAAGCAAATGTTTTCCATTTACCATCTATTTTGATTTTATGTCCCATTTTAATAATCCATGGAACTTTAGAACCTTCTGTTGGAGGAAGTATTCTTACGTTTTTTGTAGCGGCTAAAACTCCGTCTTCTAAATACGTACTGAAGTAATTCTTTAAGTTGTACTTCTTAACTGTACTTATTTTTTTGTTGTGAGAGTCTTCGTAACTCTTCATCATGTCATTATAAACATCACTCATAATAATAAAAATTTAATTGTTTTTTGTTATTTAATATTCGTAATATGCTTTTTTTTTAATAATCTTAGTTTGTAATCTTAGCGTAATATGAATAAATTTTTATATACTTAAATATACTAAATATCAAGTCAAAAGTAAAGTAAATTTACATATTTTTTAACCTTTTATTTCAACAAATATACTACTTTTATTAGCTAATTGCAATGTTATGATAAAAAAAAAGGAGAACTAAATTAGTTCTCCTTTTTTTATCTTTTTTATTATTTTAAAATATATCTTCCTCTTCGTATGGGTTTTCGTTAAAGCTATTCTTAATACTTGATTCAGAATAATCACCATCAACATCACTTCTATTTAAAATATATTCTTCAGGTTCTGAGCCTTTGTTTAATACATCGTATTGTCCTTCTTGGTCTGACCAAAAATCAGTTAATTTCATATTATATGGTGCAGAGTCTAAGGACCTTAAATCTAGTTTTTCATCTTCTGTTGGGACTCTTTTTTCTAACTCATTTTCAAGGTTATCAATCTTAGATGATATGTCAGTCATTGAAGAAACTTGTTTTTCAAGATTATCTATCATACCCATTAATTGACCTAATTTTTGATTAGCCATATCAGCAGACATCTTAGCTTCTTCAGTACCCTTAACTATTTCAGTTACGTCTAATTCAACCTCATCCGATTCTGGTTCCATTTCCATATCATCAATAGGTTCTCCAGCGTCTAAACCTTCTATTGATTCATCTTCTTCTGGTTCCATTTCTTCTTCTGGTTCTACATCACCTTCTTCTGAATTTTCATCATCCAAATCTAATTCAGCTTCAATATCTTCAGAATCAATGTCAACTTCTTCTTCATCTTCTTCTAAACTATTACCTAAGATTATTTCCTGACCTTTTAAATCTTTTTCATTAGGTCTATCTTCATGAAACCTAAATTCAGAAATCATTTTAAACCTCTTAAGTTCTTCCTTTAGTAAATCTTTTTTTGTATTTTCTTTACTCATCTTAAGTTGGTATTAAAATAGTAGTTCTCTACCGTCTTCAGTTATTATTTTTTTATTTATTCTTTCAAGTAAACTTTTATCACCCTTAATAACGCAAGTACCAGAACTACAGTCCATTTCTTGGTTATTAGTTTTAGAATCTTCGTTAGTTAAGAAGTTATCTACAGCTTTTCCTATTTTTTTATTTTTATCGTTCATTGTTTGTTAAATTAAAAACATTGTTATAGTAATAAATACTTAAAAATACTAAAAAATACGTTTTATGTTAGATATTCTTAATTCATTATTATTATATAATAAAATTTTATTTTGGTATTTATCCCAATCAATCTTTATCGATTTGTAATTTATATTACCTAATTCACCATCACACTCCGATTCAATTAATTTATTTAAGGCATTTATAGTGTAAATTGCATTACCTCTTTTGTGTATTAATATAGCATTAGGGAATAAATGTTTGAAGTTTACCTTCTTATCACTTAATTTAAATTTAAATGTGACAATAAATTTAGATTCATCATCTAAATTTTGGAATACGAATACATGTTCTTTAGGGATATCAAACTTTGATTCCAGATAAGAGATGAACCATTCTAATCTTTCAGGGAAAATAAAAGATGCAATTAATATTTTTCTATTCATAATTATTTATAGAGTATAATAGTGGGATATACTTAATTTGATTGTTAAGTATTTCTAATTCGTTATTATACTTTATAAATAGCCTTTCATTATCTAAAAAGACCGAGGATAAACCTTTTATTTTATTCATTAATTTATTAACGTCACCCTTGATAAACTTAACTTGTTTTAAATCAACACCAAATATATATTTATCACTATAAACATATACCATATCTTTGTGTTTAAAGGTTATTATTTTATCTGTTTGACCTATTTTGTTGAATATTTTAGATATACTATCTTTACTGTATGTTATCATATCAACAAATAAATAACTTATTTCACTAACTAAAAATTTATAACAATTTTCAGTAAAATAATATAAATCTTCTTCAAATAAATGTCTCCTAACATCTTTATTAAATGTCCAATAAAGTGTGTCACTTAATTTTCTACATACAAAGTCAGGGTTAGGTTCTATTTTTTTTATATTTGAGATACCCACTACTAATGTAGGTATCCCTTCAATAATATCATCAATAGAGGAAACTAAGTTAATATTTTTATTAACCCTAATTTTTTTATCCGTAACTATATTACCTATCTTCATATTGCAAATATACGAAATTAATTAATATAATACAAAATATTATTCAGTATCTTCATCTGATTGAAAAGAAACATCATAAACTTCTGTTGAGAGTCTTCTTTCTGAATAACGCTCACCCCCTGGACCCTTACAACTACCTACTGATTTTATACAGTTACCATACTTATCATATTTAATACATTTACAATTACTTAGAGCAGTTGGGAAAGGGAAGTACCCAGTTTTCCATAATTCAAAACCACTACCTAATTTATTTATTAATCTATCGAAATCAAATGTGTATGGGTCACTTTTTCTACCTGGTGAAACCCAATGGTGTCCAGTAATAAATTGTATGTTAGGTAAACTTAACTTTAAATCTAAGATTAATTTATAACAAGAGTCAAACATTTCTTCTGTAAATTCAGATGATTCTGTTTTAACAAATGATATACCAATACTTGTACTATTTGTGTATGGTCCGTTAGGTCCATATGACATACCACCATGACTAACTTTTTTATTTACAGGTGCCCCTTGTATTATATTACCATTCTTTTCTATTAAAAAATGATAACCTAATCTATTTATATTTAACGTGTTAACAGCCCCACTAACCGAAGAACCACCTGTCCAATGTAAAACAACAGTGTTAACTTTATCTAAATTTCTTGATGTATAGTTAAAAAATGGTGTCATTATCGAAAAATTATCACCACTTAAATTTGTAAATTCTTGTATTTTCATCGTTTATTTATTATAATTCTATTATTATACCATTTATACCATTATCATTGTCATCACCATTGTCATCACTATTGGATGGTATTATCTTAAAGTCTTTTCGTGTCCCTTCATTAGATTTAGTTCCACCAACTTTTTCAGCTGAACCACCACCATCTAATGGACCTAATAAATCCATAAATAGTGTTGGTGCATCAACTAGAGGTGTTTTTCCAGCTTTTACCCTAACACCTTTCATCTTTGTGGTCATATTATGTGCCTTTATACTATGAGTAACCTTAGTTATCATGTATGCACCTCTAAATAAAGGTATATCATTTAAATGGAAATACATCATTGGTTGAACCATAGCATTTCCCATCATTTCTATTTCTGTTGAATAAGACCTTTTTTGATACACATTAAATAGATTCTGACCAACATAAGATGGGCTTCTCTTATTAGCATCTTTAGATATATCTTCAATTATTTGTAATGATTCAGCAGTTTCAGAAAATTCCCTTTGGTCTAGTTTAATATCCTTAAAAAAACTTTGATTATCTCTACCGTAACTAACGGCAATCATAGGTATATTTAAATCACCATCACCAATCTTTTGATTTAAAAAATCTACAGGAGCACCATCTGGATTACCGTTAGCGTATCTTATATAAACACCATCATCTGGATGTTGATAACTGTTACCCATATTTAAATTTGTTGAGGTTTGACCAATATATGTACATACAAATGATGGACCCACTTCTAATTTACCATCATTATTAGCTAAATCATTGTATGTGTACGGTTTAAACATATCAGCAACATCATCTACATTATTAAAATTAACAAAGGATGGTAAAGCTATGAAATTAAAATTATTATCTGATAATACTCTGTTAGATAAATCAAAGAAACTTTGATTATAATTATTAACAATTAAATCACTTACAGCTAATGGATTAATATAAAACTCATCACCTATACTTGTAAAAGCTCTATCTAAAAACCTAAATGAATCTATTAATCTAGGTTCACTATTTCTTTCTTTTTTGGCTATTTTCGTATCATAACTACTAACACCACATTGACCAAAAATTGATTTTGAATCCCCTAACCATTTATTATATATTGATGATAGAGTTCTATATAAATTTAATTTTATAGCATCATTATCAACACTCTTAAATAACTTATTTTCTAAATCACTAGTTTCATTATCCTCACCACTACGCCATTTCTTTGCTAAGGATTTAAATTCATTACAAAAATTATCTAAAAATAAATCGAACTCAACTTTAGGTACAATAATATCCTCGTAACCAACACCACTTGTTGTGGTTACCCTAGAGTTAAATGCTTTAGGGTTGTTGTTTAAAATAACATTATTAGCCTTTAATAAATTATTAAGAATTTTATTACCCTTAGCAGTTGGTTTTAATTTTAAATTAATCTGATAAATGTTACTACCAACATCATTATTTTTATTCCATGGGTATTCACTTAACGGACTAATATCTGAATATGAGTCTAAAACATGTGAGTTTAATTTACCCTCATCTATTAATGTTTGTATCCCAGATTTACTAATTTTATAACTTTTTTGAATACCATTTGGAAATGTAAATTCTTCTTTTAAACTATTTATTTCACCCCATAAGTTATCGAAACCAACTAATGAAGTTACATTAAATATCTCTAAATTATCTTTTAATAATTTAAAATCACCCTTATTAGCAAAATCAGTAAATGAATTAATAAAAGCATCTTTTATTTGTTTTGGTAACCTTAATAAAATTTCATCAACTTTAGGGTATTCATTATCATCATTAAAATCTAATAATAACCCGAAACTACTATTTTGGTTAGCCCTTGAACGAATGTACTCATCATGTCTAGGAACTCTAGACTCACTTTTCTGCCATGCACATAAAGGGTCTGAATTATCATCCTTAAATGTTATTATATCATCACCATTTAAACCTTGTTGATATCTATAAAGTAACGAACCTATAAATGCACACCATAATTTAGGGGCTTTTATAAATGATGCATTTGCACCAAATAAACCTTTAAGTAAAAATGTTTCATCCTTATCTCTAAATGATTTACTATCCCCATCACTATTAGTATTAATACCGTCAAATAAACTAACCCCTTCATCAATAAAGTAATAAAAATCAGTTTCAATTTGTTCACCAATAATCCCTTCCCATCCGAATGTGTTTAAGAATAGGAAAGCTTTAGCTTCAATACTTTTTTGACCGTAATAAAACCTACTACCAAAAAGACTAAAGTAATTACAGAAACTACCAAGTATTTGATTACCATCATTAATCCCAAAATCAATAAAAGGAGTATATATATCATCCACATTATTATCATTTTTAGTTTCACCGTATAAATCACCCAATATTTCCCTTTGTTTACCAAATTCACTAGGTAAATCAGTAGAACTTAATCTTCTATTTAGATTAGATGTTTTATATTTTGGGGTACCACAACCTTTACAAAAGTATGAATCAGTTTCATCATAATTTTTATCCTCACCTTTTTTAAATCTAGCTAAATAATTTCCACCAAAATTATCTGAGTTAAAACCTTTTGATTCTGTAATTTCATTAAAATAACCTATCGTTACGGAAGCTACGCCTTCGTTAGCCCCATCTTTTTTGTATTTAGGTGTACTATCATCAAAATTTAAATCGAACAACTCCTGGGCGTTGTAACGGCCTGAGTATGGATTTAACGTTGATAATCTAATTTTATCATATGCAGCACCTAAAGTTGTACTTGAATTAACAAGTGTTGTCTTAGGGATTACCTTGTAATAGTCTGTCATTATATCCCCACTAGTATTTGGTGCTGTTGGGTTATTAGAATTATATTTAGTTTCACTAAGTATTTCAAAATATTTTGACCCATCATCATAATCCTCTGTCTTATTACCTAGACCACCAAAATTATTACCAATAAATAATGTACTATTCCCTAACCTTTTTAAATCATCAATTGATTTTAAACGCTTATTTTCATTTAAGTTTTCATGAAAATTTAAACCTTCAAAATCATTAGTTACTGGAATGTATGTTCTAAAATTATTTGTTTGTAGATTAGTTTCTCTATCTAATATATATTCATATTTATAATACTGTTTAGTACCTTCTATAGTTATTTCTTTTAATATATTTCTTTCTTGTTTTTCACTAAGAGAATAATTCCCTCTAGGTCCATATAATTTAATAATATCTTCTTTAGATAGTGATTCTATTTCCTTTATTATTTCTCTAGCATTTTTTCTAGTAAATTCAGTTTTAAATATATTAAATAAATTTCTAGCTTCTAATTTACCTATCGTTGATAATGTTTTAGGTGTTTGTGAAATATTAGACACACCTAACCCTAAGAAACCTCTAAGTAAAAGGCATCTTATTGCTTCTTTAGGTGTACCAACACCTTCACTTATTAAAGCTGTTTTATAAGGGTTAACCGAAGTGCCATTATAATCACTATCCAAAGGTGAAACTGGGTAGTAATTACTACCACCTAAATTATTTATAACTGAAGCTTTAATGTTTTCATCATTTCGAGCTATTTTTATCAATTTACTTAATAAATCTTCAACGAATAGGATTTCTGGTATCTTTTCTTTTTCACTAGTCTTAAGTCCTTTACCAATCCATGTTTCTTGGTAAACACCATTTTTATCTTTCTCTCTATATTCTGGCCAAGGGTATATGTTGTTATCATCAGGGTTATCTGAATTTAATTTATTAACCTTATTCTTTAAAATACTATTTCTAACACTACTTGATTCTGCTTCAGATGAAACACTTTGTAATGTTTCTAAAAAAACTTCACAATGTACTGTTAACATTCTAAATATATTTTTAATTGTAGGTTCAAAGTCTAATTTTTTTGTAGCAATATTAGTTAATTTTTTAGAAACTATATCACGATTTAATTCTTCATATTTTACTAATCTTTTCTCTACCCTTTCTACCTCTTTATAACACTCCCTTAAGTCATATACAATTATTTTAGCATTACTTGGTGCATCTACAACATTATTATTAACTGATTGTATAATACCATCTAATAACTCTTGATAATCTTCTTTATCACCACTATAACCCCCACTATTTGCTATATTATTAAAATTAACAGAATTAATATAATTTTGGTATGTTGAAACTGGAAGAGATGTTATTGTATTTATATTTTTTAACTTATTTATATCAAATTGTAAATCAGAATTTTCTATTTTACTATTAATTTTATCAGTTATTGTTTTATTTAACACTTTTTTTGCTTCATCAATACTTTCTTTATTTGATTGTAACAAAGTTTTACCATCATCACGTTTTTTAACTGCGGATGGGTTTACACCTATAATACCATTATTATCATCGAAATATGGTGAATCTGTTGGTTTTAAATTTAACGATAATTCATTTATTATAAATTTAACACTTTTAAGACTTACTTTAATATCATTGATTGTATTAATTTCCTTTATTTCATTATCATTATCCTTAAGTTTACTAAATTCGTCTTTAATGTTCTGAACATCATTTAAAAAATCATCGATAGTCTTTAAAGTAATATCTTTATCTTTAACGTTAAACTCGTCTTGAATCTTTTCGAATATCGTTGAACCTTTTTCTGTGTATACTGTGGCTCTGATAAGCCCTAAAAGCATGTCAGTTAATAAAGCATAGGTATAACCCATGAAATCTGCCTTTATTTCAAAATTACCAGTTTTTGAATTAAAATTAGAACCCCAATTAGTTAAGTGTAAACAATATTTAACTGGCCTACCAAAATAACCCTTAACTGTTAATTCAAATATTGGGTATGGCATTTCGAAAAACATTCTATACTTTGAGTCAATACCTTGTTGGATTACGGATTGACCTCTAACGTCTATGAATTTTATTTTAATTAATGGGGTATATGCAGTATCAAAATCTATATCAATACTTTCAATACCGAGTGCTTCTAAATCATCTTCACCGTTAACACTGAAATTACTATTTATTTCAGTATAATTGGTTGTTAGACTTCTACCTGTATTACTCTTACTACCATCTAAAAATTTTATAACTTTACCTTTACCACCACCATTATTAGTTATTGACCCACTTTCATCATTAACAGATATTATACTTCTACCCTTACTTATTGTTTGTAAATCAACATAAATACTTAAATCTTCATTAGGTATTAATCTACTATCATCTGCATTTGGTTCAACTAGTAATAATTTATTTGTTGAAACTTTTTTACTTTTATTAGCCATATAATTTTTTATATTTTTCTACTGATTCTAAATATCTCTCAATAGCTGAATTAAATGGGAATGGTACTCTTATTATATCCCTATCTTTGATGTTAAATTCTAACCCACCGTATTGTGGGTTAGCGAGCATTATTAAATACCCATGATATGGGTTATTATAATACTTTTGACTTAATATGTCAAGTCTTGTCTCACCTAACTTATAAACCACGTTTTTATCTGTATTATTATCTTCTATTTTTAATCCTGGGATAGGTTTTATCACCCCGTTTTCTTTAAAATTTTTATATCTATCAAAATATTCAGCCATAACTTTTAATTTTTAAATTCCCACTTCTTTAGCTAAGTTTATATTATTACTTAACCCAGTTATCCAATCAACCTTAAGTGTGCCGTATGGTAGATTGATAATCTCATTAATTATTTCATTTTCTTCTTCAAATAAGAATATATCTATTAATATTAAACCATTAGTTGATTCAGAAATTATAATCTCATCATCACTAGCAATACCCGATGCGTTTTCACCAGTTATTATGAAACTACCCTCACCATTAGGGTTAGCTATTACTTTACCTAATAGTAAATTATTCGTATTAGTCATAAAATCATTCACTATAATATTAGCACTAAATTCACCATTTAAAGTATAAGTAGAATTACTCTTATGTTTATACTCAAAACCTAATGTTATAACGTCATCATCTTCATCTTTAAAATATGAAACTAATTTTAATCCATCAATAACATCAACATCATCTTCAACATTATCAATTGATTCAATATCCTCAATATCTTGTAATGCTTCAAATTCAGCTAGGACTTCTTGACTTACAATTAATTCACCCTCAGTTAATGATTTATCTTTATCAGCCTCATTAATTTTATCAGTTTTATCTGGAAAAGAACCAGCAATTAATTCACCACTTAATTCACCTGGTTTACCATTAACCTTAACTTTTTCAGCTCTTGGGTCATAAACCTCAGTATTTGCAAAATAATTAAATGAAATTGCATTTTGTAATTTATTAATTGGTGAATTTAAACTTGAACCACCAATAAATGCAAAACTCATATTTACAGTTACTATCATCGGTTGAACACCAACACCTTCTGGGTTTAAATCCCAAACTAAAGGTTCATAATCAAAACTTAAATTATCTATAATTATTTTAGTATGGTAAAAATCACCTAATCTAAGTATACATACAGGTGGTCTACCAAACGCTAAATTCTCTGGTTGGTCTTTATCATTTGTTGTTGGTCCTTGCCTAGTACATTGTTGTAAAAAGTTAAGTCTAGAATTGAAACCTTCTGGTGTAATTGAATGGAATCCAGGATGAAAATATTTTATTTTATCACTTATTCCATTAAATACAACTCTATCAGTTTGCTCTAGTTTTTCAAAATAATTACATTCAGTATAAAATCTAGATACTGGGATATTTAAAGTTTTATCTGGTTCATTAACATCTTTAGCGATAACTTCGGGTTCTATTTCTTTTTTCAATTTTGGGTCATACTCTAATTTTATACTAACCTTTCTAACCCTTTTACATTCTTCTCTATCTTGACCACCTTTACCAGTACAACCTGTTCCAGTTTCTCCTTCACCACTAAGTTCTACCTTAACTCTACGCTCACCAAATAAATCATCCGATGAAATTATACCACTTTCCCCAGTTAACCATGTTTTTACACTATTAGCTCTATTTAAAGACAATGTATCGTTCTTACTACTACCACCTTGTTGACTAGCATAACCAACTATTTTAAATCTACAATATTTACATTTATTAGATAGGTATGATTTTATCTTTTCAGTGAATAACGGGTCTTGCCAACCACCATTTATTACCTCACCAGCAATATCAATAGTTTGAGATTGACCATTAAGACCAAAATTTGTTAAATCAGTATATGGTGTTCCGTCACCACCGACAGTACCTGTACCATATGTTGTAAATAACCCAAACCCACTTATTGGTGGTGCTTCAGAATTAAATGGGTTATTAATTAAACCACCAGGTGTTATTTCATAATCTATTTTTTCATTAGGTGTTTCTGAAAGATTTTTTAAACCATTTTCATAAAGTACTGGTAAGGCAAAGTCATCATTAGGGAAGTATATATCGAAATCTACAGCTTTAACATCTTCATCATCTGTTGTTGTTTTAACCTTAACATTTTCTGATACTTCAAGAGAATTCTTTTCATCTTCACTAAGTAACCTTTCCCTAAATTCTGGTATATCAAGACAACCAGCAATCATTGAATTTATTTTCTCATCTTTTTGAAAATTATCAAGAGTATCATTCATGAAATTTAAGTAATTAGGGTGGTCAATAACTATTTTCCAAGATAAATTACCAATTCTTTCAGTATTATTGTACGTGTATAAAGGTTCACCTCTACCTATGAAATTATTCTTATCCCAATTAACTGATGTTGATTCACTGAATGAAATATCATAAGGTGGGAACCACATTATTCTACCTTTTTTACCAGTTAATAAATCACCATCACCAATTTCACATGGTAATAATTTAGCTAGACTACCACTATCTGCCCAAGCTAAATTCTCAATTGAAAACATGAACTTTTTAATATTATCACCCTTGTATGGTCCTATTTTAGCAAAACCATTATCATCTAATACTGAAAAACCACTATAATCATCACTCTTAATTCTTGGTACACTATTTAAATCACTATGCTTTTGCATATCTTGTACTTGGCTGTATCTATCAAAAGTTGTCCAAGTTCTACAAAATACATTATCAGCACTTAAGTCACCACCATTTTCAAAAGCTACTTGACTTAAGACACCACTACCCTTAGACATAAAACCTAATTGAACATTACTTTGTATTTCACTAGACTCTTGTGCATTGACAGCTTTACCAGACACTAGTGTTCTCATTCTATTAGTTTTAAATAGTGATTGAGTTTTGTATAATAAAGTTTTAGGGTTGGTGAATGTTTTATTTTGATTAGCTGGACTATCTTCTACTTTATTATCCCTTTCATCAATCCAAGAATGTTGTTTAACCACACCACCATCATTACCAAAAACGTAAATATCGTCAGTTCTTTCATCAAATCCACTATTATTTATTAAACCATCCAACTTATAAGTTGATTGAGCCATTGGTGAGTTAGAATCAGTATTATTTGTTGCCTCTATATTTAGGAAATCAATAACTTTACCACTATTATCACCAAATGCGTAAATACTTGGATTTATACCATCAGCAGTGTTAGCACCCTTACTAATTCTAGTATCTTCAAATGCTGGTGCATAACCACCTCTTTTTCCTATTAAATTTGGATTAAGGTTAGAATTAATATTACCAAATAATGCTAATACTTGACCTTTACCAGTATTAATAATCATATTATTAGCTCTTTCAATATTAGCAACACCTACATTTGTTTTTGTACTGAATGTGTATATTGAAGCTGACTCATCTAAAATACTAACAGGTCTTTTGAAACCTACCATTTTTTCAAGTAAATCAACACCCTTACCTAAAGTACTCTTGGCAACAGTTATTTTATAATTAGGAACTATTAAATCACCACCCATAGCTAAACTAAGTGGATTGGTATTTATATTACCAATTGTTTCTTCTTGAACGTTAAAAGCTATGTTATTACCAATAGCAGTTGCTAAGTAACCAACACCTAGTTGACCTAATTTTGTATCATTTATTAAACCACCAGCATTTAAAACTCTACCAGCTAAAGAACTTCTAACATCAAAATCAGGTACTAACCCACCACCATTAGGGTCGAAACCTACACCACCACCAGATAGTAAACTACCTATAACGTCTAAAGGTTGAGTTGAAGGACCACCAATATTTAAATTACCATTCTCATCTAAATAAGAATCCATTTGCATAATTGGTGCACCAGTAGTGTTAGTTAATAAAGAAACAGGTTGGTTATCTGTATTTGAAGATTTGTAAGTGTTTTTAGATAAATTTGTAGTTTGATATTCATCACTATTCGTTAAAACACTTGATAATGAAGATTCACCAGGAATATACTCTATACCAATCTGTTGGTAATCATTATCCTCTACTTGGAATTTATTATTAATTATGTTTAAATCTTTATGGAATTCTCCTTCAACTTCTATATCTGGTGAAGCTGAAACTGACTCAGGTGGTAACCCTACGTTAGTAGGAAAACCAACTCCATTTAATAAAGATTCTAAACCATTATTTGAAATTGTGTCTGAAACTATATTTCTATTAAGTAAGAAATCTCTAAGACTTGGTGATACACTATTTATACTGTTTGGCATAATATTATTACTTTTATTATATAAATATTATGTTAATCAATTTATGTATAAAATAAATACTTATAACTATAATATTATTTAAATTATTATTTAATTATAGTTATATATATTATTATTTAATTATAGTTATATATATTATTATTTAATTATAGTTATATATATTATTATTTAATTATAGTTATATATATATTATTATTTAATTATAGTTATATATATATTATTATTTAATTATAGTTATATATATTATTTATAGTTATATTTTTCTTTGTTAGAACAAACATACCGAAATAAATTTACAAAGTCAAGGTTAAGAGATTAAAATTTTATATTATAGTGGGTTTGGGTTCAATTTACCACCTCCAATGGCCATTCTAACTTCTTCCTGTATCTTAGTCGTAATATCTCTAATAAACTCTCTATCGTTAGATAAACCATCTCCAATCGTGTCTAACCAAGAACTATCAGACTTGATATTTATATTTATGTTTAAATCGTTAAATTTATGTAACATTTTACCATCAACACTAGAATTACCACCACCAGTTATAGCTTTAGCCAAATCTTTATTCCCGTTAACATTAGTACCAGCAATCATAGTATTATCATCAACGTTCATAAATTTATCATTACCATGAAATTGTATAACACCATCTTTAACTTGAGTTGCCTTTTGTTTAGTGTCACCAAATATAACATCACCAGAAGCGTCACCTATTTTATCACCAGCTAAACCACCAGCAATACCACCAATCAAACCACCAATAGCTGTACCAACACCTGGGAATACCATAGTTCCAATTGTAGCACCTAAAGCCGCACCTCCCCATGCACCACCTCCAGAAGCTAAAGCTCTAACACCAGTCCTACCTACATTCTCACCAGTATCCATACCATTTTCTTTATTAGTAGTGTATTCATCGTATCCACTAATACCAGCTGATAATACACCAGCACCAGCACCACCAATCCCTTTAGCGAATTTTAACATTTTACCACCTTTACTTGCAATTCCACCTCCAGCAGATGCAACACCACCTCCAGCAGATGCTACTGTATTAAACCCCATACCTAATTGTACCCCATTAGCGTACCATTTAATCGCACTACCGAGTAAAGAAAGTCCTAGTGTACTTATAGCAGTAATCAATGGGTTATCAATCATAAAACCACCTACAGTACCAATAATATCAGCAGCAGTCTTACCGAAGTCCTCTATTTTTTTAAAAACCTCTTTATCCTTAAGCATTGTCATGAAATCTTTTAAAGGTTTTTCCAAACCAGATTGTAAACCTCTAGCAAATGGTAGTAATGTAGATTTAAAAATATCTCCCATATTTTTAATAATATCATCAAATGTCTCACCATTTTTAGCTCTTTCAGCAAGTGTTTCTTTTTGGTTTTTATAATCATCAAGTATAGCGTCATTTAACTCACTAATCTTTAGTGGGTCATTTGTACCTAATCTAACAACAGCTTCACCATCTTTATTAATCTGAGCTAAAGATGCTACTAATTCTCTATCTTCATCATCTACAATTGAACTAGATACCATTGAACCAAATCTTTCAATCTTTTTTTGTTGTACAGCCATTTCCTGTAATTTCTCAACAGCAATACCAGTAGTATTTGAAATCTCACGCATCCTATCAGCGGCCAAACCACCTTGAATTTCAAAAGAATTTGTTTCTTTATTATAACTTACAAATTCAGCTGTTGCTTTACCTATATCTTTTGCAAAACCAGCAAAATCATTTCTAGCTTTAAACATTAATTGCATAGGGTCACCTAACTTTGCGAATTCACCACCCATAACTTGTAATTTAGCAGCCATCTCAACAGCACCTTCTGGTCTAAAAACTTTTTCAGCTAATCCAGAAATACCATCCATATCTAATTTAAGTCTAGCAGCTTCATTAGCCATTTTAGCTAAACCAGCAACCCCACCTTTAAATGTAAATCTCTGAGCTAACCTTAAATTCTTTTGTAGGTTTTTAACAGCCTTATCTGAGTTAACACCCATTTTAGCGGCAGTTTGAACAGTCTCTTCCACTAAGTCTCTAGAACCAGTTACAGACATACCAAATTTATCCATTTCAGAAGCCATCATAGCAGCACCTTCAGCACCTAAACCAGTACCCTTAGCCATCTCACCTATTGCCACTAAACCTTCTTCACTTAGAATTACTGACCTACCTATCTCTTCAGAATAACTTTGTTGTGCTTTAGCTAAATCTTTAGTTTGGATACCCCAATCATAAGTAGTCTTAGATGCAGTATTTATGTTATCTGCAAATCCATCAGAATTAGCCTTAACAATATTCATACTTTTACCACTATCCCTTATAGCTTTATCAACTTCAAAAATACCAGTACTTTTTAATTTACCATAACCTGATTTAATTAATCCTGGTGTGGCCTTAAGACCCTTTTGGATACTATTCCAACCCAAAGCTAATTTATTAACACTACCAACCTGTGTTGCTAATTCTTTAGTAGCATCTTCTTGAACTTTAAGATTTGCTTTATTACTTTTTAATATCTTTTTTAAAGCCTTTGCTTTTTGTTTATTATCAGAAATTTCTTGTTTTGATAATCCTAAAGTATTATTCTTTAAATCAGAAATTTCTTTTTCTAAAAGCTTGTTTTGTTCTTTAATGAAATTAATATTTTTTTCAGCCTCACCAATATCTTTAACCGCTTTTAAATACTTACTTGCATCTTCAGTTAAATCTTTTTGTAGTTTAGCATTTTCCTGTAAACTTTTTTTCCACTTATTGAATTCTTTATTGCTATCCATAATATTAATCTACGTAAACTTTAACTTCTCTCTTTTCTTTATATTTTTCATCACCAATAAACATAATGACTTCACATTCATAAATATTCTCATCTGCGTTTTTTAAAGATAATAAATTAATTTTATGTGGACCATTCTTATTAACTTTAAGACTTTTTATTAAAACACCAGTTAAAGACCTTTTTATAACCTTACCAAAATATTTTTCACCTTCATATAATTTAACATTATTTTTTACGAAGTATTTATTAGTTAATTCATATCTAACTTCCATATTAACCCTGTACAATTCTTTAAAGGTATGTGGTTCAGACCCGTCAATAATATCACCACTTCTAGAATTAAAATATTTTGTAAGTATGTTTTGTAAAGCAAAAAAACCTTGAGGGTTTTTACCAGTTATTAAATCCCAAAAAGTAGGTTTTTTTGAAAAAGCATTTCTTAAGTTTGGACTTTGTAACGCTAGTTTCATTGCTTCACTTTTACTTAACTTTTTAACCTCACCTTCTACTGAATCTTTATCATTTTTAAATTCTTTTTCTTCAGGTGATACATTTGATTCATCAAAAGCTACAATACCGTTAATTGTAAATGGTTCTTTATTTTTTTCACCATCATCATTAGTGGTATTTAAATACCTATTCATCTTTATTGTGAATTTATAAGAATCGTTAGAAGTGTCTAACTCAACATTTTCAGTTGAAGCATCGAACTCTAAGTCAGAATCAACCAATTCACTGTAACCCCTAGCACCCTTACCCTTAGTTGTAACTAACTCTAGGTTTGTAAATTTTGAACCAGAATTAATAACAGTAAAATACAATTCACTATCATCATCTAATGTGAATTTATAACTACTACCATCTTTCATAGAGTTTAATTCTCTAACTAATTCCTCTAACTCTGGTGTGACTTCTTTTTTATCATCAACTTTATTATCAGCTTTATTATCAGCTTCTTCTTCAGGGTCTATAATATCTATTGTAGTTTTAGGATTTTTAAGTTTGTCGTAAATTTCTATTTTTTCTATATTACGCTCTTTCTTTTCATTCCATTGTCTTACATCCCCAATTTTACTAAGTTCTTTTTGTTTATGGATGTATTTTACAGTTAATTCATTACCTATTAAATCGCTAGGTGTGAAAAAATAAATGTTATTACTATTTACTGTACCAATATCAACACTTTCCATTCTAACTTGGTTTCCAACATTATCTAATACCCTAAATTTTAGTTGATTCGCATTTTCTTTAGTTATAACGATTATATCACCCTTATCTAAATTAGGAACAACTTTATTTATTTTATCTTCTAAAATTAAAGATTCTATTAATTTTAATTGGTTTTCATTTATTTTTATCTTTCTCATGATATTGCTACTTTACTATAAATAGTTAATAAAACAAAAAAAATACCTAACAGATTAGCTAGGTATTTCTCCATTTTTTAATTTACTCTTAAGCATTTGCCCACTAACCCTAGTATTTCTACTACCCTTTGAGTTACTACTTGTTGATTTATTCGATTGTTCCTCCATCACCTCTTTTTTCCTCTCATTTTCATTCATAAAAAGTTGAAGGTAATATCTTCTCTCATGGGTTGGCATACTAAGTATATCTTGGTAACCAAAACCTAAGTGTTTTGTACATGCATATATCTCTTCTAATAAGAATTTCTTATAAGATGGTGTCAGGCCAAAAAAAGTTGAGGTTAAGGGGAAGAAACGTTTTTATAGACCCACCTCCAGGAGTCTTAACATCGATTCTTAAATCAATGCCACATTCAAGCGTCTGAACAAATGCTCTTAGCTTTTGAACTTCTAGAGTTCTAATATTTTTAACATATTCTGAAATAAACCCTTTATCTCTATTACCATCAACTTCCACTATTTGACTTTCAAGAACATAAGTGTTTTCATTATTAATTAATTCTCCAGAATCCTTATCATCCTCTATTAATTTCTCAATAGCCTCAACCTCACCAACATTAAGTAATTTAATTTTCAATTGTGTTCCACTTAAAGGCATTTTAAAATCAAATAAACCTTCAGAATCTGGGTCAGCCTCTAACTCAACAGTTTTTAACTCATTTAAATCAACTATAGTATCAAATGGTATACCATTTTTATCTGTAACTTGAATAGGGTATTTTTCACCGTAACCAGTAGCTCTAAGCCATATCATAATAGCATTCCTATCACCAGTATGTAAATCTTTATAACGTAAACCTGGTTCTAATAATTTTCTATTAATTAAAATTTCAAGAAAATCACCACTTTCAATCAAATTAGGTGATGTAAGTATATTTTCATCAGCCGTTGTAAGGTAAGCAACCTTAACAGATTTTTTCTTATTTGGATAAGTTTTTCCTCTAGACGGTAAAGGAATAACATCAAAAGCTTGATTCATTTGTGGTTGACTTATTTTCTCAATGTAAGGGTCGTAATCAACAACCTTTTCTTCTTTAGTATATTGAGTTGTACTAACTTGCCTCTCCACAACATCCGAGCTTCTCATATTAGTTGAATTCTCAACATAATTAGCTTCATCTCCATAAGCATATGGGTTTGAATTTGCTCTTGGTTTTTCACTTTCTTTCTTCTTAGTAAATCTCCTATCAATTTCTTCAGCTTTAAGTTGGTCTTGTTTCAACTTTTCCTCACGAATCCTAATTTGCTCTTCAGTATTTTTTTTCATCTGTAAAGCCGCTGACTCTTCACCAGAAGAAATAGTCCCACTATAATCACCTTTAGATATTCTTTCCCTATTTTCTTCCTCATATTGTCTAGCAATCCTAGTACCATTCTCATTAGCCTGGTTAATCATATTACTACTATTATTTTTAGGAAATACGTTTGGTTTTTTTTCACTCATAATTTTATTATTTAAAACTTATTATTGGTAATTTACTTAATAAATACAATAAGTAAAGTTTTATTTGCTTATTAAGAATAAAAATAGTAACTTTGTATAAAATATAATAATAATGTTAAATAAAGAAAATAATTTTTGGTTCATAGGTGACACACATGGTAATCATAAGTTAATTATGTATGAAATAAAACAAAAAGACATAAAAAATGTTGATATGTTTCATGTTGGTGATTTTGGTGTAGGTTTTACTAGTGATTCAAATGAACAGGACCAATTAAATTATTTTAATGGTTTTTTAAAGAAAAGGGGTATAAATTTACATGTTTTTCGTGGTAATCATGATAACCCAGATTACTTTAAAGGTAAACATATATTTTCTAATTTAAAATTACATGAAGATTATACTGTATTAGAAATTGAAGGTAAAAAAATACTAGGTGTTGGTGGTGGTATCAGTATTGACCGTGAACCTAGGAAATTAAACCATAAAAAAATTACATGGTGGGAAGACGAGATTTTTATTTTAGACGAAGATAAAATAAATGAAATAAGTGGTGTTGATATTTTAATAACCCATACAGCACCATCTTTTTTACCACCAATTAATGCGGATGGTAATTTTCCTTGGATTGTTAAACAGTTCGTACCTGATGACCCTAACCTTTTACATGACTTAATTAATGAACGTGAAAATTTAAGTGAGTTACTTCTTTTATTAGAGGATAAAAATAATATAAAACACCATTTTTATGGTCACTTTCATAGTAATTATATGACATTAATTGATGGTTGTGTACATATATGTTTAGAAATAGGTCAATTTTATGAGTTAAAATAAAAAAGGTTCCCAAATTGGGAACCTTTTTATGTTTATGATATTTCTTTATTAGAATAAAAGTATTGCTCTATCGAAACGTAAATCAGCTGTAATATCAGCTATTGAATCGTCATCCATAGATAAGTCTCCAAAATTAACTGTTGTAAGCATAGTACCTTGAAGTACCCATTTCTCAATAACAACTCCAGTAGGGTCTAACATTTCAACTTCGATATCTTTTTTATATCCAGCCGCATAACCTTGTCTACCAGTTATAGATTCAGATTGTAAACGAACCCATTCCATAATTGCTTGAGCCGCAGAAGGACCAATAGGGTCTCTAAACGTTACAGAAATTGCTTCCCAAGTAAATCTACCTATTACCCAAGTAGATGTGTTAAGGAACGGTATTTCTACCTCATTTTGATTAATTGATGGTCTAGAAGCAGAAGCTAACCACCATTCTTGAATACCTAATTCTGCTGGAAACCTTAAAAGCCATCTATTCTTTCTTTTTGGTTCATAAGGTACGGGCATTTTCATTAGTAAATCAGCCATAGTTTATTGTTTTAGTTTTTTAATTTTATTATTTAATTATAAATATGGGGAAATTAATTATTTCCCCATAATTTATTTATTTATATATCATCGAAGCTTGCTCCAGTGTTCATTACATTGAATTCTACACATATGAATTCTAAAGCGGTAGTTGGTTTTATAAAAATTCTACCACATAACTCATTTCTATCTATAGATTCAGGACTATTATCTAACACAACTCTAAAGTCAGTAAGACCTCTTTCACTCCTTATATTATCTAATATAGGGTTAACTAGTGATAAGAATTGATTTCTTACGATATCATCATTTTGTTCGAATAAAAGTCTAATAGATACAGCTGATATTAATTTTCTAGCTTGTAATAATAATCTTCTAACGCTAAGTCTATCAAGAGCACTCTCTTTAACTTGTAATGTCTTATTACCCCAAATTTTAATACCTTCAGTAGCCCAAGTTGTAACTGGGTTAACTCTACCTTCGTAAAGTGTATCTCTATGTTCTTGGGTTAATTTAGTTCTAGCTTTAACCGCACTAACATCACCTCTTTGTACACCAGCTACAGCAAACCAAGGGAATGAAATGTTATCAGTTAATGCAATATTTCTAACTACATCTCTTGTTGGTGGTATGTAAATATTAACACCGTTTTCACTATCTTTAACCTGTACCCAAGGCCAGTAAGTTGCAGTGTAGTTAGTATCAAACTGTCCATCAAGTGTGTCAATAACATCTTCTGCTAATAAAACATCACCTGAAGCATCAGTATCTGGTGTAGTTACAATATAAACTGAATCAGCTCTTTTTTGTTCAACCATTTCTATAGTTTCTTCTACCAATGTTGCATTATCGAAAGTATCAATACCTGGTGTTGCCAATACGTTAATATTAACAGATTCTGGGTTTTGTAATGTCCAAATAGCTTCTAAATAAGCGTAATAATCTGAACTAATACCAGCGTCACCACTAGTTAAAGCTCTATTTTCAAAATTACCACTAATTAAACCTTCTTGACCTTTAGAACCATTTATAGTGTAAGAATCTCTATTTGTTCTTCTAGTTCTATAAATATCCCACCCATCAAATCCACCGTAAGGTGCAAATGTAAATTTACGTGAGTAAATCTTTTCATAATCAGTACCTTGAACACCACTCTCATCTCTAAACTCAGCATTACCTGTTTCAAATTCAAAGTTTGGTGTGAATGTATCACCATTAGAGTTCATAACCTCTTCTATATTATCTATAGTAGCACCATTTGCATCAATATCCATATGGAAACCTTTAGTGAATCCTGTAAGTATTGAAGAATCACCACTTCCTGGTTTACCTTTATAATCGAAGAAATCTTGGTCAATACCCTTAGTGTTAGATAACCCTAAATAGAATTTTCTCTTATTCTCAAAAACATCATAGTTTTTCTTATACTCTATTGAAGGAGTTTGAACTGATGTGTTAGTATTACTTTGGTAATCTCTTGTAGGGAACCCTACGAAACCAGCTGGGAAAGCATCTGAAGTATCAGACTCTTCATCCAACTCAACAAGTACGTAATTTGATTTAGATTCAAATTCACCATCAAGTGTACCTATTTTTCTAGATATGAAATTTCTAGAAGATGGGTCCATTGAACACCTAGTGAATCTTTCTAATACGATTGGTTTAGCGTCAGTATCACCATAAGCTCTTATCTCAACGTCAAATTCTCTATCATCTAATCTAATGTTTTTAATAGAAATTTTAAATTGTTTATTTGCAGCGTTACCATCAGATATTGTCCAAAGTCTAAATAATCTAAGTAAGTTAGTACCTCTTAATTCAGAAACAACCCACGGGGTAACCGCTGGTTGGTATTCTTCTTTATAATTTGAAAATTCATCGTTATATTGTACAAATGAAGAAATATTAATACCTCTTACTTTATTATCGTTAACTAAATCTTTAAACATGTTTTCAAAAATCTCTTCAACATATAATGAAGTTTTACCATCTTGAGCACCTCTACCTAATACTCTAGTTATGTAGTTCTTTTTAGTTCTATCAAAAGATAGTGAATAACTAAACGCACCACTATTACTTGAAGTACCTTCTAAAGTGAAATCACCCTTCGGGTCAGAACTAGCATCAGTTGCTGTAGAATTAAAATTAATATCAGAACTATTTTCTATATCAAAATTAAGGATTTCATCACCATCATATTTAGCTCTACTCTTAAGTAATGCTACTATTTTATTATCAACATCTGAATAACCCTCACCAGTGTACTGTATAGTAGTACCCGAAGCTGTCCCAGTTATATTACCGTCTACGTCAGTAGTAGTAGAAGTTACATATAAATCCATAGATGCCCCAACAAACTGTGAACCAGTCTTAGTGAATTTTTGACCTATATTGACACTAGTACCAGTAGCAGATGTAGGTAAAAAACTTAAATCAGTGTCTAATAAACCATCATCAAAAAGTGTTTGAACTACAGGGTCAGCAGAAACTACTGATGATATTAAACCATCTGATGTTGCTGAAAATGTTATTAACGGGTCATAGTCAGTTGATGCTTGTGATTCAACTATAGTAGTTGAGTCCAAACCTGAATCTAATGTTATACCCCAAGATAAACCACCATCAAATCCAGAAAATCCAAGTACTCTTGTTACGAATAATTGATTTGATTCTGAAAGATATGATTTAGCAATATAAGGTAACTCATATTTAGGTGCCCCAGTATCTTTTACTTTTGTAGCATTTAAACCACCGAAGAAATTTCTAAATTCATCATAGTTTCTAACAAAAATAGGTTGAAATGCTGGACCTTGAGTTGTCTCCCCGACAACACCAAGAGTTGTTACCCCCACTTGTCTTGTTACAAATGTTAGGTCATTTTCTGATGTATACACACCAGGACTTACGAATACTTTATCAGCCATTATTTACTTTTTTTTTTAAGTTATTATATTAAGTTATTTTATAATAAATATGTTAGTTTATGTCAAAAGTTTTTATGGTGTATGTAATACACCATAATTAGTATGATTTTTTTCATACTTTTGTCATACTTATTAATAAAAAGGATATGAAACGTACTAAAAACTTAAAAATAACCCCATTGACTCATGAAATATTAAAAAAATATTGTGAAGAAAATGGTTTAAAAATGTTCGCATTTGTTGAAAAGTTAATTAAAGATAAGTGTAAAAAACCTAAAGATATTTATGGTGATGAATAATTAAATGTTTTAATTACTTTATTAAATTCTAATTTATCTTCATCACTCATATTATCACCAGATATCTTTCTGTAAGGTGTATAGATTATACTTGATAAGGTTAACAAACCAAACCTAACCCAACTAATTTCCCATGGTAAACCGCATCTTTCTATTTCTAAAGAAAATATTTTATCACAAATAAATTTATATTTAAGGTTAGTGGATACGTTATATTTTATGTACATATAATCATGTATCATTGCAAATATATCTAAATTAGGCATTATCTTCACATCCTTCAATATAGTTGTCCCATCAAAATCATCTGGATTAACTATAAAATAATTAAAAGCGTCTTCGTAAACTTTTATTATATCATCACTAGTTTTATGTTCTTTTAAAAACTTAACCATAAATATTTTAACACTAATTAAGGTGTTCTTATTCGATTTAAAAAAATCAGATTTACTTCCTAACATAATTTTATCCTTCGTTATTATCTATTAACATATATGATACTGTTAAATCTACGGCATCGGTATCACCACAACTAGCAACTAAAGAATCTAAATTATCTAAAGTTAATGTTCCATCTAAAGCTTGAAAAGATGATGATTCTGGTAAAATTAAATCCTTACCTAAATAAAAATCTTCACCAGAACTATTATCAGTCCAATAAATATCCAATGTAGTTTCACTACTAGTTATATTTGTTGCATGTATAGTCTTTATAAGTATCTTAGTTGACGCACCACTTGTTATTATTGTTGTATCACTTGTAGTAAGGTGCTTACCTTCGTTTAAATATTCCATAATTAATTTTTAATTTCGTTTTTACTTGGTTTTATTATTTTTATTATACCATTTACTAATTCCTCTGTGAAGTATGTTTTTTCTGGTAATCCGTTATTTACAAAACCATTTGTTCCGAGTACCCAGTCAACTAAACCATCTATACCATCTTCATCAAATGTTGATATACTATATTTAACATACTTTTCATTAAGTCCCATAGTATTTACACCTAAATCATTTGAATCTAATACAGATAACCTATAAGAAGCAAACGCCTTAGCCTTTTCCCACCTATTATGTCTACATTCTTCAGATAATTTACAAAATGTTTCCCAAAAAACTTCTTGTTCTTCATTAGTATACAAAGTATCTCTATCTTCTTTACCTACACAAAAATTCTTAATAGCTAAAGTCTTATCATTATCAGAAAGATTACCAAACCCTCCAACGGATATTATATATTCTATAGCTAAATTTCTACAAAGTAAATAGTCGTTATTAGTTTCTTTAGGTATTAAGAACCACATTGATACTGAAGTCATATCAGCGTAATCATTATCTAAAATATCTTTTACTTGGTAAACGTTTTTACCTTGTTCATTACCGTAATATTTACCTATTCTTAAATCACTCATATTTAATTTATATTATATTTAATTTTTAAATCATTTTCAACATCTGACTGTTGTGTGTTGTTTAGTGGTGTATTAAAGAATAATATCTCCCCCATATCCCCATTTGTAGTATAAGATGGGCTACCCGAACTACCTATTTCCAAACCTTCGTCTGGATGTACGATAGGTGTTGAATAACTTTTTGTACCAGAATCACTATCTGGACCTATTATTTCACATTCAATATTATTTTCATTATAATGAAACTTATATATGTTCGCTAAACCAGATAAAGGTAAATTCAATCTTACATTAGAAGGTTCTGTATTCCAATTGTTTAACCAAAATTTAACATCACCATCATACATTTGTACCCCCCATCCTTGGTTCCAGGTTGTCCCATTTGTTCTAGCTAACACCGTATTTAAACCAAAACCAGGACCACCTGGTGTGTATTTAAAAACAAAGTATACTGTCATACCACCTACACTATCTAAGACACTAGAATCATTAGCAATTAAAACTTGTTCATCAAACCTTATAGTAGGGTTATTATTAAATAGTGTGTTACTAGAAATCAATACTGGTGAATCAGGAAACTCACTTGAAATAGCCAATAACCCAGTTATTTTATCACCCCAACTAATAATATTACCACTGACATCGGTAACTTCTTCGTTAGCGTCATAATGTAAAGACGGTGTGTAGTCACCACTTCCACCACCACCATCTCCTGGTGCTAACCTATCATTTAACCTTTCTAAGTAATGTTGTTCTCTAGAAATACCACCTTCTATATCTTTTGTATTAGTTCCGAACCTTTTATTTTTATTAAAAAAACCAGAATTACCTCTTATACTCATGAATTATAAATTAATTTTACGTTATTTATTGCCCAAGGTGGGTTTCTTTCCACCGATGTGTCATCAGTCCAACTAAATACCATTCTTCTATTACAGTTAGTACACCATTGTCCATATCTAGAATCAATTGTAATTATTTCACTAACAAAACTAGTACTAGCTAATTGGTTTCTAGGTGAACCCCCATCACCATTGAATTTACCGTTATTTATGTTTGTTTCTAACCTATTAATAAATTCACTATTAAAATCATATTCCGTTCCAGCTATTGGTGTGAATGATTGTGGTGTTACTATCATAATATAACCGTAATCATAATCTCCTGGACCACCACCATTTTCACCTCGACAAGACCAATCAAACGTTAATGTAAGTGAACTAGCATTCGGTGGAATAGTGAAATCGAAAAACATATGTGAGTTTGTGTTTTGACTTTCACTATTGTATGTATTATTAACACCATCGTTTGTTATATACGCTAACTTAGTACCATTTTCAGTCGGGGGTAAAGGGTTAAAAGGTGTTTCACCAACTATCCAAAAATTAGCTTGTCCAGTATTAAGTACTGTCCATTTATCAAGTGTACCATCCTCGAAATCGTCTTCGAATAGTACGTTAGGTACTGTAGGACCTAATTCACCTGATAATCTAGTTAAATAATGTCTTCTAATTGAAAAATTACCAGCTGAAGTTAGATTAGAAGAATAATTTCTTTTATCTAAACCAATATAACCACCATTACCTTTTTTTATACTTAATCCCATATTATTTTATGTTACATTCATAAACCAACTAAACACTTTATCCGTACCCCCAGTACCTCCACCACCAGTTGAGTTGATACTAAATTCGTTAGTTGATGTTTCTATTATAGTTATATTATTACCACCTTCAATTTTTATAACATCATTACCTAAATTAGTAGTTAATGTTAAAATATTACTATCTAAATTAGCACCATTTATAAAAGTATCAGTAAAACTCGTTATATACCCAGCACCATTTGCCAACTCAACGTTATCGGTTGGTATTGTAGGTGTACCTGTTAAATCATTATAATCTCCACTGAACACACTTAAATCACTTATTTGTGATTGGGTTATAGTTAATGCTGACTCATATTGAGTCACATCACTTTCACTTACTGTATAATCTGATGTTTCACCTGGGGCTGATAATTGGGTGATAGAAATCATACTACCTTCTGGTACTATGTTTGAGACAGTATTAACATTACTGACCCTTTTTAAATAAACACTTATTAAATCACCTTCATTACAGTAAACCACTGTTGTTAATGTAATTGACGCTGTATTTATACTAATTTGCCCCCTAACATAAGAATTTCCCCCCTCTTCTTTTAATAAAACGTCATTTATTGCAAATAAAGCTGTATCTGTTGTTCTTTGTCCAGATGATTGCATTTTAATCGCTAATGATAACTCGTAATAACCATCGTTAGGTATTGTAACACCATTACTATCACTAACCCATGAAGTACCAGTAGAAAAGTTAATATCACCAAAACAACTAACTTTTTTTGGGTTAGTAGAGGTTAAACTCATTGTATCTTTAATTAAATCAAATTTTGCTAACACAACACCGTTAGGTGTTCCACCACCTTCACCGAATAATTCCCATGAAGTATTTCCATCTATGTTTTTATAATAATCACCATTAGTTGTGTTAATGTATAACGTACCTAATTTAGAAGTGTGTGATGGTACACCTTCTGATGATTGTATTCTTGTCTTACCGACTGTTATGTTTGATATGTTCATATTTTTTATTTTTAAACAATTGGTTTTGGTTTATATATTCTCATTAAAACACTATCATTTGAAGAATCTTCACTAACAACAAACCCATATAAAATGTTACTATTACTATTTTCATTTAAATATGTGCTAGGGTAATTATTATCTAAATAAAGTGTACTACCTGGTACTATTGGTTTATCCATACTTGGGTAAGGTGTGTTTGGTTCTATAGTTAAATCCCAACCAGTGTCAGATGTTGAACTATCCGATTTAAAATAAAACCTAGCGTATCTCTTACCAGTGTTTATTACTTCACCTATTAAACCAACACTTTCTTTAGGGAAAATATATCCATTAGATGTTGGCCCACTAGTACTACTATATGGTGGTGTAGGGTCATCACTCTGAATCATCCAAGGTATTGAGACGTTTGAGTAATTAATACCATCATCTGATGTTTGTAAACCAAATCTATCATACAAAACACCAGATATTGAGTGTTCGAAGTTAAATTCATTTACTGTAATTTTAACAGTATAAATAGAACCAGCATCAAATGTTATCGAATAATTCTCACTATTTTGATAATCTTTATCACCCCCACCACTATCTTGGAAAGTAGTGTCATTCGTTAAAGACCTTATAGTTCCAGTTGTTGTAGTGTTTAACAATACAGTTTCACTATCATCTATGATAGTGGTTTCTCTTCTAGCGGTACAGAATCCGTAAACTAAAACCTCACAATCTTCACCATCTAAAACTGTTTGTAATGATATACCAATAACTTCATGTTGACTTGGTAACGCTCCAGGAGTTACTGCAAACGCTTTATTATTTTGATAATTCCATATTACTGGTTGACCATTTAAAATATCACCCTTAGCTTTTATAAGAATACTTAAACCATTTCTATCTTGTCTAGGTAAAGTTAAATCTGACTTAGTAAATGAACTTGGTTCTGTGAAATCTTGCGTTAAATCAGATTTAAAAGCCACTAGTTCTTTAGTGTATCTCCAACCATATTCTCTTCTAACATAAGGTACAAATATACCACCAATAAATGTAGTACCTTTTATTTGGATATCAGAATCTTCCACACTTATAATTAATCTATAAGCAGCTCCATCTTCAAAATCAGTTAATGGTTTTAATTCAAAATCAAAACCATCTAAAGATGTTACTTCTGGTTGTATAATTTCATCGACTATTAATGTATCTTCACCTTGTAATGTTATCGTATTAGAAAAATTAGTTTCATTAGGGAATAGTAATTCTAATTGTGGGTTATTTTCATCATAACTACTTTCACCAATTCTAAATAACCTAATTCTAAGGGGTTTAGTTGTTAAAGCTTTTAATTTATATAATTTACCAATAACATCTTGGTTAGAAACTAACGGAAATGATACTGAATTAGTGAATGTTGTTGTTGTGTCGTCTAACCCTTGTATATCAAATGATGATGGTGAACTAAATTTTTTAACAATTGGGTTAACTGAACCATCATCAGTTATTTCATAATTCATTATAATGTAAGTTCTACCATCAAACTTAGTTTTATAACCTAATTCTTGAGTCAAATCTGATACTTTTATAGCATCACCAACCTCAATCGATTGTGGTGGTACTTGTAAGTCATACTTTGATATTATTTTTGTGATATTACCTTCATTATCTCTTTCTATTGTGAATAATTCATCTAAGTTTAAACCATCTAATGTTACCCATATAGTACCATTATAAACTTGAATATAATCAATTGTACTATTATATACTAAATCACCCTTCTTAGGTGTTAAATTATCTATTTCTGTTTGAGTTAAACTTAAATTAACCCCACTTTTTATACTAAATGTTTCTGCCATAATTTTATACGTTAGCTCCAGTAGAATTTATCCAACCACCATTAAAGTAGTAAATAACATACCCTAAATTAGAATCTATAACAACCGTACCTTCAGTAGGGGTGGTTGGTCTAACGGATACAACTGGTATTATTGGAGTATTATCATTATTATTACCTTGAGTTATTATTTCTTCACTCTTAATCACTTCCCAAGTGGATTTCCAAGTATAGTTGATTGAATTTTCACCCTTAACTTGTACTATTAAATCATCACCACTAACTGAATAAACTACATCATCTGGATTTAAACCAATAGATTGTGAATCAAAATCATATGATACCTCTTTAATTTCTAAATCACTACCATTATTAGATAAAGCTAAAGTTCTTTTAAAAAAACCATAATTATTAGTATTGTTATGTGCTACAACATAATTAACTAATATGACAGAATCATTATTTAACCCACTGTAAGTACTTATCGTTGTTAAAGTATCATCACTAGTTGTTAAAGTGTCCTCAAACCTAAAAGGTGTAAATGGTATTTCTAAATTAACTTCAGTACTTGTTTCAGTTATTGTTATAGTACCACCAGTTGATGTTATATTTTTACCCCCACCGCTTATTCCAGTTAAATTGCTACCATCACCATAAAATGTTGTGGCTGAAACACTATTTAATGAAATATCATCATCAAGGTTAAATACTACTTCATTATTACTTGGTATATTAGTTGTGATATTTGACCCACCACTTAATGTTAATTGTTCGGTATTATTTTGAGCAATAGCCACATTACCATCATCACCCTTAAAAGATAACCAAATACTTTGAGGACTGGTAGTTGGTGCACCAGCTTGAAATCTAATTAAATCAATATAAAGGTTTAGTCCATTAGCGGTATTATTCTCATCAACCTCTAACCTAACTTTCTTAATTAAATTTGATGACATTTGAAAATCACCTAAAGGTATTGCAATTACTTGCCAACTAGATATATCAGCATGTGAAAAACCATACCTATTGTTATCTAATTTAACCTTAATACCATTAATATTCCCATTTTCATCAATAAATGATAAATTTATAAAGTGTCTATTTGGCCACTTAACCTTATTCTTGATATAAAAAGTTATTACATTGTTATCACTTATATCAAAATTATTAAGTGATTCTACTTCGAAAAAATCATTAGTTTGTGTATTTGTGAATTCTATAGATTTAGTACCACTAAATGAATCATTTGTTGAATCTGGATTAATTGTTACTGTGTTTGTTGAAAAATCCCATTCACCACTTGGTGTACCTAAATTCTCATCATATAATTTTAAGCTATTAATTTCTGGTTCATTTTCACCAGCGTTAACTGTTATAAATGTAATCTCAACTTGAGCTGTTAAATCAATTTCTGGTTTAACTGGATTTAAACTAGGTACACCTTCAACAACCCCAGTATTTCCATCAATATCAGCAATTAAGACATCAATCCTATTAAAATCAGCGTTACCTGGGTTTATTGTAATTATACTAGGTTCAGCTGTATATATTGTATCAGAAATTATATATTTAAGTTCACTAACCGTGAATGTTAACCCACTTAAGAATGTGGCACCACCAGAAATTAAGGTGTTACCCTTAACTACTAAACCCCATAAATCTAAGTTTGGTTCATTAATGTTTATTTCTAAAGTTTCTGAAACCTCACTTACAATTATTTTTTCATTAGTATCACCACTTACTGATAAAATATTTAACTCACCATCAGAACCAGAAACTAAGTTAATACCGTAACCAGTATTAGTTAATGAATTTACAACACCAGTTAAATTACTACCATCACCATCACTAGGTAATTTATCCCAACCTATTTCCCTAACTAAGTTATTATCAGTCTCTAAAGTATATAATTTACTATCCTTAAGGTTTAACGCTAATTCACCTAATACTAAATCATTAGGGTCTGGTATTTTACCAGATACATTTGACCTTTTAAGTAAAAAGGTATTTTTTCTATTTTTTCCCATATTTATGAGTCTTTTTAAATATTTTTAAGATTGTATATACAACCATTGTTTATAAATAGTTTTAAAATAAAAAAGACACATAATTATGTGTCTTTTTTATATATTAAAATAATGTAAAAGTCAATATTTACCACGATTCATTAGTAGCTACCCCCATCTAGTGTATCAAATTCTGCCAATACTCTTACACCATTAGGTGTTGACGAATTGGTACTTCTAATAACAATATCATTTAATTGTGTTACAAAAGCTCTATTACTAGCACCAGTTGGACCACTATATTCACTAATATCTGGTGTATCACCATCAATACCAGAAAAACTATCCATAGCTCTAATAACTAAACTAATATCACCATTTAAACCATCACCATCTTGTATTGTAAATCCAGCACCAATAGATGAAGCTGATGTGTCAGACTCTGGATTGTAATTTAAAATTATATTATTATCTTCAATATATAATTCACTAGTTGAAGCTGTTATAGCTTCACCAAATACTGTTAAACTACCATGTATTACAACATCACCATTACCTGGAGTATTTGTATTACCACCAGAACCAACAATTAACCCACCAGTACCTATAAATGCTGAACCATTTGATGATGTGTTTATGTTATCTAATAGTAAAGTATTTGTTGATTCATCATATTCAAAACCAGATTCATCAGTCAATTCTCCATCAACACCCACATAAACAACCCTACCTTCAGTTAAAGAACTAATTTTTAAGTCAGTAAATGAATCGATTGTTACTGATAAATCAGCTAAACTATTATTACGCTCAAGTGTTAATTCATTATTTAGGTAATTCATGTTTGTAACAAAACTATCCACACCTACTATTGATGTTATATCATCTAATTCGAAACCGTTTGAAGTTCCCTTAAGGTATTTACCAGTTAAATCAGAAACACCACCATATTTTATAATTTTATTCCTTATTTGTAAGTCATATAAATTTGAACCAACTTCAAAAAAGTTAGTATTAGTTCCAGCTGGTATCCATTCATTTGTTGATGATGATACACCTGAAAAAATCATTATACCTTCAGCAGTATTAACTATACCCTCACCATTTAATAGCGTTGTAGGTAAAGGTCTGTTTACTATATCACTATTTTTAATTACTAATCTTGTTTCTCTTGTTGCCATATCTATTTTTTTTTAATAACTCCCCCCCAATAATACATCATCTTTAAGTATTGAGTTATTCGCATTAATTATTCTATTATTACCTTTATAATCTACACCTAAATTTAAATTAGGTGTAGTAACTTCTTGAGTAGCTTCCCAAATGGTTGAAGTACCCTTGAATGAATTTATTTCTCTAAATCTTTTATTACTTGAACCTAAATCACTTGAGTTATCATTTTCAGGTTCCATATTACCAAATAAAACTACATTACTATTTAACTTAATACTATCACCTGTACAATTTTCAATTAAATCAGTATAAAAACCAGTACAAGCACTAAATACTTCAGCATCTGAACCATCGTATGGTTCAATTATAAATGTTTTATTTATATTTGGTGAATTACTTGTACAACTCATAATAAATCTCCTTTAAGTGTAAATTTAGATGTCTTATTAACATCCCTAGTTATTTCAATATATACTAAGTCTCCAGCATTAACCACAATATTAGTCATTGAAAAATCAATACCATTAAACTTTTCTACACCATTAACTTTAATTATTATATTATTTGTGTCAACAACATTTAGTATATCTGTAAATTTAACATCATATTCAGATTTATAACTAAAATTGTTATTAGAATTAGGTTTAAAAATAACATTACAATTAATACTATTTGTAATTTTATTTGGAAAAAACTTAATTCTAGGTTTAACTTTACCTTCCATTATTTCATTTACAACCATAGTTCTATTAACCGTAGGTATAACCTCAAAGTCATCTTCATCTTGAACATAACCTTCTAATACTATCTCATATGGTTGTACGAAAAACCTTCTTTTATCAAAATCATCGATATTACTTTCATCACCAACATTTTTTAAAATCAAAGGCATTGGGTGACCATTAACTTTTATGTAGTATTGTATTGAATTAAATGCTTCTAACATTTTAATATTAAATTTATTCAAATCTCTCATTCTATTACAAAATATCCTAACATCATATGTTATATCAACTGAAGTTGGTTGAGGAATCTTATATATATCAACACCTCTTCTACCACCCTCAAAAGTTGGTACTTTGACGTATGTGTATGTTCTTCTACCAGGTATATTAAACAAACCAGCTTGATTTTTACCAGGCTGTGGGTTTGGTCTCCTAACAATTGTCACAAATGGCATCTTAATATTCTTATACTCGTCAGAATGCTGCCAAGTTCTAGTAAATTCAGACCATCTTTGTAACGTTAAAAAGATAACTGGTACCTTTTCACCATCGATTACAATTTTCATATCATCCTTTACAAATTTAATGAAAGATGAATCCATATCTTCATACATTACCCCTCTAGGTAAGTATGTCCCTTTATAATCAATTTCATCGAGTATTTCTTGCCTTCTTTCAAAGCCAACTTTATTCTTGATTATATTTATATTTTTTCTAAATCCTTTAGGTAATCCCATCTTATTAAAGAGCTCTAAACTCATTTTCATCTACAGGTGCACACACAACAGTTCTATAAGCTGACTTATAACCCATAATAGTGTGAGCGTTATCAAAATTCTTTCTTCCATCATTAGAAACTGAATAAAATCTCATCTCAGTCTCCTTTACTGAATAACCAATATAGTCACCTACACTTAACTCTACATCTAGTTCAGCTAATTGAGCATCATATATAGCAAATGTCAATTGACCATCTTCTAAATAGTTAAGTGTTGATGGGTTATATGTCTTATTTTCAGCTGGTGCCAATATAGGTATAACCCTCAATTCAACTGGTGGTAAATACTGTATATCGTCCTTTTGAGCCTCACCATAGATATCATCTGAAGCGGTTAACTCTCTATCAACTCTATATAGTACTACAACAAAATTACCATCACCTTCTATAACCTCACGACCCATCTCAATCTCAAGATTAAAATCTTCATTTGAGAAAAATTTATTTATTCTATTAATTGGTATTTTTCTTGGTGTTCCCATACTTTTTTAGATAAATATTTAGAAATTATAAATAGTTCTCAAACCATTGACTTTTATTCGGAAAATGTTTATATTTAGATGTAATAAATAAGAAATATAAATAATTTTATTTAATTTGATAAATTTAGAAGACATAAAGGGTAATACAGCAATAAGGATACTTGAATCTTATTCTGGTAAAAACCCGTATATAAAAAAATTAAAAGCTACACTTATTAAACAAAATGGTGTGTTATCTTTAACCGACTTTCAATCAAAGTATATTATCCGTAATCATGAGGTTGAACCAATCCATATGGATAAAGTGGTTACAATAACAGAGTACCTTGGTGAATCTCTTCAAAAGAGTGAGAATTTAAGTTTTAAACCACAGAGGGTATTAATTGAATTTATGCTTGGTGAAACTGAAAAAACTTTCCATATTTATGGTAAAATGAAAAGAAATCAACCTAAAGCTCAAACTTACTTTATACCTAAGTCACAAGTTTTAGAAGACCCTTACTTTGAAGAGAAAGAGGTTGAAGTTGATTTTGAAAAATATGAAAAGTTAGACACCTATGTATTAGATGATGGTACGGTTGGTAGAAAATTTTATGACCACCAGAAAAGTGGTATAAAATTCTTAAGAAGTAGGGATGGTGCAATTTTAGCTGATGTTATGGGTTTAGGTAAATCTATGCAATCAATTGTTGCTGCTTTAGATAGTGGTGCTAAAAAAATACTAATAGTTTGTCCCTCAGCTGTTAAGATAAATTGGCAAAGAGAGATTAATTACTTCCAAGAATATGATACGGCAATTATAAATGGTAAAGAATGGAAGGATGCTAAATTTACTATAATTAATTTTGATATATTAAAAAACTTTCACCAATTACCAGATAAATACATTAAAGCTAAGGATATTAAACCCCACTTACAAACTATGATTAAATCTAGGTTTGACTTATGTATTATCGATGAAGCTCATAAACTTAAAAATAAAGATTCAAAGAGGGGTGCCATAATGAAAGAAGTTTGTAAGTATATCCCAAAAGTGTGGTTATTAAGTGGTACACCAGTTGCTAATAGACCAATGGATTACTATAATCTTTTAAAATTAATTAAGACACCTATAACTGATAATTGGAAACACTTTGTTCAAAGATATTGTAAGGGTAGACAGATAACGACTAAATTAAAAAATGGTGGTAATAAAAAAGTTTGGTTAACTAAGGGGGCTGAAAACTTACAAGAATTAGCATTTAAAACTAAACATTTATTACTTAGAAGATTAAAGGATGTTATAAAGGATATGCCAGAGAAAAATATAATTATAGAAGATTATAAAATGACTAAAGAGCAAGAATTAAATTATGAGGAATTATGGGAAGAATACTTAATAAATCGTAAATTAAATGGTAAAAAAGGTGTACCACAAAAAGAATTAGTAGAATTAGGTTTATTAAGAAAGTTTGTTGCCATGGAAATGATACCAAATACTATTAAATTAACTGAAGATATTATTGAACAAGAGGAAAAGGTTATAATATTTACAAATTTTACTGATGAGTTATTAACCTTACAACAACATTTCGGTAATAAGTGTGTTACTCACCATGGTAGTATGTCTGATATCGATAAACAAAGTAGTATTGATAGGTTTCAAAAAGACAAAAAAGTTAAGGTATTTATTGGTAATATAATATCAGCTGGTGTTGGTATTACTTTAACCAAATCTAGTTATGTAATATTTAATTCATTTGATTGGGTACCTGGAAATAATGAACAAGCTGAAGATAGGAGTCACAGAATTGGTCAACCTAATAACGTTACAGTTTATTACCAATTATTTTCTAGAAGTGGTTTAAGTACAATATCAGAGATAATGTGGAGAACCGTTAAGAGTAAAAAGGAAATAATTGATTTAGTAATTGGGGAAAATGGAATTGACGAAGACGCAGCTGTTGAAAATATATTAAAAGATATAATGTTAGAATATGAGTAAAGTTAGATTATACGGTTTCGAAGAGTGCCCTTATTGTCAAGAATTAAAAGATTTATACGACGAAAATGGTATAAATTACGATTATGTTGATATAGAATTAGAAAAATACGAAAAGGAAGTTAAACAAATGATGGTTTTAGCCAAAACGGATAGTGTACCAATCATTATGGTTGATAAAACGATATTATCCCCAGAGATAAGTTTTAAATCGATTAGAGACGCTTATTTGTTAACTAATAATATCTTATCTAAATAAACTTATTAAATGTCGTTTGTTTATATAATTTTTAATATTTATTAATAAACAACAATTATGGCAATAAGTAATGAAGAAAGAGAATTAATTTTCGAACAATTTAGAGTATCAATGGGTGCACCACTACGTCAGATAGAAATAACTGATGATATGTTATGTGTATTGTTAGGTATAGCTATTGAAGATTATGCTCAATACGTTCAAGAATGGTTAATTGAGCATCAATGGCAATCTGTTTTAGGTAAGAATATAGACACAACTGATATGGCATTTGCGTTAAGTGTTAGGGATTTTGATTTTATGTCTCAATACACATACGCTTATTCAAAGCAAGTTGGTTTACAAAATGAAGGACCATGGGAGTTAAAAAAAGATTATGTTAATATTGAACATGGTAAACAGGTTTATCAAATCCCAGCTGGAAGGCAAATTAATCAAGTTCTTTGGATGACACCCCCAACAACACAAGCAGCCTTATTCGCAAACCATGGTGGTTTCGATGGCGGTTTCGGTGGTGGTTTTGGTCAAGTTGGTACTGGTGGTGGTTACGGTGCTGGTGGTAATGGTGGTCACTATATTGCCCCAGCATTTGATATATTATTAACTGCTTCTGATATGAATTTAAAAAACAGATTATTAAGGAGTGATTTAACTTATAAAGTTACAGCTGGACCTAATGGTACTAGATTATTACACCTACTTAGTGTTCCAGGTTCTAAATTTACCTTTGGTAACGGTTATGCTGGAGCTGGTGGTGGTGGTAGTTCTATAAATTTAAATGGTTGTCAAGTTTGGTACCACTATTACGACACAACTGATGATAATTTAGATGAATGTCTTAGGGATAACCCAGATATTATTAAATTACCAAATGAAGTTCCTTTATCTAAAATAGATTATTCAGACTTAAATGAACCAACTAGAATATTAGTTAGAAATTTATTTATTGCTGAAGCTAAGAGAACTTTAGGTAGAACTAGAGGTAAATTTGGGGGTATTGTAGGACCACCAGAGGCTGAAAGAACTATGGATTATGAATCATTATTAACTGAAGGTAATGAAGAGAAAAAAGCCATTCTAGAACGTCTTGACAACACCTTAGAACGTCTTTCATCAACAAAACAAATTGAGAGGGCAGCCATAGAAGCTGAAAACCTTAACAAACACCTTAAATTTAGACCACTTGGTTTTTATATAAAATAATAATACTTTTAAACAATAAAAAACCCCATATCATTGATACGGGGTTTTTTTATTATAGTGGTGGGTTAGCTTCTTCACTACCTAATTGCTTTAAAGCTTTTTATCTATCATATATTGCTTTAAAGTTTTTTCTCTATCATATTCAAGCCACATCTCATACATATCTGAAGGGTCATGTTCACCCTCTAAAGTTTTATAATAAACCTCTCTTTTCATTGCATCACTTTCGTATGTGAATAACATATCAAAATTAAATAAACATTCCTCCCAATTTAACGACTTTAACATAAAGGTACCATCTTCTTCTTGACTAACAAAAACTATCTTACTGATATCTTTTGGTAAGATACCTTCTTTTACCATATTTAAATCCTTAACTTCTAACCTCATTATAAGTTCATATAGATTTTGTTTTTCCTCAGCTATACCATTTAATCTTTCTACACGCATTCTTTCTTTCCAATCATCTCTAATGGTTAACCATTCCTCTATTTCGATATTGTTAGGTATTTTGTTAACTGAATCCCAAAATCTAATTTCCTTATCTTCCATAACCATTAATGCTTCATAACTATCTTGGTCTTTCTCTTCAAGAGGGTTACCAGAAGTTAATTCACATTGTTTTTCTGTAAAAACACTTCTATCTTGTAATTTAATTAATTTAGTTTTTCTATCTTTAAATACATTAATGATTATATCATCCCTTATTTCTTCACTAAAACAAACTAATAGTTTTTCTACTCTAGCATTAAATGCGGCCAAGTACTTAGCAACGTTATATTCGTCAGTTGTTAAATCTGGGTTAGCGTCAATTTGACTCTGAGGTATTAATTTACTATTATATTGAATCTCAAAATTACCAGTCTCCTTATCAGTTATTTTTTTAATATCACTATGAGATTTAGCTAAACCAGTATTAACATAATAAACAACATCACCTAAATCAACATTAATATTATCCTTAATTATCAATTCCATATGTGCTTGTCTATTCTTATATCTACCAGCTTTATTTTTTTGTTTACAATACACATTTTTATAATTATCAACAGTCATTTTAACCTTAGATTTAGATGCAATCTTAAGTACTGGTATTTTATAATTATAAATCTTATCTACAACTTTGTAATATAAATTAATGAAACTATAACCATCACCATCTAATAACATCTTCATACCTTCATCTATAAATTCTTCAATATAAATTGGCATAGCTTTAGACTTAATAGAGTTACCAACCAATTTAACTTTACCATCAATAGCATTTGCATAGTTTTTCCTAGCAAAGTTTATAGTTGAAGAACAAATATCATCAATATCAAGACCCATACGACCCATCATATACTTTTCATTAAATTCAGCTAGTACTGCTTCAAGTCCAGTTAATAATGTACCATTTTCATACTTATCAGTTTTCCAATGCTCACCAGTACAAGTGTAAGAAAAAGTATCAACATTATCTGGTATTGCAAAGTTAAAACCATCGGTATCACCTACAAGAGGTCTAAACCCATAACCCTCTGTAAAATGCTTAACCATCAACCTAAGATATTGTCTACCTCTACATGTAGTTTCTTCAGCAGAATCAGTATCACCCCAATTAAATATATAAGGTGCTCCATAAGCTCCGAAAAATGAGTTAGCTAATATTTTTAATGGTAATTGTTTTTTATCATAATCAGAAGCTAATTTTTTCTCAGCTTTAATCATTTCCTTACCCTTAGCAATTCTTTCTGGTGTTAGTTTATCTATATTTTTATCTAAAAGTTCTTGTAATTCTTTAGCTTTACCTTTATGTGTACCAGTAAGAAATTTAAATTTATCCCTAGTATCAACAACATATGTTAAAAGACCTTCCATTACGCCAGAAATATCTAAAGATGGGAATATACCATGAGTTAATTGAGTTTTTGGGTAAAGTGCCGCAAAATCTAATTTAATAACATTCTTCGCATAACCAACCTCTAATAATCTAGCTAAACCACCAGTAAAATTACGTTTCTTTTCTAATTCAGGTATAGCTAATTTATTTTCATAAGACCAAGCCGCCATAATTAACTTCCATTGACCAGCAGTACCCATTGTTGAACTTCTAGTGTAAGATGTAGGTAATAATTTAGCAATAAGATAAGCTGCTTGATTGTATATAACATCAATCTGTTCAGTCTCCCAAAGGTCATCAATTAAATATCTTTGTACAATATAGTCACCCTTAACTTCTACAGAACCTTTAGGTAAACCTCTTTCACCTATCACACCCCAAGAACCATCAGTATCATTAAACCAATAAGGATTTGTATCACTCCAAATAGTGTGTAGTTTATCACCAGGTACATAAACCCTATTAGGTTTTGCTACACCAGAGTATTGTGTAATATACTTAAGACTCCATGATTTAATATTAGAGTTTATAGCTTGTGCTCTACGAACTGAATGTGAAATATCTAATATATTGTACCCCCACATACTTGTTTGTTGATAAGCTTGAGATTCACCACCTAACTTAAGCATAGAATCTCTCCAATAAATCTTTTTATCTGGGTTAAGTGTTTTTGCTATAACCTCAATATCTATCCCAAGTCTTTCACACCTTCTTTTAAAATAAGGCCAGTCAAAATTTTCAGAATTGTAACCCGATATTAAATCTGGTCTAATTTCATCTATCAATTCAAAAAACTTAATAATGTTAATCCTCTCTGAATCTCTCCTTTTTTGTGGGGTATCACCCTTAGTTTCTAAAACTAATTCGAAACCTTTATTATCCTTAATACCTATTTGAAATATTGGGTCTACCGAAGCTTTTAAACCCTCTGTTTCAAGGTCAAACTGAAACCTATGAACATCATTATAATCATCCATCCCCTTAAATAAACGCTTACCAGTTTGTATTAAGAATTGTTCTGCTGGTGGAAATGCAACAAACATTTTTTTATGTTTTTCATTAAATATATCAACACCACCAGCCTTAAAGAATTGTATTAATTTAGAATAACTACCCTTTTTACATACAGCCATAAAATTATAACCATTCTCAAACCTCTTAGGTGTTATACCATTAGAATCTTCAGACCTAACTTTATTTAATTTAACCCCATATAAGTTCATAGCCTTTTTAATCTCTCTTCTATTCCCACCATAAATATGTTGTGAAACTTCATGTTTTAACCACAAAAAAGGTTTGTATGCGTGTTGTTCTACTCTTTTACCCTTAACTGGGTCATTAACAATTAAACTAACAAAATTCTCATAATAAGTAGCTTCAATACCAACTATATACTTTTGAGGGTCTCTACCTTGTAGAAATTCTTCTATTTGTTCAAAACTTACTTTTTCTTTAATCATAAATATTATTTTTTACAAATTAACTATTTTTTCTTTAAACTTTCAAGTATTTTGATTGAATTATTATTTTCAATCTTTTATAAAAGATTGAACAAATCTACCCATTTTTTATTTAAGATACAACTTTAAATGAAAAAGGATAACAATTACGTTATCCTTTTTCTTACTTATTTTTTTATACTACCATCTAAAACATGTATATATAGTTCTTCTCTAATGGGTACTATCAGAGTTCCCGAACCATCTAAGAAATTAATTTTAAAATCACCAACATAAGTTCCAGGTTTTGAAGTATCCTTTTTCGTAAATTGATATGCTAAATAATATTCTTCAACCTCACACCCATTATACTCATTTTTAAGGATACAAATAGCTGGTTTATTTCCTATTTTTACAGAACCATCAACTATGTTTTTCATACAAAAAGTTATCTCACTATTTTGTATTTTATCGTGAAATTCCTTATAATTATATCTACCATCCTTTATTAACTCCATTTTTAATATAGGTAATGAAGCACCCTTATTTATGTGAAAATCCATATCTTATTTTTTTTTTAATTTT